CGACGCTCTTCCGATCTCAAGCTCTCCGCCAAGGTACTCAATGTCCATGTCGTCCCAGCCCGGCGCAACAATGCGATTCGGGTTGTACGCAAGCTTGTCCTTGAGCAGATCGTACACTTCAACAGCGTAGCGGAACAGCCACTCGCGATAGCGCTGAGTTTGGGCAACTTCCATATCCGTTACAGTTGCAGTTCCGTCAGCCGTCTTGTACTCTCCGCCCTCGGGCTGACCAGTGATTCCAGCGTTCTTTTTAAGCTGCTGCATGTACTGGAACGCGTCAATGTCGTTTGCAGTTACGCTGTCAGCTGTGCGAGCGCTGTGGAAGCGAGTAAGCGCCAGGTTAGCAGCGTCCTTAAGAACTTCGGAGCACGTTGCGGACTCGGAGCAGTACTCCCTGTCAGTTCCGCCGGAAAGCGCTACGCCCTTCTTAACGTCCTCGCCGTTTACGGACAGCGTGTACGTGTCAAGAATGTCGCCAGTGTGAACAACGTCAACAAACTGAGACTCAACTTCGTCAACGTACAGCACGGAATCCGTGGCGTTTGAAGGATCGAAAACGAAGGCAATGTTTTCAACAGCTGTTTTAACGCCAGCGTCGTCCTTTACGTACGTAACTAAGTTCCAGTAGTTGCGGTTAATGGGCTTGTACATACTGCAAATGAGCTGGTTGCCGAAAGTTCCAGGATACTTAGCCTTAATGGCAAGCGTGCAAGCTGCTACGTCCTCTCCGCCCTTTTGCTTTACAGCAATGCTGGGCGAGGAAGCTTTGCAGCCGGGGCTTAAACGGCAAACTAAAACGTCGTATCCGGCTGTAAGCAGCGTAACAGCCATATAGTACGAGTAGTCCTTTGCAAGACGGTACCCGGCAGCGGGTCCGCGATAGTCGCTTACAAAGGATTCAATACCCGCTTGCGTAGCGGGATATCTCTGCCATGCAACGTTTTCAAGCTCGAGAGAAAGCTTATCGCCAAGCTCTGTAGCCTGAGTGTCTGAAATAGCTGTCTTAGGATCAAAGAAACCAGGACCCCAGCAACTTGTAATGGGCATAGCAACAGTAGCGTAGCTGTTGTTTCCAATGCTGTACGTAAAGTTGTTTGAGATCTCGTTAATGGTAATCTGTGACATGTATTTCAAACCTCCTCTTCTTTGCTAGAAGCTGTAATGTAAAACCTATACCGCTACAGAGCACAACGTTTCATCTCTGAGCTGATACCTGAAGTTATTAACGGTTCTACTGCGACAGCTGCACTTCGTCCATTTGCATGCTTGCTTGCTGCTCCGCACTGCTGTCCGCACTGTCGCACTGTAGCGTGCCTGCGTCGACGTCTTCGCTGCTTGAAGGCAGTTCAGCGCTTTCGGGTTCAACGCTTGCGCTGTCCAAAGCAGTTTCCTGCGCACGCGTCTGCTTTCGCCTGCGCTTTTTTGCAGGTTTACTTTGCTGCTGTTCACACTCTTCTACAGGCTTGCTAGCTGGGACAAGTCTAGCGTCCAGCGGACTGCCTTCGATATATCCTACTTTGCCTGCTTCCACTGTGCAGCCCATATAGCATATATCGCAATTTGACGTGTTTAAAAAATAAGGCAATGTTACTCCTTGCTTTTACTTCTGCATTGTAACAATGCTTGACGGTACATTAGTTTTTACAGCGCTATCATTTACGCTGCGTTCAGAGCAGCTTTCCGAACTTTCAGCGACACTGCTTTTACTTTGTGAGTTAGTAGCAATTTCAACTGCTCTAAGAGCAGCAGAAGCAGCAGAGCAGCCAAGCAAAGACATATTTGAAACTTCAACTTGCGAGTCAGCCGAAACAACTGAGTACACCTTGCCCTGTGCGTCAACGTACGACAAAGTAAACGCTTTGCATATTCCGTCACCTGGAAGCTTAGGGTCGTCTCCTTCGTCGCTAACAATGCTAATGCGATAATTCATAGTTATCTACTCCAAGCTATACGAGGTTCTTCCGAACATGCTTCTGTTTTGAACAAGTCCGTTTGAAATAAGCTTTAACAGCGAGCTTCTTTGTCTTGCGTTAGGCCGAACGGGTGAGTACCAGCCTTCGGACCAAACTGCTACGCATTCGTTGTCCTGCAACAGCCACGTTAGATAGTCGCAGTACATGTTCTCAGGACAGCTGTACACGTACTCCTGCCGCGTAAGCAAGTTTTCTCTAGCTCCTAAAATTTCAAGAAACCCTTGATGGCTAGGAACTGCGTAGTGTATCTTCCCGTTGCGGTCTATAATGCACTCGCAGTAGTTTACGTACGTCTTTTTGTGCTGCTCGATGTCAAAATCGCAATGCATGTCGTACATAGCAAGCCTTTCGTTAGCTGCCAACGCTTACCCTGTACAAATTTTAGCATAATTAAATACTTTTACTTATACAAAAAAGGAGCTAAGCGCAAAGCTTAGCTCCTTGAGTACCTGCAATTGCTGCGTAAAAGCTAGAACGGAGATGCATCCGAAACAGCTACCTGCAAGCGGTCAAGTGCTTCGCCGTAAATGCCCGCGTAGTCGTCTCCGCCATACGTTGAGCCGTCGTCACACACGCTGTTAAGCCATCCCTCGCGATCGACTGTCTGAGAGCGATAGTACACTTGCTTGTAGCTCTCGCCCTTGGGTGTTACGTAGTACATGCGAACGCCGTCAATAGCGTGTCCGCCGATGCCCGCGCAGCCGTTTACAAGGTCGTTCATGTTGCCCGTGTTTACGTACGGAAGCCATCCGTCCTGCTGCGTGTGAACTTGATACTTTAACGTTCCGCGATCAACCCATGCGCACAGATAGTCGTGCTTGCCGCACGGAACGCCTGCAAAGCCGTTGCTGTTAACGTTGTTAAAGTTAGTTACAACTTCGTTCCATCCGCCATTTAAGTTTCTAAGCGCATAGTGAACGTTTACTAAGGACTTTCCGGGTAAGTGGGAAGTGTTAGCGGAAGGGTTAGGAGCAGGCGTGGGGACGTTTTGCGAAGGCTTCGGAGCAGCTGCTTCCGTGCCGTTCTTCATAGCGTCGTACCATTCCTGAGCACGCTGCATGTACTGAGCGTTCTGACTGCCCGCAAGCTCGCCAGGGCACGCAGTAGCGGACCAATGCTTATGCGGGAACACGTTTACAAGCCACTGCGGACGACCCAGGTTGTAGTACAAGCACAATGCAGCAACTAAGTGTGCTCCGGACTCGATAGCAGCAGGGAACACAGTCCAAGGATTGCTTCCGTTGTTAGCGTGCTCAATTGAGATAGTGTGCGTGTTAGCGTACCAGTTTCCGCAAGCCCATGCGGTATCCCAGTCGTTAACAAGCTGTCCAACTTTTCCATCGGACTGCACTGCGTAGTGAGCGGACGTTTGCGAATGAGACCACAGGTTGTAGCACTGATCAATGCTTAAATTTGCAGCCATGTGATGAATGGTAATGCCAGTAATGTTTGCACCCTGTCGTCCTGCTGTGTAGTCGCAGGGTAAAATTTTTGTGACGTCAGCCTGGATGTTCTTCCAGTCCATACATATCACCTTCCTAATATGCGAGCAAAGCTCATACCAATATGCTCACAGTTATGGAAGGTGTTTTATTTTGACAGTCGACAAAAAAAAGCAGCCTTGCGGCTGCTTCTAAGCGTAAGTTTTTGTTGTTACGCGATGTTCCAAAATTCTAACAACAAAATATGATCAAAACTTGTTATTAGAGATGCTTAATTGCGTAAAAGTACGAGCGTCCATCGGAAAACACGTCATTAAACTTTTCCTCGGACATAGCGCCCTTGTAGTCCTTGTCGTACGGATCCATAATCCAAATGCCGCTATCGTCCCATTTGTACACCAGCACAATGTGCCCTTCGTACTGCTTGCCGCCTTCCCGCAAGCCTGTGTACACGGAAGCAAACAAGCAGTATCCGTCACGCAAATCCTGCTTAGCTTCGTCTATGTTCCATGTTTGAGGCTTGTACTCGTCTCCGTACGTTTGATGTATGTACTCGCAAAACTTTCCCATGTCGTTTACGCCGTCAGTTAAGCATGAATCTCCTACAGCTTTATGCAAGGACACAGGAGTGTACGAAGCGTCCTTTGTTATCCAGCTAATATACGAAGCAGCTGCCGTTAAACCGCAGCCGTACGTTTCTATAGTTCCTTCGCTGTAGGGCATGTTTTTCCACTTTTTATCAGTTTGCAAGTAGTGAATAGGGTCGGAGTTTTCCGCTAAGGAGTCGTAAACGGTTTCGGACTTTTGCTTTTGCGAGGAGTTGTCGTTGCGATGCACGGAGCTGCTGTCCATGACGCACGTTGTAAGCATAAGAGCTAAGCACTCAACTGCAAAGATAGCAGCAAGCGCCGCTATAAACTTTTTGTACTTAGCAACGCAGGTATCCTCATCCTCTTCCGTTTTATGCTTTGCGCAGTACGATATGTTGCAGTCGTCCATATCGTCGTACTCAAAGGGTTCCCAGTCAAATTTACTTTCCATGTACACACCGCCTCGTATTTTCAACAAGCAGCTGAGCTACTCAAAGCAGTCAGCAGTAACAATCCAGTTATAGTAGCTGTCAACGGAGTCACCAATAAGAGTACACATTTCCACGCCGTTAACGTCAAAGCACTTGCGCCTAACTTGAAGCTCGCTTAAATGCAGCTGAAAAGCAGCTCTGTCGTCAATTTTAAACGTAACAAACTTTTCAGTTCTGGACACGCACTTAGCAGGAAAATGATAGTATGCCCCTTTAGTGGCTTTATACGTGGCTCCTACTTTGAACTTAGTGTTCTCTTCAAAGCTGCTTGCGTCCATTACATCCTCCTGTTGCACAGCGTTTCATCACGTGTTTAGTATACTATATTATATAGTGATGAGTATATAGTTTATTTAACTTTAATTTTGTATCAATTTATTGACGGTTGCTGTGCAAAAGAAAACAGCTGCATCGCTTGTGAAAGCAAGGCAGCTGTTTGCAGTAAATATAGCTTAGTTCACTAGTAAGCAATGTTTCCGTTAGCGTCGAACTCGAACCCTTGCTCGTCAATAAACTGCGCAACGTAAGGATTGTCCTTGCTTAGGCTGTACTCGTAATCCGCAACAAAGTCGTCAACAGCTGCTTGCGTTGCAACCCTTGCGCAGTGCTCGTAAGGAGTTTGCAGGCTTGCAAGCTTTGCTTCAAGTTTAACGTACTCCGCGGAGGAGCTGTCCGCATAGTACAAAATATCGTCAGCATCGCTGTTGCTGCTTCTAAAGCTATCCATAGCGTCGTTAAACTGCTCAACTTGCTTTTGCACGCGCTCAAACTGCGTTTTCCAGGTGCTTGCAAACGTCTCCCCGATAAACAAGCCGTTGCTTTGAACGTCAGGAATATCAACATGATAGTCGGAATCAAGGCCATCTATAGTAAAGATGTCCTCGCCTCTGGGCGTAAGCTCAATAGCAAGATCTGCGTATAAATCGCCGGTAAGAATGTCATAGTTGTAGTCATCCCGAGTAAGAGTAAACTCAACGGAATCAAGCGAATACTTCAGCGATGCGTAGTCCTCCGCAAAACTTGACTTACAGTTCTGCTCCAGAAGTTGATAAATTGTATTATCGCTTAACGCAGCAGCCTTAGCAGTATCCGACAGCTCGGAAAACTTGTACTTGCGCTCATTTGCAGCCTTAATGTATCTCTTCATGCTATGTTCCTTACGGTTAAACGTTAGTAAAACAATATACGGTAAGCTTGCGTTACGATATAAGTATATAACACAGTTTATACTATTGTCTATATCGCACTTGCCCTTGCTGCCACCCTTGCGCTTCGTACTCGGGTATTTTGTCCTTGGATATGCGAGTGTTTTTACGCAATGCATCGTTGTGCATCCAATAGATGTTTGCAACATGTGTAAATCTACCTACGTGCCATCCATCGCGCAAAAACGTATCAACTTGTTCCTTATCAACAAACTTGTTTACGCTTCCGTTGTTTATGCATACTTTTCCTTTAGGACCGCACGCGTTGCCTTTGTTTAATCCTACTTTGCTTGTGCCGTTGCCAAGCTGCCAGCCGTTAGCAATATATTCGTCTAATTCATCGCTGTGCACGCCCTTGCACACGTTATCTTTGTGTACGTACGTAATTCCAGCTGTGCTGTTGCCCAGCCGGCCGCATACCCATCCACTTTGCGCGTATGAATCAACTTGTTCCTTTCTAACTCTTTTATTTTGAGTTAAGTTGTGCATCCATACGTACTCACTCATGCTTATCTTATTTCCGCGCCCTTTTTGCCAACGCAAATTTTGCATGTCAGCAACTAGACCTACAGCAACAAGCTTTGTTTCGTTTGTATCTATGTTTGTCATCCATACTTTGGGTTCCTTGCTGTGCGCTGCTAGGCGTTTACTTCTCTGTGCGCTTTGATACAATTTAGCTTGCTGCTCAAGCTGTTCAATGTCCTCGTTGCTTAGCGTAAACTCTTTAGACTGCTTTCCCGATATGCATAGCACGTATTCAGTGTTTACGCCAAAATGACTTTTATTTACTTTTTTATCAACAACGTACTGTTCCCACCCTTTGTCAACAACCTTGCACACCATTACGTATTCATTTGCATTTGGCACGTTGTTCATAACTATATTAAGCCACTGACATTGAGTTAGGTTGCAGTCCTGATTGGAAACGTACACCTCAACATCCTGATAAGGCGGACAGATAAACACTGAGCACTGCTTGTTGTACGTAAACTTTTTTGCGTCGTTAAGCTGTATATCCCTACCCTTTGACCGATGCCATGCAACTAGATCCTGATTTATATCGCAGCCAACATACAGTTTTCCAAGTTCCATGCATGCGTCATATCTAGCTCCCCAGCCTGCAAAAGGATCAACAACAACATCAGACGTAATGAAATTGCTAATAACGCGCTTAGCAAATGATTTGCTAAACCACGAAGGCTGCTTACACAGCCTTGTTACGTTCATAGCAGTTAAAACTTGATTGGCATCGATAAACCCACCGGAATACATAATTCGGTTCATTATCATATTCCATCTAATTGATTCGTCGAAAAACGCCTGCTTGGAACTTATATGCCCTGATACTTGCACATCGTAAAACGCTTCGGGTCTATCGGATCTATACGGAAATGCAGCTTGCTTAGTGAACAAGTCAATGTCAACGCCTATAAGCGGGTACTTGCATTTACTTAGATACTTAAGCCCGTTCGACTCAAGACTGTTGGGCTTGCCAAACAGTTTAGCGTGTCCGTTGTCCGTTACTACAACTACATGATTTTTTCTGTATACGTCAAGCTTGTCATTTATAGGAACACCGGAATAATCAAAGACACCTTGCAGAAAATGACCGCCCTTAACTTCAAATAAAATGCCTTCTATGCAAAAGTCAATGTACGTTACGTGGCTGTTGCCCTTGCTGTCCTTGTAACACAAAGGAACTTGACGCGTAAACTTTATATTATTGCGTACTAGAAAATCATATAAAACAGCTTCCCATTCGCTGTCCAGCTTTGTGCCGTCGCATGCAACAGCTTTTTTGCTTGCTTTAGCGTGCTTGTCAAACACTTTCTTGCTTTGCATAGGATGCTCCACGCCGTACTTTTTCATACAAGTGTCCTTAAACTTATCCCTGCTTTTATTTGATCTTAAAGTATTGGACATTTTTTGTCGAACTTCGTCACTTTGAGATGCAAACGGAACGCCGTATCTTTGCAAGCACGTGCTTCGCATCTTGCTTTGAGCTTTATGTCCGCTTTCGCTTAGCTTTTTTCTAACCTGTGCGTTTTGAGACGGTACTTCAGTTCCGTATTTCCTTACACACGTATTCCTTCTCTTTTTGCTTGAGCATTCCTTGGAACAGCAGCACGGCACTTTTCCTTTGGATATGTCAAACTCAAATTGCCTTCCGCACACTTGGCAAACAGCGTAATGAGGTCCTGCGCAGTATTTGGATTTCCCATTCCAGTGCCAGTATTCCTTTCCGCAATACTTACATATTTTCCTTTGATACTGCTTAGCGCACATAGCAACTCCGGGTAACTGCGACAACGTCTATATACGCTTATTATACATAATTCAATCATAAAAATAGAGCCTCAACATGCATTGAGGCTCCGTCTTGCAGCACAAGTTGTCAAATAAGCTTTTACGAACGCTCAGCTTCGGTAAGAGGAATAACCTTGGAAACAACAAGAGTTAAGCTTACTTTCACAAGTTCGCCGCCCTGCTGGTTCATGTCGCCGTAGTTTAAGCTGGACACCCAAACGCCAGGCATCTTGAGTACATCTCTTTCGTTGCCTTGCGCATCGTAACGAACAATGTAGCAAAGTTTCATGTACTCTGACGGAAGTCCAATCTTCTCAGTCTTTGCGTCATAGACTTGACTTCTCCACTCGCGCAGAGCGCCCAGTACGTTCGGAGAGCAATAGCAGTTCAGAGTCCAAGTAACGTCATTAAAGCTAACTTTGCTCGGGAACTTAATAATTCCGTTGCCGTAGTGAACAGTAATGATGTCCTGATTTTCCTCAATGGCTCCAATGGAGTCAGTTGACAGGGTCAGAAGGTCGGAGTTTGCGGACATTGCCGAGCCGTCCATGTTGAATAAACGGAGCTCGAAATTTTGCACGGTAAGTGGTACAAAATTGTCGACGCCCAGCATGTGGTTAGTTCCGAGAGCAATTGGAGAAAAAATGTTAACCACCTCTAACTTATCTGCTTACACAAGAACAAATATATCCATGTAAGAATGTGTATGACTGTACATATGTAGGGTTATTTATACCGCAGCTATTAAAAGACAGTACAATAGTTATTGCTTACCATAATTTAAACCTTTAGGAGTTTAACATGCCTACAGGAACGCCTACAAAGTCGAAGAAGTGCGCTATATGCGGCAAGGAGTTTGTGCCCAAGTCGCCTGCTCAGCGCATATGCTCGGATGACCACTACAGTCCGTGTCCTATGTGCGGCAAGCCTGTTTTGTGGAACACCACAAGCAAAAACGTAAAGCCGTGCTGCAAGGAGTGCTCTAAAGCTCTTACGCGGAAAAAGAACATGGAAAAGTACGGCGTTGAGCATCCGATGCAGCTAAAGGAAGTTCGAGAAAAGCAACAAGCGTCCGTTAAAGCTCATTTTGGCGTTGAACATCCTTTGCAGTGTCAGGAACTCAAAGACAAAGCTGTTAAAACTAACAGGGAAAAGTTTGGAACTGACTGGGCGTTAGGAAACAGGGAGTTTCACGAAAAGTGCTTTGACACAATGGAGAAAAAGTATGGCTACCGCACGTCATTTGAAAGTCCTGAGCTTATGGCAAAAGCACGTGAAACTATGATTGAAAAATATGGGGTTGAAAATCCTATTCAATGTCCTGACATACAGCGTAAAATGCAAAGCACTAATTTGCGCAAATATGGCGTGACAAATCCTATGCAAAACCCTAATATTAACAAAAAAGCGGCAAACACCCGAAAGCAAAACAGCAAGCAAATTGCTGAGCATATAAAGCAGGCGTTTAGGGAAGAGTATGGCGTTGACAATTGCAGGCAGTCTCCTATTGTTATAAATAAGATTAAACAGTCTCTTATAAAGCACTACGGCGTAGACGTACCCTTTAAATCTGACGAAATTAAACAAAAAGCAATGCAGACAAATATGGAAAGATTCGGAGTGCCTTGGTACACGCTTACGCAACAGTGGAAGGAAGGAAGACCTTGCGTAACAAATCTAAGCAACGGCAGCATATCAAAAATAAACAAGAAGTTTGCAAAGCATTTGGAATATGCAGGCATTACAGATTTTAAGTTCGAGCTTAAATTGGACGGGAAATTCTTTGACCTGTACATCCCTTCCTGCAAAACAGTTGTGGAAATAGATCCCTCGTACACACATAACACCGAAGGATGCAACCACTTTAACCATAAAATTCCATTGGACTATCATATAAGCAAAACGCAGATTGCTGTGCAAAACGGGTACAGGTGCATACACGTTTTTGATTGGGATGACTGGGACAAGGTTATTCAGCTTGTTACGCCGACTAAAAAGATTTATGCGCGTCAATGCCAGCTTGTTAAAGTTGTTGACGATAAAGTTGCCAACAAGTTTATAAAGGAAAACCACTTACAAGGTCAGGCTAGAGGGGCTTTGCTTACGCTAGGGCTTGCGTACAACGACGAGTTAGTTCAATGCATGTCGTTTGGTTTATCGAGATATAATAAAAACTACACGTACGAGCTTTTGCGCCTTTGCAGCAAGCAAGGCGTTTCAGTAATTGGCGGAGCTTCGAAAATGTTTAAGTTTGCTACGCAGCAGCTTGAACTTGATTCAATTATATCGTACTGCGATGCGTCCAAATTTACTGGAAAAGTATATGAAGCTATGGGCATGACAAGAAGCAAGCTTACAGCGCCTTGCATTATATGGTCTAAGGAGGAAAAGCACATAACGTCAAATTTGCTTAGGCAGCGAGGTTACGATCAGCTGTTTAATACGCACTACGGCAAAGGAACGGACAACGAGCTGCTTATGCTGTTTAACGGATGGGTTCCCGTACCCGATTGCGGCCAGTATGTGTTTACATACAAATCCTAGTTTGAAAACAGCTCTATAAGCTTTGAAGTTACTTGCTTTTGCGTAACGAACCCGTCCTTGTGCAGCTTTGTCGCAATCCAGGACATGTAAGCGGTTATAAACATGTACAAGTGAACGCAGTCTATGTCTATAACAGTGGGTATGTCATAGGGCATTGTTTTTAAATACTGCTCCGATGCTTCAAAGCCAGCAAGCAGCATGTTTCGCACGTTGGAAGCAGCGACGCGATCATTGGAATCTGGAAAGCACGGCAGCTCGTGAAAGCTTTCGTACACTCTTTGAGCTGCTTTTAAGTACTGTTCCGTTTTAAAGCTACACCTGTACGTATAGTACAGCTTTAAATAGCAGTACAGCGGATATGCCGACTTTCTTATGTTTTTGGCTATGTTAAGAGCTGCATCTATTTTTTCCTGTGCATGCTGCTCCGATTTATTCAAGTCGTATCTCCGGTTCCGTTGCGTATCTGTGCATTTTGTGAGGCGTGTACGTAACAAGTACGCAGCCCTCTGTTTTTAAGTGAACAATAGTTTGATATACTTTACCGCTGTTTAAGTACTCAAGCTGTCTTGACGTTTGCTCTATAGGAGCATCGGTATCAAGCGTTAAGCCAAACCTTATTGTTCTTTTCGACTCGTACGGAAGATGTATTGTTGAAAAGTACTCCTTTGCGTACTTAAACATAAGCTCGCGAGTTAACTCATCCGCATCCTGGGTGTTTGTAGCGAGCACAGTTAAGCTATACGTCAAGTTAATGGGCAGTACTGTTTCGTTGTAGACAGTGTTTGTGTCCTCGTCTATAACAGTCGATACACCTCTGTGCAGCCACGTAAAGTTTAATCGATAACTGTCGACGCTGTAACTCTCAGCGCGAGTAACAACAACAGCAGGAAACTGAAACTCGTCATTTTGTATCTGGCTAACAACGTCAACAGCTGCGTCAGGGTCAACTACTTTAACGGAAGTGCTTCCCATGTTGTCAGGATTAAAGCTAGCGCGCAAATCGTCGCATACTGCGGAATCATACAAGTAAATCACGCTACATCACGTCCTCGTTAGTCTCGTATCGATTTCCTCTGTAGTCGACGTTGGGCTTTAGGAAGTGACTTGACGTGTTGAATGTTTTCGCAACTTCCTGCTTTGTGCGTCCAACCAAATTCTTTTCGTCATAGCAAGGAACTACTTGCGCAACCAAATGATCCGGGCACTGCAAGTCGTAGCTAAGCGCTGTAACGCGAAACACTCTATCGGGAATATCCGAGTACTGTCCTGCTACTCTGAAAATGCTGTCCTTTTGAACATGCTGCAAATTCCAGCTGCAATGGATAAGAAACGGCAAGTCGTCGCTGTTAGCAACTACCCATCCAAAGCGCTTCAGCGTTTTAACTTTAGGAGTACCTTCAAAAAAGATATGAGTGTCGTATATATTTGAATAGCTGTCAATAACAGGATCGCCTTCGTCGTTGCTGGACGCTAAGTTAGGAAACTGATATTTACATGCTATCCCTTGGAGCTGCAAAGCTTCATCATATCTAGCACGCATTAGAACAATATCATCCTGTATTAAACTGCTAGCCATGATTTACCTTTTTCAGTATGTCGGACACGTTTAGCACTTTGTCCGTAAGAAAGGACCAGTCATTTCCATGCAAGCCGCCTTCGCACTCAGTCAAATTTACAGCATATCCTTTTGCTAGCGCGTCCTCAAACTCCTGCTTGCTACATACTTTTCCGTTGCTAAGCCACATGGGCAGCTTATCCGTTTTAAACATAGCAAGATAGGGCTTGCGCTCGTAGTTGTCGTCAAATCGATTGTGCTTCTTGGCCATGTCAACGTACATTATTCGTATTTTACTCATGCCAAGCAGTTGAGATGACATCAGCAGCTGATACTGCGCATCGCTTATTTGCAAGCACGTTGAGAACTGTACAATAAAGCCATACTTTTCCAGCTCCATAAGCAGCTCATCCGTTGTAAGCTGAAACACAGTTCCATTTGAGGAGCACGACACGTCGACGCCGCTAGCTTCCACTACATATGAAAACAAGCACCCGTAGTCGTCATGCTCCACTCTAATAATTTGTCCGCTCAAACTTCTGCCCAGAGCTACATCGTACGTTAAGTGCAGCTTAGGACTGTTATTTGACTGACATCCTGTTATTTGATCCCAGGAGTCTATTTCGTATCTAAGCTTGCAGTTGCACGGCATGTGACGTCCTGTCGTTGTATTCCCGTATCTTGTTTTGAAACGATACCAAAGTCGATATATCCGCATCCGGATATTCGGAAAAATACTTCGATATCAAGTCAATCTTAAGCTGAAAGTACAAAATGTTAAACTGCGAATCCGTAAACTCAGCAGCGTGCTTTTCGCGAAAGATAAAATATCTAGTTACTACACTGGAAAACGCTTTGTGCACTGTTGACGTATTTGTGTTTCCTTGCACATCCGTTTTAAGCAGCGTTCTAAAATTTGTGCTGTTGTATGACTTTAAATCCTTAAAGAACAAATCAGGAAGACTCTCCAGATTTACAGCAGTCATGTAGCCCTCCTTACATCTCTTCGCTTGGTTCCGTCAAATCAATATCCCATTTGCTAACTTTCGAGCCTGTATCGGGTAAAGCTTCAGTTAGAATCTCGGTAATAGCTGTTCTTGCGTCCTCTACATCCGTGATGTTTAAGTCCTTCAGAAGGTCAACAATAGCGGATGCTTGGCTTATAGCCGAATCGCGCTTTTCGAACTGAACAGTGGAAAGCTCCGTCAGAATAGGATTCATGTGAAGCGTAAACGCGTCAATGTACTGAGGCAAGTTTCTCTGCTTAAAGTACTCATTTAACGCATTCGTCCAACCGTTTATGTACGCTGTCTCTATTCGCTGTAGCGCGTTAGCGTACAGAGCAGACCTTTGGGACATAACTGCGCCCGCGCCGCCCAATCCTTCGGACGATGAAAAGTTAAGCGCTTCCTTAGGAATGCCCAAAACGGATAACTTTTTATCCTGAAAATATTCAAGCAGCTTATCAGTAGCTTCTGCGTTATCAGCAAGGTTAAGATCGGATATCTCAATAGGGGAGTTTCCGTTAACCTTAGGAAGATATACAATGTTGTTAGGACTCTGAGGATTTAAGTAGCTTTGCGCGTCACCGGTATTAGTGTTTAAGGATATTTGCTGCTCAATGATATTCTTAAAGCGCTGAAGAGTGGGCATAATTTCCTCTTCGTCAGCACCTTGGCAGTCAATGCTAATGAACCTAACTATCTTAATAAGGGACGACAGCACAGTGGAATCTTCCAGCAAATTAAGCGTTTGCGTAGGACCTGTAGCGGATTTAAGCAAAGGGTCAGCAAACTGAATGTCGTAAGTGACGTCGTCCCCTTGCGCATTTTTGCCTTGCAGCGAGTACTTCCCTATTACTCCGCCAAGCGAAAAATGTATTATGGAGCTTTCCGGAAGCACAATGGAGCTTCCGTTAAGTTCAACATCATCCTCAGGTGTGTACAGATACCCTAAAGGTTCATAGTCCGACCACACGTGAACTACGTTAGTAGGGTCCAACGTGTGAGAGGGTATAATGTCGTAATCGTTATGAGGTATGTCATTCTGATCCAGGCCGACATACATTCGAGACGAATTTCCAGCTGTGTTGCGCTTCATTTCAGTTGTAGGCATGTACAAGTTTCCTACAGTTGCAAGCTCCAGTATGTGATCTCGGGCATAGGAGTTTACTTTCCAGCGTCTAAACAGCGCGTTTACTAACTCCGCAACCTCTTTGCTTTTATCGTCATCTGCGTTGCCAGTAGCCCAAATAATGTAGCCTGAGGAGTTAGCGGACGTTGCATCCGTTGCATAGTAGGATAAAGCAGTTGCTACCTGTGAATCCTCTGCAAGTGCTCGCATTGTTCGTATTAAGGAACGTATATCCGTTAAGTCCGAACCGCTCTTCATGTCGGACATGCGGTAGAAGGAACCGCCGACAACGTTTTCCAAATACGTGTGCTTTGAAGGATTAGGCTTTCGTATGCTTTTAAGCATATCGTTAATTATGCTCATGGATAGTCCCTACTGTAAACTGTACGATAAAAATTAAAGGTACTTTGACTGAGTAGCAATGTCGTCGTCAATGCCGTACTGATTAAAGAAATCGCTTTCAGCATAAATAGGAATATTGTATGAAGCTGCAATCCTTACGGATTCAACTAGGTCGGGATTTCTAACAAGTCCGCCTACAATAACGCAGCTGCACCGGTTATCCAGTGTTGTAGTTATCGTAGCTCCATAGCATGTAAGTATGCTGCTTACGTTTATATACGATCCGTGATTAAACGCGCCCTCCAAATAAATTACTTTGTTTCTAAACAAAGGAGGAACGTCAAGCTTAACTGTAGTTTCGACAATACGTATATTCTTCATTTCCATAAACGTCTTGCACAGCAGCAAGTTTTCGGGCTGTTCAACCCACAAAGCAAATCTGTTAATACAAGCTTTAGGAAGAACTCTACTCATGTCAAGCGCAATGTCGGAAGGACATTCCAGATAGTGCAAAACAGCGTCAACGGAACCTGCGCACGTGCAGAACTTATCGAAAAAGTCCTGCGTTCTCACAACCTGTACCGGACATATTGCTTTAAGCAGCGTGGGAAGGGTACACGTTACTTGAATGTTTTCGTTGTTGTTTACATCAAATATATCGCATAAGCTTGTTATGTGCTTGCTGCTTACATATTGCTTGTAGTCGTCAAACGTCATAGGATTTAACTTGAGCAGCTTTGTAACGTTTTCAACTACAGGATATTTTACAGTCATGCAGTTGTCGTACGAGCAGCGGCAGAACTGCTCATTTGCATTTACATGTATGGATGCTCCGCAGCACGTGCACTTAATGTCGGAAGGAACTCGCTTCGCTAACGCGTTTCTATCAGTGCTGTACTGTATTCCATCATCGTAGACTACTACTGTTCCTTTTTGAACGTTGTACTTTACAATTGAATTGTAGGAGCAGGAGAACTGTTCAGTGCCGCAGTTTACGGTAGCTACAATATCCCCTAATACGTTCCAGTGAGTGCTTACGCTGTCAACGCGCATGCACTTAGGAGTATCGTATACAACGGATACTTGAGAATTTCTGTTAACTACAGCGTAAGCTAATATAAAAGGATATAAGCTTTGCACAGCGGGCTGCATCTGCAACTTTTTGTCCGTAACGTCCGCGGAAACTACAAAGCTTTCGCAGCACTTGTATCCCATCATGTTTAATTGAGTTACTTGCTGATATGCACTGTAGCTTACTAAGCCTTCTGACAGCGAATACGCCTTAAACTCCAAATTAGCGTTTTTGTCGGACACGCACTGCTGTATAAGCTCATCTACGGTATGAGAAGCAAGCTGCTGAACCGTAATGTCGTTGCTGTATAAAACGCCTTCAACAGTACACTTTCGCCCGTTTGCAAGTCTTGAAGGTATTACGCCATTCTTCTGAAGAAGCAAGCTGCTGGACGAACTTAGAGGCTTCTGCATGAACTCAGTAGCAGTAACAGGGATAACAAGAACGATTGCGCTTACTACTCCGTTGTCGTTGTACCTAACTTTGCAGCGCGTGCCCAAAGGCAGTACGCGAACAGTGCTTCCTACTGAAACAAACTTAGTTGAAATCATGCTATACCTTTCACCGACGGTTTCAATGAACACAGTACATTACATTTTAATACTTGTTGAATCTGTTTAAGTTCATAACGGATGGCGTTGCACTGGAAAACATACCGTACCCGCTGTTTAAAGCAGCAACCATGTTAACAGTGGACTTTACGGAAGGCTTTTGAGTATCCGAATCCTGTATAGCGGACCACAAGCTGCCAGCTAGCGCGTCGGCGCAGTCCTTGCCCACTCCTTTGCCGTACCCGTTGCCTGGAGGGCCTGATCTGCTGTAGTTATCGGACGCATCGCTTGCTGTTGATGATTGCGGCGGGTGATCAATGCGGTTGTTAATGCGCTGCAAGTGAACAAGCTCGTCCTCTTGAAGCTCATGCTTAACTAGTTCAATTCTCTGATCCTGCAACACGTTTCTAAGCGCAATATAAGGATCCTCGCTTGTGTCCACGGACACTTTGTCAACTTTAAATCCCTTCTGTGCAAGCGTTTCGCGAGCATAGCTGGACTGGAATTGGTCCGTTGTAATCTTGTAAATATTCATGCCCTGCTGACGGAGCCATACAATAAAGTTAATAACTTTTTGAAACGACATTCGATCTCCGCGAGGCGACTCTATGGCAACTTGGAACAGCTGCTTGTAAAACGGCATAACGTTTCTTCTACCTGTAGCTGCATCAGTAGTAACTTTTGTTCCGTCCTGCACAACGCCGCAAATGCCTATATGGTCCGATACCTCTGCAAAGTCTATGTGTATGTATACAGGAAGCTTGTACAAGCTTGACGGTATGCAGCTAAAGTTGCAGTTTCGCTCTATTGTTTCGTTATCGGAAACTCCGCAAACAATAATGTCAAATGCAAACGGATTGCGTCTTTCGTCAGTTACGTTAACAGTTACGCTTTCCTGCGTAATAAAGCCCATGGAACCAACTACGGAAATTCCCGCTATGTCTCGAAGAGCAATATCGTAGTCAGCTTTAAAGTTTGACTTAAAGTCAGCAGGAACTTCGAGCAGTTCATACCCTTCGTCACGATACGCTTGCAGATGCTCGCTATCGCTGTTTTGATCGGGTACTACAAAGCCTCGCTTGTATCTGTCTCCTACCGTAATGTAAAACGTATCATCGCTGAACATTTCCTTTGGAAGCACTTTCCATTGCGGCTCATCCACAAGATACATGGACGTGTTTCCTGCGTTTAGCTGTGTTTCTATGTGTCCGGACAAGTAATCCGAATCGCTGTTCTTTGACGAGCACGTAAACATCTTTCCGTATACTTGACCCTTAATCTTAAAGGTACCAGTAATACGAGCGTTTCCTGTGTCGTACATTTGCTTCATAGCAAGCTTGGACTTGTTAATGTCCTTTACACCTGCTTTGGTAAAGTTAACCTCGTCCATAAGCAAGCAGTTGTGGCTTACTACAGTGCAGCCCGTTACAGGATTAACTATAAAAAAGTTGTGATGCTTTCCCGCGTTTACTACATCATACAAAGGAACAGCATCAGCTTGCATAACGTGCTGCACGCTTGCAACTTTAGTTCCTTTAAAAGGCATGCCAAACAAATAGTCGTTATGCGTTAAACTTCCCAGACATTTATAGCCCTTGTACCACATAAGCACTTTATGATCGGCTGTTCCTTTTATTACTGTACCGTTTTCAAGCGTTACAGTAACTAAGTGATACACGTACTTAGTTAACTTTACATGAGCATTGCAGTTAACAATCTTCATTGTGTCGACGTCAAGTTGAGGCAGCGAAACTTCCCGATTGCACAAATTTCCTAAAAACTGAGGACCGTCGCACGTCAGCACTACAGTATCTCCTGTTAAGCACCACACTTGCTTTCCTAGCAAGTGAGAGGAACTTGAAGCAGGAATAATTTCTATGCGATCTCCGTCAGGAATGTAATAGTAGTTTTCGTCACTTCTAGTAAACTTGCCATGACGATTAAACCAATCGCTTTGCTTTAGCGTAGTGTTGTACTCACGGAAGCCGACGCCTTTTGCAAGCTCCTTAGTTAAGTTTGCAAACGCTACAGTAAACTTTGAAACGCTTTTCTTCTTGAAGTAGCTGTGAGGATCGCGATACAGCATAAGTCTGTAAAGCATGTACGCCATGCACGTAATAGCAGTGGACGTCTTGCCTATACGCGTGGCGCCGCTGAATATAACTTCGGAGTAGCTTTTGTCCTCTGTAAAAATTTCCCTTAGTGCGTTGCGCCAAAACGGATATACCATTTCGCCGTTTCTATTTGTTTCGCCTAAGTAGTCCGATTCGGTGATAAACCTGTCTATGGACACGGGTATTTCAACAAAGTCCTTTAGCCACACTTGTTCAAGCGTTTGAGAGTATCCTTTTTCGGATATTTCCTCCAGTATTGTTTTAAACGCTAGCTTTTCGTCTAAAGAGCATGAATGGTATATAGAAGTTATGCGATCAACAACTTCGTCATAGTCTACTTGCTGAACATTTGTAATTATGGAAACCACAGTACCCTCCAGCAAAAACTTAAATGGAAGCGTCATCCGTACCGGGTTCCAGTTCCAGTGCTTTTAACGCAGCTTGTGCTCCTTGACGTATCTTTTGACGGGAGTTTTGATCAAGTATGTGCCCGTTTACGTTGTCATCGCTAGCTGTCTGCTCCGTGGGCAACTCCATATACGACAACGTGTCCATGTTTAAATAAGGGTCAAGCAGCTTTTGGCTGTCTATCATGCACTGCTGTATTTTTTGCTGCATAGTCATCAGCATTGACAGGCACGTGGACGCATTTTCGTCGATAAAACCTGCATCCATCTTATCCAGAGTAGCGTCAATAACTTGATAAAGCTTTTGCTCTATCTTGTCCATTTCCTCTGTATATCGTATTAGCCTAGTTATTTGATGATATATGCGCATAACAAGTATGCGCTGCATAGTGCTTTTGACGGAAAACGGATCGGACTCGTTGCATTTAAGCAACGAGCTTCTCATGTTTTCGGTCTGTTCCTTTTGCTTGTTGTATAGAGCGTTCGCCCAAAATGCATCTTCCGATTCGACGGTTTCTGAATCGTCAAACACCATATAGTTCAACCTTTGCGCTGAATATTTTAATACTAGTAACGTGCTAGCATAAGTTTACAGCAAGTTGCAGGAGCTTTCATCGGTTAAATCAAGAAGAACAACGCTAAGATTTGCAATGCTTTCCGCGCACACCTGATCATCAGTGCAGTAAGCTAAGCATTCCATAGCGTCCTTGATGTACTTGCAAGCTTCGGACTTGTTAAAGCACACATCGTTATTTTGACTTGTGCAAGCCTTTACGGACTTTGTTTTCTTAATTATCACAGTTAATAGCACCTACCTTGAAAGCTACTGCGCGACGTTTACAGTAACGCAAGCGTATTCGCAGTCGTTGTTTTCTATTGTTGCCTTAAACTCATTAAATGCGTTTGCTAGATCTTCATCATCGCGTATAACGTCGTGAGCCATAGCGTACAGCTTGTTAAACGTATTTCTAACTTGCTGCATGTTTGGGAAACGCTTTAATGTGCAGCTTTCAAATTCCACAAGCAGAGACACAAAGTTGTAGTCCCACAGATATTGACTAAGCTCGTAATACAGCTTAATATACGCTCGCTTTATGTCATAGCTTGAAATCAACTGCTGTCTTCCTTAAATTACGCTTTCGTGCGCGAGCAAGCTTTTTCTGCAAACTCACATACTCTGTGGACTCCTGCTTTATTAAAGGTAGTATTTCGTTGTCTATATCCATATCCTGTATGGCACAAGTATAGTCTATATACTTTTGGGCAAACGAAACATCCGTATGCATAGCTTGCTGTATAGCACTCTGAACAGTGTTAAGCATTTACAGCACCAGCTATGCGCATTACCATTTCCTTGTACTTTACAGGCACTTTGTCAATTGTCTTTGTATGCTTCATGTACACGTCATAGTACATTTGCATAGCTTCGACAGCAGTTGACAGCTCCTCCAAAGTTGGGATCTGTATAGTCTCTCCGCCTGCGTACTTGCATAAGTTTATAAGCTTCTCGTGCCCTATAATGCAAAACAGTTCAGGAAGCCAGGAGAACGCAGGAATGTCCTCCAGAACAGGCATAAGCGTAAGGAGATAATGAAAATCAAGCTCCTCCGTACTTGACAGTTTCTCGTCCAACGTTAGAGCTTTTGACATATTTACTCCTCTTGTTTAGTGGAAACTCCTTGCTCGGGTGCAAGCGTGCGAGCTGTATCGTTCTTTATTATAACAAAAACTATAGCGTTATCGGAACGAGCAAGACGATTGAACTCAAGGTAGCTGTATCCTGCTTTTGAAACAAGATCAATAACTTCCACCATAACTTCGTTTAAGTTAACGGAGTCGTTGTAGTAGCACCACACTTCGTCGTCCTTAACAGCAACTCTAGTGACGCCGCAAGTTAACTGCTGAGAATTCAACGTGCCCTTTAGGCTTTCAACCTGATTTCTCATATCATCAGTAACGTCAATGCAAGGAAGTGATACGCCGCACGATGCTGTAACATGAGTTGCGCTGTCAACGTTGTCAGCGCTGCTGGAAGTATCGCTGCTATCGTCAGCTGCATCACTGCCAGGATTCGAAGTATCGTCAGGTGCATCGGGCGTATTCATGTCAATACCCGATTTGCTTGCGCCTTCGTCCATGTTGCTATGCGAACTGGGTTTGCTGCTGCTAGCTTTATGCATATGTACGTTTGACTTTAAAGCAGCGGAAGGGCGCTTATTGCTAACGGACATACCGTCATCGCCTTGCTGCTCCATATCAGCAGCATCCTCAAGTTCAGCGTTAGCAGTATCCTGCTTGTTTGTAGGCACGTCAACTTGCCAAGGCTGCTGCACGTTCAAAGCTTTCGACGTTTTGATAGCACTAGACGCTTTTATAAGTATCTGCTGCTTTCTAGGACTGGACTTGTACAGTTTGCACGCTGTAATATCTTCAAGCTTCATGTATATGCACCCTTACCTAGGACAAATACAATCCGTATTTGTCATAATCGTCCCGTTGATACTTATCATGCATATACATGAAAGGCTTAGCCGGGTTGTTGTCCTGAATTATATATGCAAAGTACAGCGTAATGTACTTGTTTTCTTTCCTGTGCATAAATGACAGCTTGTACACGTGCTGTCCAGCTATGCGACTTAAATTACGCCACGGTATGTCAATCCATATATTTTTAGGTGTGCAGTCAATACCCTGAAAGGAAACTGTTTTAACGGTGCAGCTGCTTATGTCAAGCAAATCGTACAAACGATAATCCGACAAGTTTTGCGGAAGCTTTACATTAACTGTAACGTCAACTTCGTTGCAGTTAATTACGCAGCAGTTGCAGTTTAAATGCTTATAATCGCAAGCGTTAAGTACCATGTATCCTCTTGCACCGTATTGATTGCACAGCTAGTTACATTTAAATCAAGGTGTCGGCGTTTAAATTAGCGACTTGCGTTTAAGGGAGTTGGACGGGTGGTACGCATACGTTGTGTTTACAAGCTGCAAAATGCTTCGTATGTTAAACGCAGTTCGAGCAGCAGGGTCATCCGCAACATCCTTAATTGTTAGCTTTAAAGGCTCAAGTTCCTCTTCAAGCTTTTTAATCTTTTTGCTGTCAGCAGTGTGAAGAAAATGCGTTTTAGCTGATCCCTTTGTACCGCCCTTGGAGGATACAGTAATTTGACCAAATGTAGGAGAAATTAAGCATCCAAACCCCGCCATGCGCACGTGCGTAGTTGAATCGCAGGACCTGCAAGGAATAGTCTTGAGAACGTTTAAAGCTGTTGTGCCGAAGAGGTGTGTCCCGACGTTAGGGTTGGAGGAGTTGTCAATAACAGTCCTAACGTCCTGCATGTACGTATCCCTGTTTTTGTTATCGGCATCCTTAGCAGCCGAAATGCCTATGTAGTCAAGATGCTTTCCGCTGCTGTCAGTCCATTCAAGCGTGCGCTTTAGCGCTTCGTACGGCTCTCCGGAGTGAAATACACTCATTATTTTTTCAGGACAGCACACGTGCTCACGCGTGTACAAAAAGTCATTCCAGCTCTTATCCGCGGATACAATGTAGTCCTCGGGCTTCTTGCTTCTACCCCACTCGCCTGGAATGGTGTCCAGCTCTACAAAAACGTCAACGTCCTTGTGCGCTACGTTAATGAAGTCAATGTACTGATCGATAGTTGTGCTTGCTCTGCCTGTAAACACGGAGTAAGCACCGGAGTCCATCATAATAAAGTCGCAGTACCCTATACGCTTGTACTCGATATACCGTTCAAGCGTTTTTCGCTCAAGCTGTGTAACAAGCAAGGAAATAGGCGTAAAGTCGTCTGCTCGCATTAGAATTTCCGGTGTTTTAGCCGGCATGTTTCCGGAAAAAATATAGCGCATTTTAACCCTTACTACTCACAGTACTTCAAATCAAATGCAAGCTTGGACAGCACTAAATACGATGCTATTTTGCGACTAGCTAAAGCGTCCAAGCAGGATATGCAGCTGTTTACAACGTGCATGTTTCCTTTGTTGCACTCCATAACATACTTAACGATTATATTCGATTTTACTTCGCTGCTGTCAGGATAATGACCCAACTTCCAGCTTGTGTTGTTAACGGAACCGCTAAACATCTTCAACGAGGACCATTTGGAAACGTACTCGTACTGCTCGGAGGATAAATTGCATATTGTGTCAACGTCCGAAAAGCTTTTAGCACACTTCCACAGCTTTGTTCGTTTAATCTGACTGTATTTATCCATATAGCTGTTCTGTGCGTACAGCTGCAAGTCATTATAAGTAGCAGGCTGCACGGTAACTGTCATGCTTCTGCTAACAATAGTATCCGGTATGTTACGCATGCTTTCGCATGTAACAACAATGTACAAGTTGCTGCTGGGCTCCTCCATAAACTTGAGAAGCACATAGGAGCACGCAGGAACGCCGCTGTCCAGATTCTCAATTACTATAACAACGTTGTTGCTAACGCGAGAAAAGGATGCAAACGCATCCTTTATGTCATTTACTTTTGCATTAACGCTAACAACGTCAGGAATGTTAAGCATGCGTGCGTACTGCTTAGCTAAATATGTCTTGCCACAGGACTTAGTTCCTTCGATAACAAGACTGTGCTTGTCCTGATTTGCGTACGTGCGTAAGTTGCTAACTGCGTGCTGCTGACAACTAAACGTAAGCATGTTACGCCACCTCGCTAACTGAAGGAATGCGCTTAAAGTTAAGAAGAGCAGCCACATACACTAAGCTGCTGTACACGGAGGACGCTGTGGACGATCTAAGCTTTAGCGTTTGAACATAGCACTGCTCAAAGAAGTTGTACACATCGGGTCTTGTCCAAAACTTTACGTACTTGCTGTACTGTGTGTTTTGCATTTTGCTGTCCATTGCCTTATCAAGTTCAATGGCAACGTGGCACAAGCCGTTAAGCAGGAAGTTTAAATCGTCATCGTAGTTGTCAACTACTGCCATAACACCTTCAAAGCTTCTAGCAGCTGCGCACATCATCATCTGCTGCTCAGTGTACTGCTTGCCGATTCCAAACGTGCACAGCAAATCAGTGTCCTCCACTTTGCGAAGCTTGCTTGATATGCTGTTCATTTGAGAGCAGACTATTTTAGCTTGACCGTATCCTCCAAAGCAATTGCACGCAGCTAACTTTACGTACCTGTCGTCAAGATCAGGATAGTCAGTTTTAAGATACTTTATGCAGTGCTCTTTAGTTACAGCTTGAATGTACACAGTGTTATCAGGGAAATGCTTGTCCAGCTTGTGAAACTGCTTTTCGTCGTCGTACACAGCAATTAAGCACCCAGGCACTTTAAGGGACAGTATCTTTTTAGCATATGCGCTATCTAAGGACTTTACAAACTCCGCATCGTATCTAACAACGTACAAGCGGTTACTGGAGGAAACTAAGCTTTTTCGTGAAAACATTTTAACTAGATCGGATATGCTGTCAACATATGTACAGCTTGAATACAGCTGCTTTAAATGATCTATGTACTTTTGCTTTACTCCGTACTCGCTGCCGCACAAAAAGTACAAGCTGCGAGGTTTGTTTCCAAGTATTTCCACACCTGCTTGCTGTATTGACAACATGCTGTATATCCCTTATACGTACTGCTGAAATTCCCTAAACGTTTCAAGATTCATAAGAAGCATGGTACCGTCAAACCACTCAACTGTATAAATGCAGCAGTCATGCTTTTTCATCTTTGCATATATCTTGTCTGCATCAAAGTTTAGCTGCTTCTTGTATCCAACTTTGTACTGACTAACAAAGAACTCGTTTTTAGGCAAAACGGACATATCGGGTAAGGGTTTAAGCAAGCAATATGTTCTGCGCCACTGCTGCGTGCCATCGTCTGCTATAAGCACAGGAATTCGACTAAACACCATTGCTTCGTCACATATTTTAAGCCATACGTCCTGACGAAACGTGACTTTGCTTCCAGGCGTTTCGTGTGTTTTGCACTCGCCTAAAAACTTAGAGGATATAACATCTCCTGCTTTGCAAGTAGCTGCTCCGCTACCCGCTACCCTTGACCAGTCCAGAAAGCTTGCAACCATGCTTTCCTGCTTGTTGGAAAAATCCTTTGTGCTCACGTATGTGCCTAACTATTAGTAAAATTCAGTTTATACAATTATACAGCAGCTGATGTATAGTCTTCCAGCTCGTCGTCGGATTCCACTACTTGCTCAGCTACATGATCCTCGCCGTTTAAATCCTCAGTAATGTACTTTCGGATGCTAGCGTAGTACTGCTCGTTTTCCTTCAAGTACTGATATACTCTGGGCATTCCATGAACTTTTACAGGAGCGCCGCTTTCCGTTTCAAGAATTTCACCTGTGTACGGATCGCACATAGTGAACCATCCGCCGGTTTTTCGAATAAACTGATACTTGTTAACTGCAAGCTTTGCGTAGTCAAAGTCAGGACGTATACCTCCGTCAAACATTAAGTAGTACGTTCCCATACGTCTATCGCTTGGAGCAGTCTTCTGCTTAACAAGCTTTGCGTTAACAAGATAACCTGCAGGATCTTCCGTATTCATGGGCAACTCGTTGCCAAACGCGTCAACGGGCTTGCCGATTCTAAACTCCATGCGCATTGAAGCATAAAACTTGGGCGCGTTTCCTCCAGGAGTTTTAGTGACATAAGGATTGTCCATGTTGTCGCGAATTTGGTTAATCGCAAGCAGTGTGCAGTGATAGCGCTTTAAAAGCGGAATTACTTTTCGAAAGAACACAGTCAAGCACCCTGCAAGCGATGCAACTGTTCTCTCGCCCATCTGCTTTTCAAGTTCCTGCCTAGGTACAAGGGAAGGAATGGAGTCAAGAATAACTAAGCCCACTTCGCCTGTTTCCATTACGTCCATAACAGTTTGCAAAACTTCCTCAGCTGCTACGTTAGGGACGCTCATGATGTTTAGCACGGAATCGTCGTCAACAATATCGGATTTGCTAATGCCCAAAGTGCAAGCCCATTTAAGATCAAACGAATTTTCCAAGTCAACGTACAGCACTTTTTGAGGACCTCTATCCTGTAAGTCCTCATAAGGTCCTTGATATTCCTTTTTACCGGAATCAACAAGCTTCCTGTATCCCTCAAGCTGCTGCTGATACTCCGTCCTAAACGTAGCTATAGCGTTTTTGCAAATGTCCACGGACGTAGTCGACTTGCCGCCGCCTGGAGCACCAAAAAACTCCGTGTACGCGTCACGCGGAATACCTCCGTACGTGCACCAGTTAAGCAAAGGAGACGAAAAGGGCAGCTTTTTGCCTGTGTCAGCAGTAGCGCGTGACATAAGCTCGGGACAGTCCCAGTCCTTTTGACGCTTTTTTATGATGCTTGCAAACGACCCTGCAGATGCCATGTTGTATCCTTGTCTACTTTATGTACGTATAGTCGGCTAGTCTTCCATCGCTTTCGACAGGAGCTGCTTCGTACGTTTTAACTCTAGCGTCCCATATCTTTTTCGCGGACATGATAAGCTCACGCGTAAAGTTAACTTGGTTGTCCACTCTTGATATAACAGCTTCATAAGCTTTGGAAAGAAGCCTGTAGTCCATTACATACAAAGAAGCCTTCTCGCGCTTTTCAGCAACAGTGCTAGCATCACAAGATGTAATGTACTCCGATTCCATCTTTTTAATGTACAGCTTCAAGCACTCGTTGTTTAGCTTGTACTGACTTAACTGCTCCGATGCTGCAATTATGCTTAAAGGAGCGGAAGTTAGAATAAACTCAAGGTCATCATCAGTAAGCTTTTCATTAAACGCTGTTACTTTTTCATACAGCTTGGGTATGCCCTTAAAGTACCGAGAAAAAATACTGTCATATTGCTCGTTGCACCATGATGCAGTATCTCCGGCCATATCAAATAAATTATTTTGCGCTGTATCCAAACTACTTGAAGCTGTCATAGAGTTACTTAGCCTTCCTAGGAACAGTACACAAGTATGTAATAGCAGTCTCCTGCAAGTACTGAGTGCTTTTTAAGTCCTGTATCATATCAAGCAGTTTTTGCGATAGCTTTAAGCACACAGCTAAATGAGCTGTGCTGTAGCTTGAAATTTTATCCAAGTACATAGAGGGTATCATTGTTTTGGAAATGTCCTGCATGCAAATGTACTTTACGATGTTGCAAAGGAACGAATGAAATCCGGAAAACCACTCAACAAAATTAACTCCGGAGTTGTACACGCTGTCAATTACTTGAACTATCGTTTCGTTTTTATGTGAAACAAGAGCGTTAAGAAGCTCAAAGTACGTGTCGTAGTTGGGCAAGTTTAAGGAGCTCTTAACGGACTGCATGTTTACTTCGTTGCTGTATGCAAGAACTTTAGTAAGCAAAGTGATAGAATCACGCAGGCCGCCCTTCGCTAACTTGGCTATGAATGTAACCGCATCCGATGTATACGAGTTGCTGCCCGTACCCTCTGTGTAGCCTTCACTGTTGAGGATATACTTAAGCCTATTCGAAATGCCGTGCAGGCTTATTTTTGAAAGCTGAAACGTTTGCACTCGGGACAGTATAGTCGCCGGTATTTTTTCAGGATTAGTAGTGCACAAACATGTGATAGTACGTGGCGCAGGCTCCTCAAGTGTTTTAAGCGCAGCCTGCCACGCGTTATTAGACAACGCATGGCACTCATCTATGATGAAAAACTTGTACTTTCCTTTAAGCGGAAAAGTTTTCATCTGTTTTACAAGCTCTCGCATGTTGTCAATGCCACTGTACGAAGCTGCATCAACTTCAATTACTTCCCCGTTATCGCCATTTAGCTCATAGCTAAGTGCACGAGCCAGTGACGTCTTGCCGCATCCAGCAGGTCCAATAAACAGAAAGTTTCGATTAACAAGCTCCTTGCTTTTGCATATGCTTTTTAAAATATCAACTACTGTAGACTGTTCCGTAAAATCATTAAGAGTTTTCGGACGATACTTGGAAGCTAAGTCCACTACATACCCCATTTCCTACAGGACTTAAAGTACTTGCAGTAAGATGAATTGCACCACTTATCCCCAACAGGAAGTGCCGGAGGTACAATATTCCTATTAACGTAGCTTTGTACCTCTTCAAACGTATTAACGATTTTAGCTTTATCCCTATCGCTTAGATGATATGTAAAGCACTTGCACTCGCCATACTGTCGGTCCTGATACAGCACCATAGCATCATGTACATCCATAAGTGTGCAGTAGCACATAATTTGATCAAGATGCTCAGGCTTGGGCCCGACAAGCTGCTTCATTGCACCTGCTTCGGAAGTTTTAATTTCAAGCAAGTACACTTTGCCGTTAAATTCAATTAACCCGTCACATGAAAACCGCACAGGAGGATCTTCAACGCGAACTTGCGTTTCATATCCGTTTTTACGAACAGTGTACTTATAGGCGGGTACATGAAACTTTAGATATGTTTCAACATCAAGCCAATTATCGCCTAAAAACGAGCTTAGCTTTCGCTGCACCGACTCGTGACAGTGCGTTCCTATGTCCGCAATAAACTTTAAAGTAGCGTCAGGACAGCTAACGCTATCCGGTTTAGTACCTCTTAGGCGAAACCACTGCTGCCTAGCACAGCGAATTGAGCTAGGAGCAAAGCTTTTAGAAGGAATCCGCTGCTCCTGCTCAGCAAGCGCAGCGGAAACGTTGGATTCGTACATATCCAAAAAGCTTTTTGATTCCGGCGAGTTGTACTTAATGCCGCTTAGCGGCGAAGTGTCCTTAACTCGGCGAAATGCCATTACTCCTCCATACCTCCAAGCAAAGCAACCATGTTGGAAGTGCTAAAGCGAAGTCCGAAAACTTCCCCGTCCTTAACAACAGGCGCAATTAGGATGCTGTCCTCGTCCATGTGGGAAACAACCGTATCGATATCGGAAACAGCAAAGCTAGCGCTGTACGAAATGCCTGCGTTGTCCTTTGAGATTCGGCAGTTTACGTTTTTGTTTACAAGCTTTACGCCGTTTTCATCCGCTTCAACGGAAATAAAAGGATTGGACGAGGATGCGAACAAGGAAGCTTGCTTAATGTTAGCGTACAGTTTGGGCTTCGACACCTTAACGGGCTGTTGCGTGTCGTCAAGAACCATGTCAAAAATCATATCAGCAGCATACGTGCCAATACCCGTTTCGTCCTCATGCTCAACAGTAAACTGAGAAGTAAAAGTAAATGCATCGCAATTCATTACTGCAACGTAGCTGCTGTCGTTATAGTGATACAGCAAGGAATCCTCGTCAAGTGCAGAAAGCAAGTTAACAACAGTAGCGGAAACTAAGCAATCGCTGTCCAAAGCGCTGTGCTCCTGGAATGTAAACAAGCTCATTTGAGGATCGCCAGTAAGAACGCCCTTGTCAGCACTTGTCCATACGCGAGTGTACACTTTTTGAATTTGACTCATAGCTACAGCGTACAGCTGGTGGTCCCGAATGTACTTCCACGTAGCAGGTTCAAGCTTTGTGCAAAACTTGTCCTTTAGCTTATCAACGGATGCAGGGCGATCCAGCGAAGCTGCATCCTCATCCGTAAGCAGCTTGGGTACGTTAAACTTGGACTTTCCGCTTTCAACTACAAGCGAGTTATCCTGAAAATCCAAACTCATTTCGTTCGAAGTAAGCGTGCTTACAAGGGACTTAAACAAAATGCAGTCAACGATAGCAGTTGCATAGCCTTCGTCCTCGTTGCTGCCCTTAATGCACGCTTCGGAGATAAGGGAAGTAGCCTGCGTGTTAATGCGAAGCGTGTCGCCTTGCGCTGTAAGCTGAATAACTGTTGACTTTTCAAAGAACTTTGAAATGTTGCTGCTAATAATGCCCAGATCCATTGCATCCTTTAGCGGCTGCACGTTAAGCGTAAACTTCATTCTAGATAAGTCCTTTCGTTACCAGCTTGTCGATATGACTAATAAACGATTCGTCAGTTACATTATACGTATTCATATAGTCTTTGATATATGAAATCAATTCATCCGATACAATTCCGTTTACGCCCTTAGCAGCATCTCCAATAGGAGCCTCTCCGTTTTCGTCCGGAAACGTAGGAAGCTGATACTCACATTCAATTAAATGCCACTGTATCCAGCTTACTTCGCTCTTTGAAAGCGTGCTTAGATTGGACAAGCTAAAGGATGCAGGCGTATCGTACTCACATGGATATGACATGCCGTACCAGCGAAGCGTAGTTTCCACATCGCATGTAATAGGGAATGGCAAAAAGTTGCCTGCACCTTCCATTGCATCCTTTAGCAGCTGCCTTCCTTCTTCATAAAAGTCTACAGGAACTTCACAAATAAGCTCGTCGTGTACAGGAACTAGCAAGCGTCCGCCTATTTGATGCCAACGTTCATTGTACTCCAAGTTAAGAATAGCCATCTTAGTAAGATCAGCTGCGGATCCTTGAATAATGGCGTTTAGGCACTGTCGAGTCGCATCCGTAATTTTGCGCGTGTTGTTTATAACGCGTATTTTTTGATCCCTAAGCTCCTTTGTTTTCTTAACAACTTGTCCATAGTATTTCAGCTTTGAAAACTCCTGCGTAAGCTGGTTTACAACCCTTTCAGGAATCTCAGAGCTGTTTTGCAAAGTTGAAACATCAAGAGGGTCAACATCCGGGTTTACGTATCCAGGCATTGCTTTAAATTCAAATTTAGGAAGCTGCATATCAGGCAAGTGCCTGCGTCGCCCGAGAATAGTTTCCGTATATCCTTTTGTACGTGCACAATCCTGTGCATATTGCATAATTCGCTTTAGGTCAGGAAATGCGTTAAGAACGGAGTCGTACACGTGCTGTGCTGCTTTTGTTTTGTCCTCATCGGACATTTCGTGATTACGACCAAACAGCTGCTCGCCAATAGTTACTGTGGATCTTCCATACGAGATGCCTAATACAATGCTTTTAGCCTGAGTTCTCCGTTCCTTACCGTCCTTTTGATATTCGTGCGTTATAGGGTTAAACTCCAAGCACTCCTCGTAAGGTTTGTTAAACGCAACAGCTGCAATTGACGCGTAAATGTCTCTTCCATGCTGGTAGGCTTCAATAAGTTGCTTAGAATGAGAAACATAGGCTAGCATCTTAGGCTCCTGTTGCGAGTAGTCCGAGCTAAACATTATGTACTCAGGATGTTGTACTTTTAACTTCATAAACATACTCCCTGCTAGGAAACAACGTAAACGTTAACGAGTCCACTGCCATAAAACGGTACCGCAGTCGTACACGCGAACGTACCCGTGCTGTTCCATAATCTCCACTTCCGTTTTGCTTAGATCTATTGTATCGTCGTTAAGCAGCTTTTTTAAATGTCTCTTTTGTGCTGAAACTCTTGAGTATGATTCATCCGTCATAGGATCAACCCATCTGTAGCTAGGCTCGTTTTCGTGTAGTTTTGTAAAGCCAAGCGTAGCATACAGCGTACCTCTAGTGTGAGCTTTATCGGAAAATGACCTTACTCTATCAGCATCAATTTGTGCAACAAAATGCTTAAACAGCTTTGATGCTGCACCTACAACGTTAGTGTACTTTAAGTTGCAAAATCTAGTTAACTCGTAGCAGTTGCTAAGGTCCTCGTTTCCTGTGCCCATAGTTGAGCGCATTTTTGAAAACGTCATAAGCGAAACTAGCTTGTTATTAAAGTACAATCCTAGCCTAACGGAACTAGTGCAGTTGCCTTGTCTGTGATTCTCATCAAGGAATTTAACGGAATCAGCGTAGCTTACATCTTGTATTTCGCATTTTCTTGCGTATATCCTGTTAGGCGTAGCACCCAAAGCGTTTACAATCATGGACTTGCATATGTCCTGCTTCCACGTCCATTCGTAGCCAAACAAGTGAAACAGGAACACGTCCTTTTCGGAACATTTTTTAGTTTTGTTTAAATGATATTTAATAGGCTTTCCTTGCGTGCTGTGGATGCCTTTAGTTGAGTTGTGAGTAAACGTAGGATTCACTTCTATAGCAAAGTGCTTGCTAGGAATGTAAACGTCCAGTTCCAAATTGCCAAGTACTTTGTATGTATTCCTAACTATGCTTTTGCTGTCAATGAATGTGCAAAGGAATTCGTATACTTCATCCTCCATTTTTGAAAAATGATACTGCACAGCGTCTTGAATGTTTCTGCTGTTTAGGATATATCCTACGGAGGATTCCACGACACCTAAATCTTTCGACAAATCAGTTAGTGTAGGCTTGTTGACATAATTCTTCTCAATATATGCTATTGGATCATTTCTAAATGCAATAAGACTGTCAACTTTGCTAGGATCCGTCATGCGCTTGCATAGAAAGTATTTGCTGCGTGAGACGTTGTCCGACCCATACTTTTTAAGATTAGTAGCAATTACGGAGTCGTGATGTTCCTGCGTTTGCGTATGCCAGTCACATCCATACTTTATTCTATTTGTTTTCTTTGTTTTATCTATGTACTCCTGCGTTTTAGTAAAGCTGCTAACGCCATACTTTGTCATGCAGGTTCTGTGAACTTTATCAACAAACTCAGGTGTTTTAGAATACGAGTTAACACCGTACTTACGCAAGCACGTTTGCTTTTTCTTTTCCTGACTTGCTGCAGACGCTTTTTTATTTGACTGCGACATCTTAATGCGCTTGCAAGTATCGCAACATGTTGTTCTATGCTTTACTTTGTTGTCTATTTTAAACGTTTTGCCGCACACGTCACAGTTGTAATAATGTATATCTGAGCATATAGCGTTTTTGCCGGTTATAAGCTTGCGAGCGGACTTATACGTTTTGCCGCAAAGTACGCACGTGTACGTATAAGTTACTTTTGCAGGTTTGTGTGCTGCTCTGTACGTATTTCGACATTGAGTACTACAAAACTGATAGTTTCCTAGGTTAACATAAAAGATATTTCCGCACTGCTTGCACACAACTTTAATTTTGTTGCAGCTGTTGGACTTTGTTTGTTGCGACACTATCTCCCCTTTGCTTCGTATAAGTCGCAAGCATCATGTAAGCCGTGCACTATCTTAAGATATTGTTTAGCACAGGATAAGCCCCAGTCCGTACCTCCTAGAAAATGCTTGCAGCTGTAGCACATTTTTTCAGAGGACAAATTTTTATTGTAGTATTCGCATGTGCTGCCTATGTCACGTCCAAGCACTCTGTTGGATAACTCGCATAAGTTAAAAGGCTTGCCGAAACCTTTGTACTGCTTCATGTAAAAGCAGCTTGCACAGGATTTGTTCATATGCACTCCAAATAAAACAAAGCTGCTAAGCTAACATACTTAACAGCTTTGCCAATGCTATTGCCAAGTAACAGTTACGTTGTCGTTGTCTATATCCACGTTTTGCACAGCAACAATGTGCGTCTGATTGCTGTCATCCGTTAGATACAGCGTATCGCTAGCTTTAAGCTTTCCGCAAGGAACAAACCCGTCAGCAGTTTCAACACGATCGTAGTACTTTAGCGTAATGCTGTTGCCCTGCACTTCAACGTTTTCGTCTACTTCAGGCGTTGCTCTAAACATATGACGAATGTCGGTAGCATGCGAAGGGATGTTTTGGCAGTTGGGATTGCTGCTGTTGTGTACACACAACTCTCCTGCAATAAAGTTATGATACCCTTTAATACACAGGTCATAAACTTCGTATTCATTGTCAAGCCACTCAATGCTTACTATACTGTGATTTGACAATAATTTGTACTTATCGCAAGCTTGAGTAAACTCGCTTTCAGAAATACCAAAGTAAGAAGCCGCTTTAGTTATATTCCCATTTGCAAGATCAAGAGCGTATATTAAGTTACACTCAATAAGAGGTAAGTGAAGATGCTTTATATATACACCTGATTTACCTTTCGCATAAGGTCTTACGGAATAGCTATCTGTATACTCCTTTATATAATTTATCCTATACTGCTTTAAGTACTTTAACAGCGTGCCATAATCATGTGGAATACTCCTAAGTACCCAATGTGCCGCGTTGCACATTTTAATAAGTTCAGAACGGGAAATTGTATAACTGTGATTGTACCCGTCATTTCGTGACAAATGAATTTGAGCATGTGTATCGGGTGTACAAACTACCAAGTTATCTGGATTGTTATTATTTCTGTTCTTATCCAAATGATGAATAACGTAATTTTTACCGCTATACCCTCGGTACTGCTTAATCCAATTATGCTCTTCCTCATCTCCCTGACCAAAAGCACCATACACAGCCGTAGCTTTTTTGCTATCTCGACGATGTACATACAGCAACGAATCTGACGGCTTTAAATCCTGAGCCATAACCCATCTACCGTCTTGCGTACGTAAAAAATGATCAGGAGTACATATAAGACACCCGGTAAGCTTTTTGTTGTATTTACTTTGCCAGGTTATTTTTACGCATTTTCGAACACCCGTTTTGTACACACCCTGAACTTGAGACAACTGCAATTTATTTGTGTTAACGTCATAGCAGTATACCCAATCATCACGTTGCATATCTTGTATAGGCTTATCGCCTCCAGGGCATGAAACAAGCGTACCCTTTGATATGCAACTCATTCTTCCTGTACCAGCTCCAACACTTTTAAACTGACCGTGAATACGCCCATCGTACTCGGCTGCAACAACGCGAAGCTTGTCAACAAAGCTGTTGATAAGAACTGATAAGCTTCTAACAGCTAGCACTTTATCCGTCTGAGGAAGTCCAAAATCGCGAAGTACTTCCTTTCCTGTCGAACCTTCAACGTTAGGAAGCTGTAGCAAGCTATAGCACAAGTACTGAACATGCTTCGGACTTGTAGGATTAAAGTCCTTGCCTGTAGCAAACGGACGCTTTCTATTGTTAGGAGTGTCCTTATCGTCAATAAGATCCTGTACCATGCTGTGCAAGTCGGCAAGTTCCTGGTTGTACTTGTTGTGATAGCGCTTAGCTACTACTTGTGCTACTTTATCGTCGAAGTACATGCCATTTCTATGCATCATAGCGCAGACTTTAATCATAGGAAACTCAAGATTCCATATGATGTCGGCAATGCCTTCAAGCTCGTTCTTTTTGCACTTTGGGTTGGACTTAATAGTGTACGGCAGCTGCCAGCGGAACAGCTCATACGTAATTTTTGCATCGTTTGCAGCGTACAGCTTAGCAACTTGAGGCTTGCAATACGGGAACAAGTCAACGGAAAAGAAGTCCGAAAACTTCATAGGGTCGCCCTTGCCCTTAAGAACGTACTTTGAATACAGTTCCTTCAAGCCGTTTTTAAGCTCGTTTTCCTTTAGGCAGCGCCAAGCAAGAATAACGTCGTAGTAGCAGACATCGCACATGTCAACATGAAAGTCCTTCCATATCATTGCAATGTCGTAGTCCGCATTTGCAAAAATCATCTTTGTTTTTGCATCAACTAAGCGCTGTAACTCTTCTCCGGAATCCTCATAGCTAAGCTGACCCTTGCACGGCTCGTCAAAGATAAAAATTAAGTGCTTGTTTGGCACATAGCATTCGTGACCGCCAGGATAGTACAGTGAAAACCCGACAATAGTGTCCTTAACTCTGTCAAGTCCAGTAGTTTCCGTGTCTATTGCGCAGTATCCGACTTCAATGCACTTGTCAATGTAGCTATGAAGCTCTTCCTTTGTGGAAACAAGAATAGCTTCCGAGTCCTTAAAGTATTCCTCCACCTTAGCGGACATAGCGTCAATTTCAGCTTTTGCGCCCTTCTTTGTGCGCTTGTGCGTTTCCACTGCTTGCAATCCTTGATTGCTCTTCTTAGCAGCTTCGTTAATCTTTGACAGCTCCGCCTTAGTAAAAAGCCCCATAGCTACACCTTTTCAGCTAACAGTTAACAACACAACAGCTTGCTACATTCAGCTAAAACGTAGGCTCGAACTCGTCATCGCTGTCGCTGTCGGAGTTGTCGGAGCTTGCGCTGTAGCTTTCAAGCTCCGCTGCGGGCTCAAATGTAGGAAGGTCGCTATCGCTGCTGTCAACAGCTACAGGAACACCAGGCAGCTCATTGCTGTCGTCATCAAGATCCTCCGGATCCGTAAACTTCTTTCGCGGCACAGCCTTGTAGCTGTAGTTAGCGGAAGGCGTGTACGCGCTCTCGCTTGTGCGACTGGACTCCATAAGCATGTCCGAAAGCGTAGCTGCGTCAACTGAGCGAACAACGTTTTCATAGTAGTCAGGGAACTTAACGTTCATGTCGTCCAGAATATCATGAACGTCATCAGGGAAGTTAAACTTAGGAATAATTGAGTAGCGCGTGTTCTTGTCGCGGTATGCTCCGTGACGAGTAATCTTAAAGATAGTGTCGGAAGGGCACGGATACTTGTCAAATACGTCCTTGCGCAGCTGGTGGTTAAACGCCATGTTGCGGTCCCAGAAGATTACAGTATCCTCATCGTAGTCCTCGTTAAGGTCGGCAAGAACAAGGATAGGAACAAACAGCTTGCGCTGAACGCGAATGCCCTTAGCGCAAGCAGGGCAACCGTCCTCGCAGCAGTGCACGTAGCCTGCGTACTCCTTGCTGTTAACATAGTGGCAGTCAGCTACAAGCACGTCATCGTAGCTATCGTACAGAATAATGCCCGTAATGGACTTCTCGTCGTCAAGGCGAAGAAACTTGCCGTATCGATCCTCTTCAATTTGCTTTACTTGCTTAAACGCCATGATGTTTTCCTTTCCTGTCGGATTTTTGACGCTTACTACACAATAAACGATTTTAACGTACATACTCGCGTAAATCGGGTCGACTATCGAGAATGTAGTTAGTTAGCACATCCTTTAACTCCTCTGTAAGCTTGTCCGCCTGCTCCGGCGTAATGCTAATATCGCTAAACGGGTTTGCGCTGTAGTTTTTATTTGACTTTGGAATTCTTCTAAGAGGCACTTTGCAGTTAAACAAGTTGTACGCTACGTTTTCGTACTCTGCGCCCATGCTGTGCACTACTTGCTCAACGCTATCGCAGCCGTAGTCCAGACAAGCGTCCGCAACTAAACTTGACACGTCAGCTACTTTGTCAAAAACGCTAAACTCAACGCCGTTCTGCTCAAACGTGCTGCTTGTTTCGGTATTGAATCTTTCTATATCGCATTTTTTCCAGTGCAAGCTTCTAATGCAGTTAAAGCACACCTGATAAATGTACGCAGGCTTGTACCTGTTGGGCTGCTGTATTATTTTTTGAACGTTTTTGTTTAAGTACTGCAAAGCAATTGAAACTGCTTCAGCTTCGTCAACGTAGCTAAATTGAGCTTTGCGCCACGCTCTGTTAACTTCCGGAAAGAAGTTAACGAACAAGTAACATGCTTGCAAGCTTTTAGGCTTGCGCTTCCACTGCGCGAACGTCATGTCGTGACGGCAGTAGTTAAGCTGACTTGACAGGCACTTGTATGTTTCCACAAACTGCATATTGCATTCCTTGCGTAGACGTTGCACCCTCTTGGGTTTGCTTGTACACAATTATACTGCAACATGCGAGGCTGTAAACAAAAATGTTTACAGCCCTAAAAGCTTATTCGCACTTAGTCCAGTACTTTTTAAACGCGTCCTCGCTGCTGTAGCACACAGGAAATACGAATTTGCTAGTGCATACAATAACGTTGTACGTCATGCCCAAGTTTTTGTGGTAAGGCACTATGCCAAACAGCTTCTCCTTTTTGCTGCTGTTTGCATAGCCCATTTCCACCAGTCGGTATTTATTGCCCGGAACAAAGTCAACACCGTTAATGTTATCAAGCTTTCCGTGGTACTGGTACCATTCGGATACATAGTGTGTAAAACAAGGATTGCTTTCAACTATCATAGCTAGCCTTTCTTCTGTGCTGTACACATGCTGCTTATTCGACGTACAGTTTGTCAAACTCCTCATCTGTAAGGTCGTTAAGGTCCTTTCCCGGCGGGATGCCCTTCATCTCGGATATAAACGCGTTTCCTCTTAAAGCTCTTCTAAGCTTTTGCGTACCTCGCTGCCCTGCTTCGTCAGGATCCAGCGCGATAATAAATCGTCTTACGCCAAGTTCCTTTAGCTGCTGTATCTGCAACGAGTTTCCTGTGCCAAATAAAGCAACAGCTTCGTACCCGTGCCTAACGCACGTCATCATGTTAAACGCGGACTCACAGATTACAACAGTTTTTGCTTTAGGGCTTAACTCGTAAATGCCGTACAAGGGCTTTTCAACGCCTGTAGGGTAGTTAAAGTATCTGCCTTCAACGGACCTTCTAAATATAAACAAGCAGCGGCCTTGCCTGTCGCGAACTGGAAACGTAACGCAGGGCACAGGCTTGTTTTTGTTTTCAGGAATGTGATTAGCGTCGAAGCCTATATCGTATCTGTCAATAATCCTATCCGTAAGACCTCGCTCGTACATGTAAGGGACTGTGTACCGATACGTTTCAAGCTCGGACTCCGGTATGTACTGCTTCCTTAGCGATTTTGTTTTCGATGCAATGTAGTCCAGCGCAAATTTGCTAGTTACGGATGCAACAATGCCGCCTGGAACAAGATCATCGTATTCAGTGTCCGCGCCCTCTATTTCAATGCCGGGCACGTTTTCAACAAGCCAATCAGTTGCTGACTTTTCAACTTGATGCAACTTTAAAATTTTATCAACGGATGAAACAAGTGGAGCTGCATGATGGCATGCAAAGCAATTAAAGAACCCTGCATCCGTGTACTTGCCTGCATGCGTTTGCCCTTTAAGCAAAACTCCGCACGATGGCTTCTTCTCGTTTCCTCCGCCGTGAAACGGGCAATAGATAGTATACCAGTTGCCTGTTATTTTCTTCTTTCTAATGTAGCCCTGTGCATCCAAAGCTTCAACAACTTGAACAGCTTGATCATACGTAACCATGTTGCATCCTAGAACGTAACGTCTTCGTCAATATCGTCGTCAATAGTGCTTAACGATTCCAAGGGCGCGTTGTTCTGTGACAGCTGTATAGCTGATCTATCAAATGTTGTCGACGGCGCGGGCTCGCTTGCGTCTGGGTTGTCGCCGTCGGACACAAACTGAGCGTGTCCAGTGTTTACTTCCCATACGTAGCTTAAAACGGGCTTAGTGTTAGCCGCGTTACGTGACTTTTCCATTCGTATGTCGAGCGTCTTAGTTTCAAAAATTTGTCTCATTGCAAACACTTGCGTAGCAATGCGAGCAGGGTGGTCGGAACCCTCTGCATTGTAAATTGTTGGAAAGGGCTCGCCGTTTTCATCTCTTGAGTCCAAAGTAGCGCGGTTAGCTTGCATAGTAACTACTACTGCGCACCCGTACTGCTTTGACATGTTAAACAAGCCTGCGCATATATGCTTGTACTTATCCGAATCTCTGGAATACTTTTCATCGTCCTTCATATACGAAAGGCCGTCAATGATAAGGAGCTTAATTCCGCATCTTTTAACTATTGGAGTAAGGGACCTAACGGACACGCCGTCAGGCATATCCTTGTCCTCCACGATAAACGCCGGAGTAGTGTCCTCAGGAAGATGCTCAATGTACTCCAAGTACTCCTCGTTGTACTTTCCTGTAAACAGCTCGTTGTTCCTAAAGTGTTCTCGCCACGTATCGAAACGCGTTGCCAGCAAGGAGCTTTGCATTTCCGGGGAGTAGTACAGAACAGGAAACCCGTTGGACTGCGCGGACTCCATCATTTTAGTGCACAGCCACGACTTGCCGCTGTTCATTCGAGCAATAACAACAAGCAGCTCCTCCACTGTGCTAAGCCCTCCGTACATAAGCTTGTCAATCTCGGGAAAGCCCGTTGGTATTCTCTTTTGCTTCGAGTAGCTAAGAACTTGATCGCTTCGCTCCTTAGCTTGCTCGATAATGTTCATCGGCTTGGACTCCTCCAAGTCGCACGCTTTGTCGTACTGCTGACCTATGTACTTCCAAGCATCGGACACGTCATCGGAGTCAAGCTGATCAATCTTGTTAAACGTTTCAATAAGCAGAATTCTCTGCCTGTTTTTGTTTAAGCCCGTTACAAGGAAGTCAATGGGCTCGTCAACTCTAACAAGCTCAACGTCCGGAAACTCCGCCTGAAACGTAAAAACGTCCGGAACGTTTCCGTATTTGCTGTAGTGGTCCTGTATAAACTGAATTTGCTTTGTGTATATTGAGTAGTAGTTAGCGTCAAAGGACAGAAGCTTGTCAACTTCCTCCGCGTTGTCGTCAACCAACAGCTTTGATATAACTTGAAGCTCAACGGAAGCAAGCACAGTACCACCCGCTAATCAATCGTAACTAAGTTGCTTCTTAGTTTCGAAAGAAGCAAGTCGTACATTTTACCGCCGCCCATTATGTTTTCCACTTTAGGGCTCACAATGATAGTTGCTTTGCGTTTTCGCTCCCTGTCCTGCAAAAGCTGCAACAGCTTTTGACTTTGGAAGTCCTTAAAGTTTACGTAGTCAATTCCCGAAATAACAAGAACGTTGCAGGACTTCGACCACAGCTCCGCGTATTGTGCGTCCTCGTTCATGCGTCCGCCAAAGCTGGACTGAACGGACTCAAGGTACTGAGAGTACAGCAAGTGATAGCACTTTACGCGCATAGCGCTTCCTTGCCAAGTGTTGCACACAGCAACATATGACATAACTTCGGCTACTTTAACTGCGTCCTTGCACGTAACTGTAACAGCGCTTCCGCAGCTGCAAGCTTTTTCGTACACGCTTATGTACTTGTCCAAGGAGCTTTGCTTCATTCTAAACGGCCTGCTGCTGTACGACAGTCCGTTTCGCATAAGCAAGTAGTCCGTCTGAGCCCATTTAGGACAGCTTCTGTCGCACAGCGTTGCGCAGCAGTAGGGTGAAAACATGCAATCGCTAACTGTGGGCGTCTCGCCTACAAGTCGAGGATTTCGAGTTCTAAGGTAGCTTACTCGAGCGCTTACGCACTTTTTAGCAATATCGATCGAGTTTCCGTACCCTTCCTTTGTGTACATGCTTGTTGGCATAAACAGCGTCATAAACTCGGGCAAGGAGCCTCTGACGTCAAACTTGTGCTTGATGCCGGCAATATCCCGCTCAAGAATGTACCGCCTAATAGCGTACTCCTTTATAAACTCTATTTGCTCGCTTGTGGAGTTTAAGCTGTCTATGTCAATTATTTTTGCTTCGGGCAAGTACTTCCATACTTTAAGAATGTTTACAAGCTCTCCGTCAATCTCCATGTCGTTGTAGAAGCTTGTAAACGTGCCGTCCTCCATTTGACGCGCAAGCTGAAATATATGAGGATATCGAATTATGCTGTCCCGTACCTGTGCGTCCGTAAAACCTTCCACAGGAATAAGCAGACCGTAGTCAGGATCAAGCGTAATGCCTTGTCGAGGCTTGTACATAAGAGGAGAGCGCGTTCGTATAAACGTGTTTGGAAACAGATTAAGCAAGTCCTCTTCGGACATGTTGTTCACATCTGTAGTAGCGGAAATTTCGCTTTGCTTTGAAGGAACCAAAGGAAGGCTAACGCGTATGTTGTTGGGCAAGCTGCTGCTAACGTCCGCAACTTTAGGATACTTTGGAATTGTAATAAACAAGTCCTCCTTGGGCGTTGCGTTAACGGCAGGCTGAAAACTTGAAGCAACTTCGTACTCGTCGTCATCTTCACATGTGCTGTTAGCATCTTCCTGTCTTAAACTTTTATCTTCAACAGCGCAATCATTACATGAGGTAACGCTAGCTGCATTGCTGTGCGCGGACTTAACTTGACCGCTGTATTTTTCACCTGTATCCGTCTTAGCTGAAAACGTGTAAGGTCTTTTGATCGGTGTGCTTTCGCTAGTAACTTTGCTAGCAGCGCTTACAGCATCTGAGCTTTTATCGGATGCTGCGTTAGCAAGCTCAAAGCTGTACGAGGAGTCCATGCACTCCGACCAGTCAATGTTGCTAGGAGCTAGCATGCACTTAGTAATAACTCTTCTAATGTCCGAGGAGTTTACGCTGCACGACAAGTTAGGAGTTGTCATAAGCGTGTTCCAGTTGTACGGAACAGTTCCATCAGTAAAAAGATAGTACATTAGCAAGTTAATCTTGTAAGTAGCATTCTTTTTGAATCGCTCGCGGTTTTCAAAGTTATCGCATATCCACATGTACAAGTCGTGGTAGTACACTTCAAACTTTTGAAGCACGTTTCCCGGTACAGGAACTTTTTCCGCAATGTCGCTAATTTTAATGTACACTCTTTGCGCCATGCGCTACCCTCCTGCGTTACAAGTACTGTCGCACAAAATCGTCGTTAAACAGTCTAGCAAGCTTTAGCTTGGAAGCAAACTGATCGTAGTACAAGCGCACGGGCACTTCCTGCTTCGCTGCTTCCGTGTTAAACAAGTCGCAAAACTTGCGCCAGAACGAATATGCCTTGTCAACTTGCTCCTGCGTAAGGTTAAGATTCTTCAAGTTACTCTTTTGCAGCTCGCAAGGAACTGCGTACGTGTTTTTAGGGTTGTCCCAAACTTGCATTTTCCACTCATACATAATAGTTAGAGTGTAATCGTCGGCGTTGGGCTGCGTAAACAAGCTGTTAGCGTAAAGCAAGCTGTACGCTACCATCCAGCCAGGTGCACTCTTAAGCCCGTACGCTGGGCTTTCGTTTCCGTTCTCGTCCTTTCGGTACGCTCTATGAGTCACGTATCTAAAGTTAAACCACGAGTACACGGAGCCCACAAAGTTAGCGTACTGCTCATCGTCAAACTCCTGACAGTGCCCCGCACACTCAAACAGAACATTCCTAAAGCTGTCAATGTCGCCCTCGCTGTACTGATGCATAATAACGGGCACGCGCTGAGCTTCCTTAACGCTGGAAACTCTTGTCATCGGCCCTACTTTTTCAACTTGATTGCTTTGCTCGGACTTGCTTGCAGGAGCAGCAAGCGAAGAAGCGCACGCGCCGCTTGACAGCAAAGTAAGCAAGCTATCGTACTTTTCGTTAAGCCCCTGGCACATCTGCTTTAAGTCGTTAACAGTACTTTCCAAGCTAGACGTCGCGTAATCCTCAGCAGGATGCCGTTTGCGTGCTGCCCGCTCAACAGCAGCGCAAGCGTTCGATTTTTCCGATACATGACGTTTAGCGCGTTGCAGCTCCTGTTCATAGCTTGCTTCGCTGTCAACGCTTACCGTAACGCTAAGCCCGGTAACTTCGGAAACAAGCTGCGCAAACTCCTGTAGCAGCTGAACAACGTCAGTGCTGTACGCTTGTGACGTCTTTCGATACACAGTAGCCCTTTCCGCATCAGCCCTAGCGCCCTTAATGGCTTTAACTAAGTGCTTCGTAACGGAGTGAACGCTTGCCATACGCTATCTACCTGCCTAAAACAAAACGAGCTTTATTTGATTGTAACTTTGATTTGCTTTAAAAGACATTGCGTAGCTCCTTTTGCTGAATTCATTGCGCGCAAGCTGGCGTTAACAGCTAGACAGGAAAGCAGCTGAGTTGCCCAAGTAACGCCGGACCGTGCCGGAATTCATTACGGTGAGACGTAAACAAGTTACGACGCGCCGCGGAGCTGTAAGCACGGCCCGCAAGTGCAACTCAGCTGCTTGCTGTGCCTACGATTATACACCCTTCGCGGAATAGGGCAAGCGTCAATTTTGAAAATTTTTTCAAGTTAGCTAAGTCTAACTCGCCAATCAATCTTGTTTGGTTTGGCTTCAGTGAAAGAAAGCTGTTCGGTTTGGCTGTTTTCAGCTCCTTGAGTGCTGTTCACTGAAGGAGAAAAAAAGAATAGAATAGAAAATAGCTATTCCCTCTTCTTTTCTTTTTCTCTTATAAATTTTGCCGTTAGTGTGAAATTTATAAGATATTCGCCCGCGCGTAACTATATAAGGAGGAATTGATCAAAATAGACAAAAAGACACATTTTGAAAGTTTCAAATGTACTTAAACTATTCACTTTGAGTGCACCGATTTAGTCATTTTTAGGCACTTTGAGCCTGTTCTGCGTAAAATGTCCTGTTTTGTTCATTTTTGTCTGCAATGTGCTGCGTTTGCTGCTGTTTTGCTTGTCAAAACTGCTCTTTTTGCATACTTTGACGTATAAAACACACTGTTTGCACTTGTTTTAAATATGCTTCGTTTTGATCATATTCGAGTCTTGCTAGCATATTGCATTTATAGATAAACGCGTTGCAAAGCGTACGCAACACGACAGCAGAAGCACCTATTAACGCACAGCGGTATGGGCACATGTTGACGTGTTGACGTATTTAGTTTATGGATTGCAAGCGCAAAACAGTACGCAAGCGGACTACAATTTTCAGGAATTTAAAAGGTGTAGCGCATTGTATTTACTTAAAAATAAATACAAAATATACATAATATAAATTATATAATTGCTGTAATAGTAAATAAAATTCTACTAAATATCCATTTTTAGCACGTAATAACAATCTGTTAAACACGTCAATAAAATATTAAAATAGTAAGGGTGCTTAAATTTGCGGAGGTTGTGCGTTGGCTAAGCGAAACAAAGCGTTAAGATCCTACCCGTCAAAATATCCTTGTCATGTGCCTGCTTATTTATCGGATGCGGAGTGGCGAAAGCAACGAACGCTTGAGCTGTACTCCTATCTACCTCAAACGTCCTTGGAGGATAGATTTAAGTACACGGATATACGAGACGAAGTTATATTTTTGAACTACAAGTTTTTTGGCTACGTAGCAGCTCACGTATACATAAAAAGCATTTCAGTTAGCTACGAGGACAAGTTCCAAAGCGCACTGCTTAACTTCTGCTCGATGTGGCACAAGTACATGTATGCAGCTAAGTACAGAACTGATTTAGCGTTTTCAGTGTTCTTTAAGCCGCGTTTGAGCGAATGTGTGTATCGCGAGCTTTTAACTGTTAAGCACACTATTAACAGATCGCTTAAAATGGAAGCAGCTAGTCAGCTCGACATACCGTATTCAAAGCTTACATATGACGATTTGTCCAAAGTAAGCATGAGTTCGGACAAGATGGCAGCGCTTAAAGCCGTGTTTCATGCTGATTATGAAGAAGATTTGGATACAGCATCCATCTTTATACCTGTTTCCGGAGACGTAAGCGTATACGAAGAGGAGTTGTACTCCGATAAGTACAACGACGTATATCATTTGCTTATGCATGAAATGGTAGACAGGGAGCGCCTGCTTACGCTGGACGATCTTCTGGATATTTCAGATATGCTAAATATACCGATAGAGGAGCTTAAACAGGCGCAGCCAAAAGCGGAAAACATGCTTAAAAATGAACTTGTTAACATTTCGTCGTACAAGAAAAGCTTTGCTGACGAAGTTTAGTACAGCTCACACCGTAGCTGCTTTTGCTGTATTCTTTCATCTATAACGTCGGCAAGCTTCGTAAGGTCAATGCAGTCAAAGTTTTCAATGCACGCGCTGTCATCCACGTAAAAGCTTGCAAGCACTTTTCCGTACTTTCCGAAGTGCTTAGGGTCTTTAAGGTACTTCCAGTCAAATAAATCATACAAGCAGTTATCCTTTAGGCAGTCAACTGCTTCCTTAAAGTACTCACCTGTTCTGCATGTGTTTAAAACAAGTCTGTATCCTGCAATTCTAAGCTTGTACAAAAACTCCGGAATATCATCCCGGACTGTGCCCATTACAGGAAACGTCGAGAAGTTAGTTATTGTGCCGTCAAAATCTATAGCTATAGTTGCTTTGTACGCTTTAGTCATTCTTCGTCCAGTTCACTTTTAAAGTATTTTCCCAGCAGCGAATGATGGTCAAATAAAATGCTGTAAGGCTGATGCAGGCAATACGTGCTGTCAGGATAGCCGCATACTTCGATGTTGCAGTATTTCACCATTACTTGTCGAGCTAGCGCTTTTACAGCATCACAGACTTGCTTATATGCTTTATCTGCTGTTGTGTCTCTAAGGCTGCTGTGGACTGCAACAATAAACGTATGACTTAGTTCGTAGTATTCGCCGTCACGGCAGACTGCACAGTCAATTTCATTAGTGCTTACAACATGCCAGACAGCGTTTCCTTCCGACCCAAAAACAGCAGGCAGAGCTGACACTGCCTGCTGCATACTTGAATCAATTTCGTCTTGAGTGCTGCCTGGGCATGCAACTGTACACATTCCGTTTACGTATGCCCATAACGACATGTTTACTCCTTTAGCAAGTGCTTGTACTTGTTGTATACGTCGACAATGTCGTGCTCTTCCTTCTCGCCGCGGCCATATGTGCCTGCTTCGATGTCGGGAAGAATATCAGTTTTAATGTAGGAGCACACTGTGCGAGCTACATCGTCAGAAAACTCATAGCCTGCTTCGGAAAACGCAGTAAACTTCCTAAAGCACGGCTTGCAATGCCAGCATTCGTGTCCGTCCACAGGGTCGTAGCAGCTGAACGAACGCGTAAAAGCTTCCTCCAAATCTCCGCCCTGCTCCTTAAACATCTTTAGCAAGTCCGTCTTTGTGTACTGCTTGTAGTCAATGCACACTTTTACTTTTTTGCCCTCAGGAATCCAGTGCTGCGGCGTGTACAGGTACGACAACAGATCAGTAGCTTTGGCTACAAACGCAGGACTTTTGTCCAGTACGCGGTCTCCTGCTGTAGCACCTATAAGGATCTCAACGTCCTCTGAACCCGTTACGTTGCAGGCAACCATAGCAAGGTACAGGTTTCTAAGAGGAATGATAGCGTCCTCGCGCTCCCATTGGCCCAAAGGAAACTCAACTACTTGAACGTCCGGTTCCTTGCGTATGCGAGCAAGCTCGTTCTCGGAGTATCGCGTCTTCATGTCCACGTACAGCTTAATATCAGGATTCCACAGCTTGGACATAAGCCAGCTGTCCATACCTCCTGAATACAAAAGTACCTTTTTCATATGCTCTCCTTTGCAGCAGTGTTAGATCCACTTGTCCAAAATGTCGAAGTAGTCGGGTACTAGCTTTTTAACGATTGCTTGCGTAAGGAAGTTAGTTTTCCATCGCTTGTAATCCATGCGAAGCTTTGCATCCCCAGCAGTGAATACAATTGAATTATCCTCTTCGCTTACTTTAAGCGTTTTCCTGTAGGGCAGCAGTCTATCGTCAACTGCTCCTGTATGCGTGCCGTCCGACCATACAACAGTAACAAAAGGAACGCTAAACGATATGTCGTCTATTGACAAGTTAGCTTGCTCACGCTTGTCGTTTTGCGTGTTTTCCTTCATGTACGTGTATTCAGGCGCATCTCGCACGCGTTCAATACCGGGCCAGTCACTGACAATGTGCCTCATGTGCGTAATGCTGTCATTGTACTTTCGCATATGCTCATATGGGTCAAAAATAGGAACAAGCATAGCTAGCCCCTAAACTTCATGCGATCGGAAACGTTTGTTAAAAACTCCTGCTTAGTAGTAGCGCTGTCCTTGAAGTAACCCGAAACGGATGTTGTTGTAATAGTAGTGTTTGTTGCTTTTGCGCCTCGCATGCGCATGCACATGTGCTGACCTTCCACAAGCGCAATGCTGCCCTTGCTTCCAATGGAATCAAGATAGTCGCAAATTTCCTGCGTAAACGTTTCCTGCAAAGCGGGTCGCTTAGCTAACACGTTTACTAGACGCGCAAGCTTGGAAATGCCAAGCACGCTTCCGTCCTTATCAGGAATGTACCCTACGCAAACGTGATATTCCACCGGAAGCAGGTGGTGCGGGCATGCGGAAAAGCAGACAATGTCCTTTGCAACAACCATGTTTTCCGAACCCATTGACGGAAACGAAGTTGAAAGAATCTGCTTAACTTGCTTATCCGTGTCCTTGCATCCTGAAAAGATCTCGCTGTACGCGCGAGCAAATCGCTTGGGTGTGTCCTTGAAGTTGTCCTCGTCCGCAACAAAGCCCATGTCCTGCAATCCCATAAGAATGTGCTTTGCTGCAATTTCGAAGTTCTTCATGCCCGTAAACTCGCTTGTAGCACTGGAAATAGCTTCCATGTACTTTGCGTAGCAGCTATCGCAAAGCTCCATTGTTTTATCGGCTACGCTGTACACGTGCGTTTCATGCTCAGTGCTGCCGCAGCGATCGCAACGACATTCGGCGTCCTGCTTTGTGCAGTTTGCTTCGTACTGCTCCTTGCAGTCGTCGCAGCAGAAGTTGCTTTCAGCGTTGACAATGGGCTTGTAGCAGTTTCTGCAATAGGTAAGTGTGTTGGACATGCGTTAAACTCCTCGCTTGTTCGGGTCCCAAATGTACTTATGCAGCTGACACTGCACTCTGACGCTGTGCAGTCTGTTGTCGATTACGTAGTTGACTAAGTCAACGGGCTGAATCTTGCCGAAAACAGGACTTACGTAGCATTTAGCTTTTACGCTGTGCGTTTCAAGCAGCTGCTTCATCTGATCGAGATCCTCAGTGCTTCCTACAACAAACTTAAGAACGTCGTTTTCGTCAAGAAGCGATAAGTTGCCCTCAATCATCTTCTTCGACATTCTGCTGGAAATGGACTTCCAGTCCATGGTAAAGAAGCCGTTTGCTCGCACGCAGCTAAGCCACTTTTCCAACGGAATAGCTCCGTTAGTTTCCACGTTTACTTCAAACCCGGAGGAAGTCAACGCGTTAATTAGGGCAACTGTTTCCTCTTCCTGCTTGGGTGAGCAGCAGTACAAGGGCTCCCCTCCTGTAAACGTTACGCGCTTGCAGCCCTTTCCAATCTCAACGCACTTGGAAACAATTTCGTCCACGGACATGTCGGCTGCTTCGTCGTTCGTAAACGCATACGCGCTGTCGCAATAGCTGCAACGCAAGTTGCACTGCGTTTTGCGAATAAAGACAGCTGTGTCTCCTGTTCTGCGTCCTTCCCCGTCAATGGAAAGGAATAACTCGCAAATGTTCAAAAGCTCCTCCTGTAAGTTGAAGTACTTTCATTGCACTACGTATAACGATTTTACTCATTCTTGCGTGTAGTTTTCACTGTATTTAACTGTATAAAATTATGTGTACTTAAATAATCTACAGGATTCCGTAACGCCTGCTACCCTATATAACATGCCATACGACAATTACAACTACTATATTAAATATATTACTAAGCATCTCGCATATATCAGAATATGCCGTACGCTAAGCTCATGGCCTGATTATGCAGAAGCTACGCTGCCTTTTACGCCTGCATTTGATCAGCGACTAGCAGCAAATTTGCTAGTCGCTACAACACTTGTAGGTAATGCAGATGCAATGCTTACTAGCACCAAAAAGCTTATAATACACACTTCGAGGTACGGGGCTGCAAGTACCCTTGACTGTTTTGGGTTTGTATATGTAGCTTAGAAAGTAAGTATACTGTTTACGGAATTATATAAAAATAATGCAGTGCATGTTAATTATGCACTGCATTATTTAGTGGAAACTAAGTAAATAACGATCTATTCTTCGATGTACGTTGCAATATTGCCTTCGGATTCCTGCACTTCAACTTTAAAGCACATGCCGTCTCCGTCGCCTTGCTGCTTCAATTCAAGCAAGTAGTCGTTTACATTACTGCATATCCACCGAGCAATGTTCTCAGCAGTAGGGTTAAGTCCTTCGACAACATCGTTGATATACGCGTGATCAAGCTTGCCATGTACAAGCTCTTTAATCTTTTTGAAGTCAACAACCATGGAGTTGTGATTTAAATGAGCTGCTTTGCAGTGCACAGTGATAATCCAGTTATGACCGTGAATGTTTTTGCATTTTGACTCGTAGTCAAGCTTTAAGTTGTGTGCCCCTGCAATTTCCATGCGCTTGCTTACGTAGTACATACTGCTAACCTCCTGTGATATATGTATGCGTTACTTGTACAGTATAACGATTTGCACTCCCTGTTAAACAATAAAATGAGAACTATATAATTCCGTAGCCCAAAACGAGTATCCCAAGGTCATATGCGGCTCAGTGGTGCGCAACGCGAGTGGCTTCAATGCTGTGATGGTGTTCAGCTCGGAGCAGTTTAAGGAGATCGCGGGGAGGGCGTTCGACAACAGCAAAGACTGTATCTCGGTCATAAACGCGGACGGTAACGCGAGCGGCGCCGTCGTCCTGGGCGTCATCTACGACCCGAACACGAAGCACATTGATGCCCATCTGAGCGGCACGACCGGCGCCATAAGGCTGAATTACATCATCACATTGAGGGCCTAGGCGAGGATAACCAGACCGTATAGGTCGGTAGTCGCCGCCGCCTCATAGCCGCTTCCGCTGACGCACACGATGCCGTTGGTATTGATAGATGCCGTCGTTGTCCCGACGTATGTGGTGGCGACCATGAGCCTGCCCCACAGACGAACAGTGGTCTCCAGATGGAACGGAAGGATGAACTCGGCGTACGCGGGCGTAGGGTTCAGGGTACGCTGGATCGTCAGCATATAGTTGTCGCGTTCGATATGAACGAGTGAATAGTTCCATCCCTCGGCAGTCCCGCTGCGGTCGAGCGACGGGTCGCGGCCTTGGGATACAGAATGCCTATGTGTTTGCGGGTAACACTGCGAATGCATTCCAGTATTTTGTTTTCGTGGACGAGCGTATTATCATCCTGCCGCTTGAGTCGACCCAGAAATCCGCCGCCGCGAGGTCTACGCCGGCTCCCGACAGGATGCCGTGAATCGCCGAGACGTTATTCGGCAGGTTTGGTCTGCATTCCACTGGCAGCGTCTCTCCTAGCACGAGTTCACCGTCTCCTATCTCTTGCGCGCCGCTCGATGAGCATAATACGTAAACCGTGCGGCTAACTTTCCGGTACGAAACACACCACATGAGGCTGCTCTTCAGCATCACCCCTCCTGTGTCTTGGGATACGGAATAATAGTACTTATATGTACAAATAAAGCGCTGTACTTATTTGCGTTAAGTACAGCACTTTTGCTATTTGCAGTTAATGTAATGGATAAGCTATTTAACTGTGCTGTTGTAGATACGCATAAGCATATCTTGAAGCTCCTTGTCGTTAAGCTCTTTTCCTTTGTTATGCTCAAGCATTGTACTTACTTGCTTGGAAAGCTGTTTTGAGAAGTTGTACATGTTGTTGATCATATCGTCAGTAATATCAAAATAAGGGTATTTTGAATTACCATGCTTTGTGCTTACTTGCAGCTCTTTTAAGTTCCTAAAGGCATCGGACTTTTCGTCTCCAAGAAAGCCAAACAAAGTGTCCTCGTAAACGCGAGCTTTAAGCTTTCCGCCTTTAAGCTTTACAGCAGCAGCAATGCTAATCCAGTCCGCAATTTCCTCGCACAGCCAATGATGCAAGCAGTTAAGAGAATCCTTGTACGCAACGCATTTTGCAACATGCCTAGCCAATGTGTCCGAATACTTATTTAACGTTGCGATCGCTTTATCACGATGTGTTGCTTGTGCAAATACCGGAACATTTTTAATGTAGCGATACATGTGCGTGCTCCTTACCGTCCGCAGTAACTATATAACTAATTATATATACTTTTAGAGTAAACACAACAGATATAATTCCGTATCCCACACGAAATACAAGGAGCTTTGGTCTGGCTCATGGAAAACAGGGAGTATAACTGTCAGCGGCTCAAGTGCTTATCGTGTGTTTATACTTACTGCGACAACCAGCACCGGCATTGAATACACCGACCAATATGTACTAGCATTTAAAACGCCAGGGAACGATTCGATGAGGTGCTTCAACGTCGGTGTATGGGGCATGGATAACGGCGAATACATGTCTGCAATGGCTATCGAGTTCTCTGTATCTGGTGATACGTTCACTTGGACTAACCGAGCCGCAAGAAGGAACCTTGGCAATGGATACCAGAATACATTCGGTCAGGTTAAAGCAATATACGGTGTCATTTGATATTCCGTATCCCTGACGAAGACCAACGGCTATTGGAAAGTTCGATATGCCTGCAGGGCGATAGGGAAGATGGCAGTGCTGTCGGTCCATGCCACTCGCGTTGACAATAACTGGGTTAACGCCCAGGCATGGGAGAAGTCGCAGATCCTGGCGTACCCACCGGATCTGGCTCCGGTAGGAGGCGAAGTTCTGGCGCCTGCCATCACCAGTGTCGTTTCTGATGGCCATACCAACTGCCTGGGCTTTAACATCGACCATGAGGGCATCAACGTCAGAATCGTCAGGCAGTGCACAATTCCATCTGGTGCTTGGGTCTCTGGAGTCCTAGCCTGGCCGATTGCTTAGCATTCTGTAGCCCCTACATTAACAGGCAACACTTACAACGTAATAGGATGGGCCGGTTTTAGTACAACTACGTTTCTATCTTCTAATATGTTGGGTGTGTATGTATATATTTACACATCAAATTTATCTGCAGAACCATGGAACAACGCAGTCCAGCCGTCTTACAAACCAACAGATTGGAGTGGATGGTGTATTAATCTTGGAAAAGTAGCTGCTAGCAGACACGTATATTCCGATATCTGTAATTTTCAAAAATACGATAACAGTGGGTATGCTACGTATGGAGGTGCGCTTAATCCTCCGCTTTTAATAGATGCCAATAACATGTATGTACATATAGGTAATAGAGAGGTATGGACTGCAAATGCAGCTATTTTAAGAATAGCAACTGTACTGAAGATATAAAGACGCGTTATTTACCTAGCACAGCTATAAAGTTAAATCTAAAATTTCCATTAGCTGATTGATTAAGGCTTACACATATCGATTTAGCATTGCTGTCATAATAAGTCCCGCTTATAGCTATATTTTGAGCTATTACGTCCGCGTTCATCAAATATATACAGTCTTTATCCGTATTAAAGCTTCTTCCAAACCACTGTTTAAACGTAGCGTCGTTAAATACTGTTATCCAACTGCTATTAACGCTTATAACTCTACTACCTGTGTGCAATGTATAACATACAGAATCCTGTAGATTATTTACAGCAGTAGTCAAACTGGAGATAGCGTTCTCGAGTCTGTTCAGTTCCGCAGCTGTAATAGGCGTACCGGAAGTAGCGTTATCCGTCCACGTTTTCTTTGAAAACGAAAGGCTTGCTTGCTCCGCTACTGCGTTGACTTCTGACGCCAGGCTTGCGGCTTGCGTAGCCAGTCCAGCAGCTTGCACTTGTCTGTCCGCAATAGTGCTAAGCAGCGACGTTGCGTTTTCCTGAAGGTGCGCTGTGCGCTCCTTGTACTCGTCAAGCGTAATGGGCTTAACAGTGTCAAGGGTTTGGATGTTAGAGTCAGCCATGTTTAACTCCAAATAATTTTATCACTGGGTACAAATAATTTTTTACTTAGATTGAAGAGCTGCGATAGCGTCGTCAATGTAAGGCTTAACTTTTTCGGGCACTTCTTCCTTTTTCTTTAAGCCCGCGAGAATAAGTCGAGCGTACGACTTTGCAATAATCTTTTCCATACAGCTGCTCCTTAGTTAGCGGAAGTCGCAGTTGTTAAAGCTTCGTACAAGCTAACAATTGCTTGGTCAGTGTCAAGTTGAGAAGTTTCAAGCTTTGAAACGCGCTCGGGTGCGGAGTCCAAAAACTTCTGTTGCTCCTGCTGCTTCTTTTGCTGTGCAGCAGCTTCCGCCTCAGCTTGCTTTTGCGCTTCCTCGGCTTCCTTCTCTTCCTTTTCCTTTTGAGCAAGCTCCTCAGCAGTGTACGCAGTGTAGATGAGCACGTCCTCGTACTCATCCCAAGCAGGCTGGTACTCAACTTGCGGAGTAACAAGTCTGTGCTCATACATTTCGCCTGCATGCCCGTACGTGTCGTCGCTAGCGTCCACGGAGGAAACTAAAACGTCCTCGTACACAGCAGGTGCAAACTGGATAGCTTCGTGATGCTGCACAAGACGCTTGCCGGGCGTTGTGTAGCCCTTCTCCATGTCAGCGTTGGGTACTGCGTTACCGTCCGCGTCAAGAACGGGAATTTCGTCAACAACTGATTGCATTATTTTGTCCTCCAGTAGCGAGTAATTCCTTCAAACTGATATGTGTTCGTGTCCTTAACCCACGTTCCGCCAAACAGGTTTGCAGGGCTTACGGACGACACTGACGTTTTCTGCTCGTATACTGATCCAACAGGATAAAGGACATCAAGTAGCTGCGAGCTGTTTGCTTTTGCGTTTAACGCAGTGGATACAACTGCGTTTTGCACAGGGTTTCCGCTTGTCGTGCTAAGCTGCGCATCCACAAGAACAGGATAACTAGTAGTAGTTGCCATGTACAAATCTCCTTACTGTAAATTCTCAATATATACGGTTCCGCAGCATGTGTGCAGTTTTGCTTCATCTGTCTTGTTAATTTGTATAACAGTTGGTATAGTGTTTTTAAGGTTACGTGCAAAAGGAGGTACGCTATGACGCTCGATGACTTTGCAACGCAGTACTACTTCCCGGTTACAAAAGCAAACGTTCGGGAAAACACGTACGTAGGATACGTAAGCTCGTACAACTTGTACGTTAAGCCCAAATTCGGCAACGTTGAAATGGAAAGCATTACCGTTTCGGATGTTGAAAGCTGGATTAATCAAATAGAGCGTCCAGGAGCTGCAAACAAAGCGTTTATGACGCTCAGGCAGCTTCTTCGAAAAGCAGCGGATTACGATATGTATGCAGGCAAGGACCCAACAAAATGTCACATTAAGCTAAGGAAAACAGCGGGCAACGAATCGAAGATTTTAACCGCTGAGGAAGTTGCACAGCTTCTAAAAGCGTTTAAGGGTCATCCGCTTGAAGCTTGCGTTATATGTTCAGTTACGCTGGGCCTTAGAAGGTGCGAGTCCTTTGGCTTAAAGTGGCAGGACATTGACATGCAAACTGGAGCAGTTCACGTACGCAGAAGCAGGCAAACAGTGAACGGCGTTGAACGCGTCTACGACCCTAAAACAAAGAAGTCCAACAGAGTTTGCTATCTTCCGGACTTTGCCGTTAGGCGTTTAAATAAAATTAAAAAGAAGGAAAGCAGCTGGATACTTCCTGTGCCCGTTGACAAAGCCGCTGCTATGTACAAGTATCATTGCAACAAGTGCAACGTACCGTACACTCCGTTTATGAATTTAAGGCATACATATGCTACGCTGCTTGCGCAAAACAACGTTGACATTGGCTTTATTGCAAACATGCTAGGACACACTGAAATTGACATGGCGTACAAGAGGTACATTAAGCCAACCGAGGAAAGCTACAAGCAAGTGCAAAAAGTGTACAGCAGCATTGTGTGCACGTCGAATAGCTATGTGCGCAAGCTTGTTACGCGTATAAAGGAAAAGGCTAGCGCGTTGGCTAGCCTTGTAAGCAAATTTAACTTTTCAAGCAAGCTTAAACTTGTTGGAGCGTAAGCTACGCGTCAATTACTTTCAGTCTGTCGCTCACTGCGCTAGCTATTTGACTAGCTGCACACTTTAGCGTTTTAAGCGTGACAATGTTGCTGTCGTGCTGCGTGTTTGCAACATCGTTAGCGTAGTACGTGCAAGCTTGCTTGTGCGCAGCAGCAAGTTCGCTTGCGCTAAACGAAGTTCCTTGATACGGATTGTTCCATTTTCCGTTTGTGCTGGGCACGTACTTGGGCTGAGGATTCGCCAAAGCCATTGCATCCGTAAACGCAAACTTGCTTCCTACGGACAGTCTTCTTAAGCTGTAGCACTCGTTAAACAAGTTGTATGCAGCTGTGCCCTTAGGAAGCGCTATTCGCGAAATGTTTATGCTTTGACATGAAATGCATCCGCTAAACATTTCGTCAGCGGACGCTATGTCCTCCGCTGTGCAGTTTGACAAGTTAACTTCCATAAGCGACTTGCAGTTCATAAACATTCTGCTTACGTTAGTGCAAGTCGACAAGCTAAAGTTGTTAAACGCAATAGCGCTAAGGGATTGCAGAGCGTAAAACATGTTATGCGCGTTAGCTGTGCATATGTCGTCATCGGAATGCACGATTAAGCGCGTGCTGTCCTTGCTAAGCAGAGCGCGTACTGAGTTGTCCTTGTCTTTGCTTACGTCAATAGCGGAATTAAACTTGGACGCGTCAACGTTTACATTTGCAGTGTACTCAAATGCAATTGACACAAGTGCGCTTTGCACGCTATCGCTAGCAGCTTTAATTGCTGCGTTAAATTCAACGCCAGAAAGCAAGTACGCGCTCATATGCTATCTCCGACCCACTATCTTTAAAAGCGCAACTCGGTTGTCCGCAGTAATGTCGCTTTCCGTCATAGTAACTACTCCGTTTGCAACTGTTTCGGAGATATGAGTCTTTGCAGTTATTCTAAACGTGCCGTCGGACAAAACAATTCCTGTAGCGTACACAGTTTCTCGAATAATTGACGTGCCGCCTACTGTTTGGGTAGTGTCTGTGTCCAAGCTTGCGCAAGCTTTGTTGCACCAGTTGTACGTGTACAGCCCGTCATCTCCATACGGAAGTCCGTGAAGTCGGGCGGAAAACTGCGTGCCCGTGCCCCTGTCGTAGAACACAAATTCAAGGCTCTCGTACACGCAAGCGTTTACGTTTACCTTTCCTTCAAGGCTTCCCGACGTTACGCTGTAGTCAATGTTTACGGAAACGCCGGTACTTGTAGTGTTTGCTTTTGGTATTAAGCTGTATAAAACGTCATCCTTGGGCTGCAAAGCGTGACGAGTTGAATTCATGTCATAGTAGAAGCCGCTTACGTCCTTAGTGGAAATAAGCTGACCGCTTACAACAGGAACTTTGCTAAGCTTGCTATGATTTACTGCATAGAGCTTGCATTTCATAAAGCTGCTCCTTAACTATACGCAACGTTACTTGGACATGTTGTCAAGTACTTTTTGAGCCTTAACAGCGTTCTTAGTCCAGTTGTTGTTCTTCCAGTAGTTCCAAATCATGGAAGCTGCCATAAGCACAACAAGGATGATTTGGTAAGCTGCGTCGAGATTGAACTCAAATCCAATCATCGAAAACACAGTAGTTGCAACCATAAACAGAGCGCGAAGAGTTGCAAGAACGCGATTGCGCGTAAGCTCAACGTCGCCGATCTCAATATCGAAATCGGGAATCATGTCCTCCGTTACGGAAGAGGGCGTTTCCTGTACGTTAGTTTCAGTGTTTTCGGACATGTTAAAATTCCTTTCTATGCTGTATGTCTATAGGAGTCTTAGCGTCAAGTACGGACGGGTAGCTTCCCTGGTGTCTGTACAGCGTCTTAACTTTTTCTATAATTTCGTCTGCATAGCTGTTTCCGTGCATTAAATGATAGGATTCCGCAAGCTCACAAAGACATTTAAATGACGTGTCGCTTATGTATCCTTGTTGCAGCGCTGTGTTGCACATGTCGATAATAAGCGCTCTAATAATGTTTTTAGTAGCCATCATGCTTACTTTGTGCTCATGCGTAAACAGTTCAAACGCTTCGCGCATTTCGGCCATGTTTTTGCGCTCTTCCTTTATGCCTCTTATAGCTTTTAAGGCCCATCCGCCTATTGCTCCTATTGCCATAAGAGCAATTCCGCTTATTATAGAAGGCATAGCGGGCTGCATCCATATTGGTACGTCCACAGCTTTGCATCCTTTAATACAAATAAAACAATCCAACGTTACAATGTAAAGAAGGTGCTTTTGCTATAATGGAATATTAGAGTCCAGCATCCAGGAAGCGTAGTATATTGTGCGGCCGGGCGGATATGATGCAGGAAGCGCGTCCACTTTTTGCGCTGTGCATCCTGCGTCCGCGTACCATCCTAAAAAGATGCTGTTAGCTTTTGAAACTACGGGCATGCTTGAATAGGGCACAGCACTGCCCGTTTCACCTATTAAAAAGTTAGGGTTGTCGGGCTGCTTGTCAAATACAATGTCGTCCGCTCCGTTTGCCCTAAATTCAATTATGCTGTATCGATCGCTGTAAACAGCTATTTCAGGAACTTCGTCGCTTGCAATGGGCTCCCATCGACACGGTCCTACGCTTCTGCGCACGCTGTTTGAATCGTAAAACAAGCCGCTGCTGTCCTTTGAAACAACAATTTGACCGTCCGCAATGGGTACAGTGTCGATTAAATCCCTATTTGCTATTACAAACTTAACGTCCATTGCAGCCTTCCTAGAAAAGCACTTCGTATTCAGGATATTCCCGCTCAACGCACTTGCTAATAAACGTCATAACAGCTTTCATACCCTGCTGTACGTTATTGAAGGTATCGACTTTAAACGTTTTGCAGCCCATTGTCTTTTGCTTGGGCGTAAGCTGCACCATGTTTACCCTTATTTTATTCGAGTACGTTGTTACGCTTATTTGCACGTGCATTTCTCCGACGTTGTCGCGAACTTCCTTGGGCAGCATGTACTTATCGGATACTTCCTTGGGTATTTGGTACAGTATTGTGCAGTCCACAATGCATTCGTTGCTTTCCTTGCGCTTTCTAAGCGTGCCCAGCAGCTTTTTGCTTATGCTTTTTCCTACAGTGTTTACAAGCTTCGTAGGGTTTAAGGGTGCAGCTGCGCTGACAATGTATCTGTACATTACAGTCTATTCTTTCTATCCGTCCACTTGCCGTTCTTCATTGAGTACAAGCCGCCGCCGCTTCTGTTGCAGGACATCCATTGTCCGTTTTTCAAAATTTCAAACGGGAAATAGTCCATAAGTCGCTTTAAGCCCGGTATGGTTACTTTTGTAGGAACTGCTCTAACGTTTTGAGTAGTTCCCCATTTGTCCATGTAGTATCCGCAGCCGCACAAGTAAATGTACCCGTCAAAGTTTTCCTTGTTGCTTGACCAGCCAAAATTTTTCTCGAGGTTGCCTATAGTTACCCAGCCTGCGGATCCTGTCCAGTTTCCATTGTATCTTGAGTTTAAATCGTCCCAGCCCGCGTTGCCGCCCAAGCCTATTTGCCAGTGAAACAATCGACCGTTTGAAGCAAATGACGTTGAGCCGTAATCCTGCCCAAGTTGAGCTGTTTGCTTCTTAAGCGACACAAATCCAGTTGAAGGATTGGATGCTGCGTTTTGCACACCTGAAACTAGCGTGCTTCCGTTGGAGAGCTTCATGTCAAGTCGGTTTGTTCCGGATGACGAGTTAATAGTAAAGTATTCCTTGTATAGCACCATGCAAGCCATGTAATCGCTCATTTGCCTGCACGAGCCCGGAAACACGTAGTCAAACCACACGCCGCGACTTCCATAGGAACCTGTATACGACCCGGGCACTATTTTTATCTGAGCGTCCAAGTTTTCGTTTACTCTAACGCATATGTATATGTCAACATAGCAACTAACGGCAGTTGTATGCGATCCAGGAAGAACGAAAAAGCTCTCAGCATAGTTAACTCCGCCTTTGCCCGTTTGCGTAATGCGAGTAGGGTTTTTAATCTCAAGCCACGTGTGTCCGCCCTGAGTGTATTTTGTTAAGCCTGCGTCTCCGTACAGATCAGCCATAGCTACTCCTTGCCTATTCGCTCGCACTTTGTCCAGTTAAGGACAACGTATCCGTTTTTATCCACTACCTTGTTTCCGTTGCTGTCAAGCGTGCTTTTAAGTCTGTACACCGTGTTGTCGTCAAGCGGCTTTACGGGTTCGGGCGGAGTAGCTGGAAGAATAGTATATTCTTCCATCTTAAGCGTAATTTGCTGCGCGTCTCTGTTGCTTGACAGCGTAAGCGAGCTTTGGCCGTTGGGATCTCGGCTTCTAGCCCACCAGCTTATAGGCACTACAAATCCGTGAAACACGTAAGGGTCGTAGTTAGTGTCTATTTTGTCCTTAAAAAAGCTAGGATCGTACTTAATTAAGCCCTGTGCGTCCATTTGAGCTTTGGACAGCGTTATTGAGCATACAGCTGCATCTCCGGACGTTTCGTTTCCGCTGTACGGGCTGTCTATTGAAAGATTGGACGAAGCTGTAGCTAAATCGGATTCGTAGTCAAGACGAACTCCATCCGATTTTCTGGTGCAAGAGCTTGTTGACACGTGAATAGTTTTTCCGTTTACGTACACGCGCGGGTAGCTGTTTGCGTTGTATCCGTTAAACTTTCCCTTGTCGCGGAAGCAATCTCCCCACATTACAATATCATGATTTCCAGCGGGTATGCTGGACGCATATCGTTCGTACCTTAAGTCCTTGCCGCCGAAATAGTAAATAGTGTCAGCGTACGCTATTCCAAAGATAGGGTTGCTGTTGTACGTAATCCGGTTTAAGTCGTTACACGCGCGTTCCCACCATGTTCTGGAATACGGATACGTATCAACATAGCTTCCTTTTGCATACGTCAAATATGGCCAGTCAAATGCGTGCTTGTACGTGCCGTCCTCGTTGCGATCGTTGTTTAGATTGTACTGGCTTTGGTTAAACATGTTAGCGTAGTGACCCATAAACCAGCTCAAGGATGTGCCGTTAAAGTAGCCGCCTCCGGAAGTTCGCGCTGACGTGACAGCTTTTATATGAAAATACGTTACATCCAGTCGTATTTTAATGTCCGTTTCATCCAAAGAGTCGCAAAACAGCCTGTATGCCATGCGTCCCGACACATCGCAAAACCCTCCGCATATGACGTGCGGAAGGTCTATAAACAAGTCGCTGCTGTACTGCTTAAATGCCATGCAGCTTCACCTACTTGGAGTATATGTCGTTTTCGCTGTTGTCAGCGCGACTGCGTATAAAGTTAGTTGCGTTTGCGCCCACTTGATCTCCGGAGTAAATGTTCAGCTTAGCTCGAGGAATTGCTCCGTCGTTTACATCAGGCTTAATCGCAGTTCCGTCCTTGTCCTTGCTCCAGGAGAACGTGGGCTTCTTAAGCGTGCCAGCGCTTGCGCCGTTGTCGTAGTTGTCGTTTAAATCGACGTTTTCATACGATACGGTAAGACCGAGCGTGCCCTTGGGGTTGTAAATTGTTTTAAGAAGCTCGTTTAACAGGCTAACAATAGTGTCAACGCCGCCCGTGCCCTGGTACATTTGGCTAAGAAGATACTTGTCTCCGTCCTTGCGGTGCTTTATCTCGTTTTTAATTTCAGCTTCTATCTCGTCAAGTCGCTGGTCTATGTAGTCAAATCGAGCAAAGGCCTCGTCGATAAAGTCCTTAATAAGCTGATACGGGTCTATTTCAATGCTGTACCATCCGCCGTGGTCGCCGTTTTTAATAGCGTTGCGATCGTCGGATTGATACTTGTTTTCAACTGAAAATCCCAGCTTTGTGTCGTTAGCGTACGGGTTGTTTACGCTGTTTGTAACTACAGTTTCCCTGCCCGATTGCGATCTTGAAGGGTCGCTGCACTGCGAAACAACGTTAGCATCTCTAGCGCTTCCGTACCAGTGAGACGGGTCAGTTGTGCCCTTCCACTTGGTTGTAGCTGTTCCAAAGTTGTCCTTGCCCGTTTTATCCGTAGTTGTGTTGGATCTACGGGAGTAAACTTTGGTGTCAAGCAAGTTGTTTGACGTTACTTTAATAAGAGGCTTGTCCTTGTAAGCTTCTATTTTAACGTTTCGGCTTCCGCTTCTTAAGCTGCTGCGCATTAAGTACTCCGATGCAGGAGACGAAACAAACTGTATTTTCGCGCACCATGGATACGCCTCGGGCCCTATAAAGTCTCCGTCGCACTTGTTCTCCGTATGAGTAGCGCCAAAATCAAATTTGGAAATGCCTCTAAGCACTGATCTGTTAGTAAAGCCTGTTAAAAGAATTGCAACGTCATTTGTAATGGGCTCCATAAACGTTAAGCGTATAACGGGCTTTTTGTTTAAATCAGGAGTAAAGTCCTTGTACGGGGTGCCCAATCCGCTTGTTTTCCAGTAACCGGGTTGCAGCACTACGCCATCGCATATTTTTATGTACTCGTTTAGCTGCTTTTGTACAGCTGTAAACGATATTTTACTCATATCGGGCGTTTGATCTACGCCCAACTCATCAGCAACGCTGCCCAAAGGCACAGTGGAAGTGGTAACGTTTACAGCGTTTTCCGATGGACTGGAAGTCTGCTTGTTGCTTATTAAGGAGCCGTAGTCCTCTACAACAGTAGCCCATCCTTTAGCATCGTACTTACACTTGCCGTAAAAGAACGAAGCTATAATGGAGTTACCCGCTGTAACGTGACTTCCTTCCGGCAGGTCAATCTGGTACACGTATATGTTTTTGCCGACAGCGGTACCGGAGCCTGCAGGCACTTTAAGTATTAAGGAGCTTCCGGTAGCTAGCGAGGAAGCCAACCACTCGCGTTCAGTACATACGTCAAAGTCGGCGTCCACTGATTTAAGCTGTCGGACGTATTCCTCATATGAGGACATACCAACTACGCGTCCCTCTGAGAGTATCTCCTTAGTCATGCTTTACTCCTTGACTACTATTCCTTGGACTTTGCAACAACGTGACCGTTTTCGTCTATTTCAAGCGTTGCGGGCAGCTCGTCGTCCTCGTATTGATACGTTGCTGTTAAATGGCCTTCGTTTGTTAAGTTAAACTTAGCAAGTGCAGTGTCCTCGTCCTCGTATGTGCAAAGCAGTCTGTTGTTATCGGGTGTCATGCTAAACTTCATGAACGTAGCGCCCGAAGCAACAGTTGAGACTTTGCAAGGCACTTCAGTAACATCCGTTACTCTGCCGTACTTGTCCACAGTTATGCGAGGAACTTGTATGTACTTGCCCTGAAACGTTGTAAAGTTGTCGGAGTTTGCAACAGGTCCGTACGTGCCTGCTTTTACGCCAGTTTCAGTAAGGTTAAACGTTAAGCTTACAAGCTCAAGTCCATGCCCAGGTTTATAGGAATCCCATGTTCCGTTAGCTCTTAAAAACTTGTTCTGGCTTCCGCGTACCGGTGCAGGAGCGAATCCATGCTTGCCGTCGGCAGTGTCGCTGCATCCAACCATGTCGCTGGACTCAACGTATGACCATGTTCCGTCTCCGCGTAAAAACTTGGAGGAGTCCGAGGATTGTGGAGCGGGTACAAGTCCTTGCGTGCCGCTTGCTTTTGCAGTAGCTCCTGTAAACACGGCGTACGTAGTGTCAGTAAACTTTGCGTTTTCGGGTACGTCGCATTTAACGGAATGACTGCAACGAGTTGCTACGCCGTTAAGCAAGTACACAGCTGTAAAAGCATCGCCAACTGTGCTAGTTCCTAGCTTTTCAGCAACGTCAGCTTTGGGTGCTTTGTCAACGCTTTCCGCTTTTTTAGCTAAGTCCGCTTTAGCTGCTGATGTAGCTTTTCCGTTAAACTGAACAGCTGAAATAGTTCCGTTTTTTAAGTCAGCGTAAACGTTTTCATTCCAAAACAAGTACCAGTAGTTTGACCCATCTGAACCAGTTAAGTACACCTTTTCAAGGTCAGCGGACTTCATAAGCGTTATGTAATTATCCGTGTCCTTGCTGGCAATAAGCTCGTATCTTTGAGCTGTATCGCTCCATGCGTATATGCCGTCACTGCTGTCGTTGTTAAACAGCGCGTACAAGCAGTCCGGATCCCCTACTTGCTTTAGATCCTTAACAACGCTTACGCCTCTTACGTTGCGGCGAACGGAGTTCATGTCGTAGTACAGTCCGTTTCGGTCCTGCAACGCTATAACTTGTCCGTCCACAACCGGAACTGAACTTACGTTGTTCTTTGCTACTGTTATAAATTTAACGTCCATATGTGCTACCTTAAAGTCTAAGACGTGGATTTAGCTTAGACGCTGTTCCAGTATCCACGCTATGGAGTCCTCCACGAAGTCCTTTTCAGCGAACTGTATCTCCGTATTTGAGGCGCTTGTAATTCTTCCGTACTTGTCCACGGTAAACTGAGGTACTTTTACGTTGTCGTTTACAGGTCCGTACGTACCCGCAGCTACACCGGATTCGGGCTTGTACCCAGCTGACTGCAAATCTCCGCTGCTTGACACGCTAGCTACGTATCCTGCTATAGCAGTGTTTTTCTGAACAGTGCTCGACAAGTCAAGCACTGGTCCTAACTGTTCCCATCCTTTTTCCAAGTACACGTATTCAGCGGAATGCTCGACAACGTAGTATACGTCTCCTACGCTGTTGTGCTCCGTTGGAAGTTGCGAATGCTGTGCAACGCTTCCTTTAAATCTAAGAACGCTTGACAAGTCCTGTGCCTTTGGCAGCGTTATTTTTCGCTTTTTAGTGCCCGTTACGTGGCCAAACTTGTCAGTAGCTACGCAGTCAACAGTAAAGGATTCGCCCATTTGCAGCGAAACGTCCTTCACATCGGGCGTAATAGCTGTAGCGCCCTGCGGAACTGCGTGTGAAACTGTACCCGTTCCAGTTATAGTAGTTGGAGTACATACAGCCCCTTCGCCTGCTGTAATGCTGTACTTTACGGAAACGTCAGCTCCTTGAACTGCAACCCATCTAGCTCCTGCGTACGCGTACAAAGCGCTGTTAGCCGTGCACAAGTACAGGCGCCCTTCCTCTCCTTTAGTGCTTTCGGTTGGAATTGAGGAAAGAGTGTTTACAGCTGACGAGTAGTCACTGTCTCCTATATGCACTTGACGTACATCGGATAAAACGTATATAGCGTTCGGATCCTTTTTCTGGAGCGCATCATATTCACTTTTTGTGCCAAACTTTAACTTGACCTCAGAGTACGCTGTAGGCATGCCGAAAGCCCTTCATTTTACATTTATGTGTCTGTAAAAGTAAAGGTGACTGCGGACATGTGCCCACAGTCACCCATACAGCTTAAAGTGCTAAGCAGCAAATTGTAAACTACAGCTCGTTCCAAGTAAGAGCATCCGCAATCTGAGAAGCAGCGTCAGTCTTAGCGGCAGCAACAGCTTCGGACTTAGCAGTGTTTGCCTTGGAAGTAGCATCCTTTGCAGCAGCAGTCTTAGCAGCAGCGACCTGGCTAGTAGTTTCGGTCTTAGCAGCAGCGATAGCCTCGGTCTTAGCAGTATCAGCCTTGGTTGTAGCGTCGGTAGCGGCAGCGGTCTTAGCGTCTGCAATAGCCTTGTTGACGTCGGTGGTCTTTGCGTAAGCAGTCAGATCAGCGTCGGAAGTGCCAATGCGCTCAAATGCGCCGTTGATGAGCATGTACTCAGTGTACACGGAAGCAGTGGAGCCCGCGGCGTCAGTCTTTCCGGTGTTGGGCACCATGTAGATGGTGTCCTCGTTAGCCGTAGCAACTTCGGGAAGCGCAGCAACAATCTCGCGCTTGAGGTGATGAGCGCCGGCTACTGCGGTAGCAATAGCGGTGTCAGTAGCGCTCTTGGTGTAAGCGTCAGCGATGCCGTAACCTGCAAGCGTTGTAGCCTTGTCAGCCTTGCCGCTCAGTGCAGTGGAGTTAGTCTTAGTATATGCAGCGAGCGCGTCAGCGGCAGTCTTTTCGGCAGCAGCCTGAGCAGCGTTAGCCTTAGCCTCAGCTGTCTTTTCAGCAGCGGCCTGAGCAGCGGAAGCCTTGGTGGCAGCGTCCGCAGCAGCAGCGTCAATGGCCTCCTGCTTAGCGGTGGAAATCTCACCAGTTACAGCAGTGTGCAGTGCGCTGTCGGCAGCAGTGAACGCGTCCTTGACAGCCTTCTCAGTTGCAACAGTAGTTGCGTTGGGAGCAGCAGCAAGAGCTTTTCCGCCCAGTACCATAGTGGAGCGCTTAACGCCGCTAGCTGTGGAAACGACAACCTTGTCAGCTGCGCCGTCGCCGACCATATTGCCAGCAAGCTCGTCCTTAGCAGCGTTTACCGCGGAAGTAATGTCAGCTTCGATGTCGCTAACGGACTTAGTAGCTTGACCCAGGCCCTTAGCAGTCTTAACAAGAATCTTGTCAGTGTCAGCGCCGTCGGCTACCTTAACAGCAGCGGTGATGTTGTGCTTAGCGTCCATGGACAGCGTAACAGTGTCAGTGCTGCCGACAGTGTACGTGTCAACAAGGTCCTTAACGGGAATTGCAATTTCCTTAGCAGTTGCAGTCTCGCCGTTCTGGATGTTTACGGTAAGCACGATAGCGGGACTAGTGTACGGATCGCCTGTAGCAGGGGTGAACTTGTGCTCCGGCTCGAACTTGCCGTCCTGAAGGAAGAAGTCCTTCGGGATGTTAATTTCGACGTCCTCGGCGCCAAAGTTCTTAACAGTCAGCTTGTAAGCGTTAGGATCCCAGGAAATGTCGTGAGCAACGCCGGTGAGCGTAGCAGTGGAAGCTTCAGATCCATCAGCGTGGTTGAACGTTAAGGTTCCGTTGTCGTACGTAGCGTCGATGAGAGCCTTGTTTGCGTTAGCAGTAACAGTCTTCAGTCTGTCCTCGACGAAGCCCTTAACAGCTGCTACAGTAGGAACGTAAGCGCCGAACGTAGCTGCGTCGCCGAACGCGGCCTTGTCGTCAACGGAGCCAGGCATAGCCTTAATAACAGTGTTGCCCTTGCCGCCGACGTACACGTCGTACATTACTTTTGCGCCAGCAGTTACTTTAACAAACTGCACCTTGCCCTCAGTAAGTGCCTGAGGAACAACCTCAGCAACGCTTACATCGGAGGTAACGTTGTGGCTACCCTTGTAAATAGCGCCAGCGTCGGTAACAATGTAAAGAGCATTCTCGTCCTTGGTTACGAGAGCGTCGTACTTAGCTTTTGTAGCTGTAAAAAATTTAACCTGTGCCATGCTTTACCTTTCTTCACACAGTGTACTAGGTCATATGTACTAAAGGTACAGTAGTTTGCGTATAGTAAAAATTAACGCACTGCCCCTAGTCCGAAAGAATTGTCCAGTCAAGTGCAGCTTTGAGTGCGCCGGCTGTAACAAGTTCGCTGTCAGTTGCTTCGTCCAGCTTTCCGGCTTGAATGTCAAGAGAAGTTAATTTAGGAAGAAGTCCAACAAGCTTCGAAATGTCAAGGTCGTCCGTAGCGTCAGTAGCGTTTTGCGCTGTTTTGCCATCGGACACCCAGATGTCCACGGACGTTTTGCCCGTTTCGCTGTCAACTGTTCGAACAGCATAGATTGTATCCGCTTCAAGCTGCTCAGGAAGCTCGTTTACAAATCGAATAGCTGTGCGAGCAATAAGCTCAGTTCCGCGATAAACGCTTTGCGAGTCGTTAATGAAGTACACAGCTTCGTTAATAACGGAACCGCTTTGCACTACTTTGTCATATTGACTCTGAGAGCCGTACGCAAATTGAACTGCCATAATTCATCCTTTCCTTACGTATGCGCTTTAGTCCGTATCAGTAAGCAGTATCCATTCGGAGTTCTGCTTAATAACCTTAATGTCCTGAGTTGCTTCGCCCAGCACGGTTTCCATTTCCTCAAGCTCCTGCAACGTGTCGGAGTTTGTAGGGAATTCAAACACGTCCCACTTTAAGTTTTCCGCGTCCCAAACGTAGTACTTAACTTCGCCGCGCACGTTGTTTACGCGAACAAGCTGACCATCCTTAGGATACGGACAACCAAGTCTGTTTCTGTCGTCAATAGTGTTTACAGTAACAAACGCGCCCTTGTAGTCCTTAGGAGCGGGCGGTGCAGGACAGCAGCAGTTGTCATCATCGCAGTGATCGTGGTGATGGTGATGGCAATCTCCGTGAACGTGGTCGCAGCCGCAGTCGCTATCGGATGCGTACGAAACAACAGTTATGTCCTCAGTGTCAACGTCAAAGTCAGGGATAACTGTTCCGTTGGGTATTGATTTAAAGTACCAGCCGCTTCTGCGCGTGCTTTTGTACGTGTACCAGCCGCGGCATACTATGAATTTTTCGTTGCCGTACGTCGACAGCATAACAATGTCACCGACGCTGATGGGCTTGCTGGAGTCTAACTGCATATACAGCCCTTTCCCGATGCTTTCTTTTTAATTACGTATATATCCTCTAGGTCCGTAAGCTGTATGGGCTTTTCAACGTATTCGCCGTTTACATTGGACTTAAGATACCAGCCGCAAAAAGGTCTGTTTCCTCCAAAGGAAAACCAGCCGTGGTCCACTTCCCACAACGTGTTTTCAAATCTACCCAGCTTTACAACGTCTCCAGGAGATATGGAAACCCTTGTATTGGGTACATCGAGTTTTAAATGCATGGAAACACCCTTACTTTGCTGCAACAATCAGTGTATATAGAAGGTACTTTCAAAGATAAAGCCCAGCGCACAGCTGAGCTTTAAGATAAAGTTTGTATGTCAATAATTAGCTAGCTACTTCATTTGCTTAACGCTGTTTTCTATTTTAGCAAGCAGCTGTTCCACTTGCATGCGCGTATCCTTATGAAGCTGCATGCTTTGCTTAGGGTTTTTGTACCATGTAAGCACTTCAAGCAAGTCCTTTGCGTTGCTTGTTTTACTGTATCGATCCCAGCTAAAGCTCCACCAGTCGCATATCATTTCAATAACGTATGCATAGGGCATTTGAATAGGATAGGAAGTTCCGTCGTCATTTAGCAAAACCCAATGCTGCCAATGATGCTTGTTCCAGTGAATATGATGCAGCCAAGCAGCATCAAAGCTTTTTTGAATATCCGTTGCCCAAATAGGAAATTCCGTATTGTAAAAGTTGTTGTCGTATGCGTAGTATTCCTCGTCCGTGTCCTTGCTTAGATCGTGTCGACTTATAATGTACTTTGTTTTCTTGTTATCAGGTACAATGCTGTGATCGACTAAGTACTGGTATGCTTTCTTAACGTTTGCAACATGACGATCAAGGTACTCATCGTAGCGCTTTGACATAGTGCATCCTTTCTAGTTGTTCATAAACTTGCTAGTAAACTCGCTTTCAGTGTACTTTGGAATGCCGAGCTTGTCCGCGTCGCTGTTTTTCCTTGAACCTGAGTTTGGGTTGTCCGTAATTAAAGCAAACGTGCTTTTTGTGACGGAGGAGCACATTGCAAATGAATGCTGTGCAAGCAGCTGCTCAAAGTCCTTGCGCTTCATGGACAGCTTGCCAGTAACGCATACATTTCGAATATCCTTATTGCTTGCAGCGGGGAGCGTTAAGTTGTCGTGAATGTACGTCAAGTTGTGTAGCTTGTAAGCGTTTGCTGCTAAGCTTTCGAAGTTAGCATGTCCAATAGCGTTAGCTATGCGTTGCGCTTGCTCCTGCGTTACAGTTCCGGTGTAGGCTATTTCCATAATGTCAAAGTACATGATTGTGCACTTTGACGCAGTTTTGCTTGCAATTCTGGGTATGTTGCACGCTGTTAGCGCAACGTCAAAGGGTATGCTTTTTGATAGACAGCAGTCCACAGCTTGTGCAAACAGCGACAGCTGCTTTCCTGCAATTTTGCTTTCCACGTCCTGAGCTGCTGCAATAGTAAACTGCAAGTACGGCATTTGGTACAAATCGGATACGCAGTTAATGTGAAACGTATCGCAGTACTTGCGTATTAGAGTGTCAGATAGCCCGTCAATGCTGCTAATTGTTTTAATCCACAGCACAGCGTCAAGCTTTTTACGTTCAAAGCAATCGACGTTGCAGCATCCGATGTGAACGTCCGTAACCCAATGCAGCAGCTTGCCGCAGTACTTGCACGTGCGAGGCAGAGTGTACTGTTCATCGGGTACGTAGTCAACGCTAACAATATACGGAATAATTTCGCCGCTCTTTGTTACTGTAACTTTGCATCCGGGCTTAATGTGATTGTCCTGTACGTATTTCGCGTTAAACGCAGTAGCGTACTGAACAGTAGTTCCTGACAGCTCTATTGCGTTAAACTTTACTTTAGGAACATAGTAACCTGTTTTAGTAAGCGTCCATACTACGTCCTGCACTGTTGTTTGCTTGCTTTCCGCTGCAAACTTGTACGCTTGCGCATTCCAGGTCAGCTCATGTGTATCCTTGTTAAATTTCAAGGACTGATCAGCTATTACTAAGCCGTCTTGAGGATATACGTCAGCTGCGGACAGTATTGAATGACACTGCTTAACTCTAAAGTCAAAGTCCTTTTGGGTGAATGACGTAAGCACTTTAAACGGCGCTGTTTCGTGTATGCAGCTAAGCTTTGCAAATACGTCAAAGTGCGTTGCTATGCCGTACTTCTTGCAGCTGTCGCAAGCAATAACGGAGTACACAGCTAAGCTGATAAGTCGCAAGTCCTGTGCGCTTGCTTCCTTCTGGTTTATAAGGCCAGCTACAGTGTTCCTTGCGTTTTTAGCATCGGCATGCGACTTTAAGTACTGCTTAAAGTCGTTGCGCTTCATTACAAGCTCTCCGCGAATTGCGCCCGTAAACTTGTGTCCGTCCAGCTTTACCGTGAACATGTCAGGAGCGATGTACTTTAGCTTTGCAGTGATGTCAAAGCCTTCAGTGCCGTCGCCTCTTGTTAACGCATAGTCCAGCGTTCCGTTAGTGTAGTACAGCGCACAGCTTATGCCGTCAAGCTTTAAGGAGCATACAACGGGCTTGCTGTGCAAATCCTTTGAAAACTCGTCCCAGTTGTGCACTTTGTCAAGAGAGCCCACTACTCCATACGCATGCTTCCTCTTTACTCCGTACGTGTCGTCGTAAGCAACTGCGTACCCATGACCAACACTCGACACAACATCACTTTCAGGGTTTAACTCTTTAAGCTGCTCAAGCTTGCTGTCGAACTGGACATCCGACAAAGGACTTGTGCCGCTTGAATAGTATTGCTGTGACGCTTGCTGTAATTCCTGTTCAAGTTTTGCGGCTGTGCTTGCTGAAGCAAGCAAGTTTTTACGCTTTGCAGCCATGTGTGCTACTCCTTAGCATCGCATCGAATACCCTGTTCAACTGAAATAATGCTGTCCCTTTGATCAAGCATAGCTTGGAAGGCTTTTATGTGCTGTATAAACCTGGAGCCAATATCGTCAATTAAGCTAACACGGTTGCCCACAAACACAAGACAATGGCACCTGTAGTCCTTTTTATATCTAAATTCGGCTATAGTTAGCCACTTGCTGTCCGCATCGCGCATTCGCACTTCGTAAACAGGAAAGTGCAAGTCGGTATCGCTGTCAGCAATACCTATGCTGTAGTTGTCCCAATCCATGTACATGTATATTTTCGTTTGCTCAATCATACGTCTCCTTGCTGCTGTTAAATACACTGTAAATTATATAGCAAAACGTATAGGATTATGTGTGCACATAAGAAAAGCCTGCAACTTTACAGCTACAGGCTTGAAGAGAGGCAATTGGAGCGCCCGACGGGATTCGAACCCGCTCCCTAAGTTTGGAAGACTCACATGCTACCGTTAACACCACAGGCGCGTGGAGCAGGCGTTTCGGATTCGAACCAAATCATCGGAAGTGGAGACGTGTGATCATCTTCCGCATGCTACCGTTACATCAACGCCGCGTTGCATGCTGTAAATTATACAGCAGTGGCTGGCCCAGCAGGATTCGAACCTACATAATCAGCACCAAAAACTGATGTCCTGCCATTAGACGATAGGCCAGTAAGCTTTATGTATTGTACTACAAATATGTTTTGTAGTCTGGCATAATGGGTAATCCGTTTTCGTCTAAATTAAACTTGTCGTAGGAACCGTTTTCATGTGCTTTAACCCATATATGCACAGCATAATGATATCCTGTTATACCTTCCGATACCCATAAGCCGTTAGCAGTTTTAACAGCCCTGTCCACGTAGCTTGTCATTACTTTTATAAATCTCTTTTTAGAGTTTGCATCCATGCGAGGAAGTTCATCATGGTGCTTGGAATAGCAAGGTTTTGTTAAATCAACGCAGCACATTTTATCCGTTTTAAAAGTTACGTGCACATGAGGTAATCCGCCTTCGCTGCCTCCTTCGTACACGCTAACAAGAACAAGGTCATTGTTGTTCTCGTTAACTAGCGCCATTGCAAAAATATCTTCGTGTACCTTTTTGCTGCTATCAGCTTCTACAACTAAACGCTTCATGTAAACTCCTTTCTACAAGTAAATTGTATAACAAAAGTTAAATAGTTTAAAGCAACATTACTAATTCAGCTTGCGTATTCTATGTCCTTTAAATTCATATAGTTTGTCGGTGATCATGTCATTCAAAACGTTCCACGGCAACTTGCATTGTTTTGCGCACTGCTGTTTAGACGAGTAAATTACGCCAGTGCTTTCGTCAATAACACGCACTGCGTTGTGAGCTTGTCGTCCTTTAAGCTTGCTGGATATACGTTGGTTTACTTGATTGTACGTCATGTTGTAGGATTGCGTGCACCATTCAAGATTAGTAGCTGCGTTGTTTAGCTTGTTCTCGTCCTTGTGGTTGACAACTGCAAGATTATCAGGGTTGTCTACAAAAGCTTGCGCGACAAGTCTGTGCACCGTTTTCAAATGCTGCTTGCTGTTAAAATCGTTCAGCATTACGTATTCGTACCCTTTGTTTGTTACAAAGGACTTTAGCTGCTTTCCTTTCTTAAGGTACGTTTTTCCATCACTTCTTGTTATCAATCGAGTAACGGATCTAACGTTGCCAAAATTTGAAACTTGATAAAGACCTTCAAACCCAACTACGTCTTTCCATATTTCGTTTTCATTTGAGATTGCTTGCATACAGCACTCGCTTCACATTGCTAAGCTTTTCCTTTGGTGCATTCTGTGGGAATCGAACCCACGACCTTGGGATTAAAAGTCCCCTGCTCTGCCAGCTAAGCTAAGAATGCAGGTTACATGGTGGAGAGCCTTGAGTCTAACAAGGATTTCAGCGCGATAAACTGCTGCGTTCTAGCCGTTAAACTAACTCCCCAAACAAGTGGTGGACGATATGGGACTTGAACCCACAACCTACGGCTTGCAAAGCCGTTGCTCTCCCAATTGAGCTAATCGCCCATATGCGTGGTAGGGATGGAAAGAGTCGAACTTTCATCTGTCGATTATAGGTCAACTGCCCTAACCGTTGTGCGACATCCCCATAGCCTACGCATATTGTATTTCAAGCGCACATGCGCTGTGAAACCGTGGTGCGGGTAGCGAGATTCGAACTCGCAAGCCTGTCGGCGGAGGTTTTTAAGACCTCTGTGTATGCCATTCCACCATACCCGCAAAGCTTAGTATTGCAGGTAGCAAGATTCGAACTTGCATGCCAGTCGGCTACTGTCTTATAGACAGCTATGTATTCCGTTTCATCATACCCGCAAAAGCTTAGTGTGCTGTTTTAAAGGTGCTGTGGTACCGAGTACGGGATTCGAACCCGTGTTTCCACCTTGAAAGGGTGGCGTCCTAACCGATTAGACGAACTCGACATTGGGTGCCGCATCTAGGTAACGCTCCTAGCCAGTCATAGACATGGGATTTACAGTCCCACCCTCGTCTTTAAAGGATTACTGCGGCATGCTGGTGGTCACGATAGGATTCGAACCTACAGCCTTGTGCGTGTAAAGCACCTGCGCTAACCGTTGCGCCACGCGACCGTGAAAATATATTATAGCTGCTTTTTCCTGCTATAGTGCTCAAACCGTGTAACTAATAAAAACAAGCAGTATTTAATAGCCCAAAGCGCTTTGTAACACGACAGTAGAAAGGCAGCAATGAAACGAGTGCGCTTTGTCTAAGGCAGCTATAGTATCAAGTATTGTTAAGCTTTTTTAAACGTTAATCCGTTCCAGCTTTCGCTGGTGTTGATAATCTTATCAAGACGCTTCTTGGGAATTCCTGTGTCCTTAATGCATTGAGCTTTTGAAGTATACGATTTACCGGTTTCAACGCAAACAACAGGAGAAGCGTTCCAGCTTTTAGGACAAGCGCTTGTAGCAGCTTCCTGCTTTTTGGGCTCGTTAGCGTAGCACCATTCAAGATTATCGACGCAAACGTTGTAAGGGTTTCCGTCCTTGTGCTTAATAACAAGCTTGTTGTCGCTGTTTTCAAGGAATGTCCTAGCTACAAGCTCCGCAGCTGAAAACTCCCTGCGAACGCCCTTTGTGTCAACAAGTCTGTACATAGGGTACTGATCCTTGCTGTCGGGCTGCACAACCTTTTCGGGCATGTTTAGAATTACGCCGGATTGAGTTTTAATCTGGCATGCTGTTCTGCGCACAAGTCCTGTGTTTGAAACTTCGTAAGTGCCCTCTTCAAGCATGCTAATGGGCTTCCAAACAGTTTCCTGAGTAGCCATAAATATCACCTCTTGTATGTACTTCGCAAGCAGTTACACATATGAAAACGTCAGTCCATTCCAGCTTATGCTGCTATCAAGTGCTTGCGTAAGCCTATTATACGGTATTTTAACAAGTCTGCTGCATTCCGCTTTTGAAGCGTATACAACATCCGTTTGATTGCATCTAACGGAAATGCAGTTATGCGGAAGCTTTCCTTTTAGCTTGCTGGATATTCGCTTGCAGTTTCCGTTGTATTGAGTGTTGTACGAATACGTGCACCACTCCAAGTTGCTAACTGCGTTGTTGTACTTGTTCTCGTCCTTGTGATTGACGCAAGGCAAGTTTAACGGGTTTGGTATAAACGCTTCCGCTACTAGCCTGTGTGCTGTATGCAAATGCTGCTTTCCGTCGCTGTGCTTAAGAACGTATTCGATGTATTCATCTTTAGCAGGACGCATAACAAGCTCCTTTAGATGAATAACAGTTCCGTTCCTTGTAACAACGTCTCGCGCAAGTCGCTTTACGCGTCCTGTATTTGAAACAGCGTATATGCCTTCAAGCTGCTTCACAGGCTTCCAAACTTCATACATTAAGCGTGAAACTCCTTATTCACGATAATAAGCATGTGGTGGGCCCAGTAGGATTCGAACCTACAACCCAGGGATTATGAGTCCCCTGCGCTAACCGTTGCGCCATGAGCCCGGTTATTTCAGCTGCTTTTGCTTGCGTTGTCGCAACTCGGCAAGCTTTAATTGAACGTCCGGTACGCATACCTGCTTTCGCTTTGCTTCAAAGGCAGCTGTGGCGGAGCGTGTGGGACTCGAACCCACGCAACTCTTTCGAGTTGTACAGCTTAGCAGGCTGCTGCATTACCATTCTGCCAACGCTCCGTATATGGCTCAGGAAGTAGGACTCGAACCTACAACAGCGCGGTTAACAGCCGCGTGCTCTACCATTGAGCTATTCCTGAGTAGGAAGACGCTTAAAGCTTGCACACCTGCAACACGTATGGATAGTTCACAGTACGCAAACAAGCAGGGTAACTTACATGTTGCACCGCGCAAGCGTAAGCGTCTTTGGCGGAGACAGCAGGATTCGAACCTGCGGAACGCTACGAACGTTCAACTGCTTTCAAGGCAGCCGCAATAAACCAACTCTACCATGTCCCCGAGTTATGGTGCGCTATGGCGGATTCGAACCGTCGACCTTGGGATTAGAAGTCCCCTGCTCTATCCATCTGAGCTAATAGCGCAAAAAGCGTGCAAGCTTTACCTACCAACTTGCGAGGAGTTCTCGTTAGCTTATTTAAATTACGCTGTCGTTTGAATGAATACAAACATTTTAAGCTAACGCAGTTGCACTATTAAGCGAGCTTGGACTTTCAAGCAAACTCTAGCGTGTCTACTTCGCAAGATAGCCATAGTGCGCTTTTTGAGCGGCTGCTTGCTACTTGTCGCACGCGTTAGCGACAAACCCAAGCAGCGTGTAAGCGTTAGCAGCTTAGTCGGGAATAAGCTGCTTCCGGAATGCACACCGGACCCAGTTGCAATGCAACCTTCGAACCTAGCTACGCCTTTCATGCAAGGCGTGGAGCCGGCTAAGGGACTCGAACCCATAACCTGCTGATTACAAATCAGCTGCTCTACCAATTGAGCTAAGCCGGCTTTGTTAGATGTATGATAGCCTAATCCCGTTACAGCTATCAACAGTTTTGTTTAAATGCGCAAGCAGGAGTGGGCGTCGTGCCCAAATAGCACTTATAGCTTATTTCGCAGGTATGGGATAGTACGAAATTTTGAGCTATAGCTACTGCTGGAGTTTAACCAGCTGCGTTTGCGCCGCTTGGCGCTTATCGCAATTGCGTCTGCGTCCTGCTGCTTAAAGCTTAACAATGTAAAACGTAATGCTGTATGCAAGTGTCAAAGTACCTGCGCTTTGCAAAGCGTTACTTTGCTTTTGCGCAAAGCAATTGTATAACAGCTAGTACATACTTTACAAGCGTCAATTTAACTTTTTTGATCAAATGCTGTCAAATGCGCACTACCTTACATTTTAACTGCCGTGTGCATTTGAACATTACGATATACATCATATAAAGGAAGTGCGTTTACAATGAACAAGCGACAGGAAGAGTACAAGGATGTCTGTGTTAAGGACAAGGGCGAAAGCAGCTACGCAACAGTTATGCTGTCAACAAGCGAACACGAAACGCATAGCGGATCGAGCGTTATATGCGTGCGATTGCAAGCTTGCTTGCAGAATGGATTAAAGCTTGCCAAGCAATACGGAGCTAGAGCCCTTCCCGACGGCACATATGAAACGTACGCTGTGTCCGGAACATGCGAAATAAGCTGCAACGTTTGCAGCAGCAAGCAAACGGCATGGAAGGAAGTAAACAGCGTGTGCAAGATGTTTAAGCAGCAATATGATGAGTTTGACCACTTGCAGCCCGTTAGCAAAGGATACTTTTACAGCACTGGAATGAATATGTGCTAAAGAGAGGAAAAGCCGCGCATACAGGTACGCGGCTTTTTGTTTGCAACATTGCTTCGAACACGTGCGTAAAGCTATGTATAAGCTAAAGAGTGCAAAGCAAGTTGGTTGCAAGCTACATTATACACAACATGCGCTGCTGCTTGCGTCTAAATTTCAATAACGGTAACAGCTTCGCAGTTGCAGTCAACTACGCCCGCCATAATAACTTGACACGTGCTGCTATTTGACATAGTGTGCAGCAAGCTTGCAAAGCGCTGCTTGTCCAAGTGATCGAAGAAGTCGTCCATCATTACAAGCTTTAGCAGAGAATTCGAGTTGTCCGCAATGTACTTCATAAGCATGTACGCATACACTGTCTTTTCACCTGTTGAAAGCAGGTTGTACGGAATGTACGTGCTTAATCCAAGCTTGCTGCGCTTTTCAAGACCGAAGCTAAAGGAGTTTGCTTTTTGGGCTACGTTAAACTTGCATGTGTACAAGCTGCCAAACAGCTCCTGCACATAGGGCGTCAGCTTTTGCTCAAGATCCGTAAAGCCCTTGCCGGAAAGCTTAGTTTGCAGTCCGTTTGCACCCGTAAGCTTTACCCAAGCGTTTAGCACGTCAAGCTTTTCCTGCAACTTGTACTTTTCAAGCATCATTGATTCAACTAAATCCGCGTTTTGCTTAATGCGTACAGCTGTGTTTAGCTTAAACGACAAATCCCTTTCAAGCTGTTTAGCACTGTCCATAAGCTGCTGAGCTTCATTTACTTCCTTCTGCGTTACGGATTCCACTACAGCGCTTGCAGCTTTTTCAAGTTTTTCTTCAGCAGCTTTCCTTTGCGACAGCTTGAAGTTAAGCTCGTCAATGAGCTTGAAGCACTTCTGCTTGTCCTGTTCAGTGCTGTTCAGCTGCTGCTGCAAGAATTTAATGTCGCTGTCGCACTCCTTCACTTCCTGCTGGTAGCTGTCAGCGTCGCTGCTGTACTGCGCGAGCTTGCTAGCGTATTGAGGCTTTACGCGTGCAATGGACTGGCAAGCAAGCTTCGTGTATGGGCAGCTGGAGTCACTGTTTACAACGGATTTGCACGTTTCAATGTTTGCTTTGCACTCGGCTAAGCATTCAAGAGCTGCTTGCTTTTGCGCTTGCGTAGAGTCCAAGTTTGCGTGCAAGTCCTCCTGTAGCTCAACTGTATCGTCAATGCTGGACTGCAACTCCGCCTGCTTTGACTCGATGTCTTCCACGCTCAACATGCGGCTTAAATCGTCCGACAGCTTGTTAATTTGAGATGTGCGGTTTAGCGCGTTAGTGTACTTCTTGAACTTGTCCATGTACGACGCTTGCGCTGCATCGTACTTCTTGACAGCAGCATCGTACTGCTGCTGTAACGCGTCCACGTCCAAGTCATCATAATCGGAAATATCGGAGGAGTCAAGCAAGCCGTTAACTGCGTTTTCCTTTTCCGCTAGAGCAGCTTTGCAGTACGACACATCGTTCTTTAGCGTGCTGTTTGCTTCAATTACGCTGTCCACTGCTGAGCTTGCGTCAATTTTTGAAAACTTGTCCGCGTATTCCTTAACAATGTCAACGTTGTACACAACGTCAACGTTAACTGCGCTTTGCAGCTCTTGTTCCCAGTTCACACTTTCGTTCATTCCAGGAATAAACTGAATAAACCAGTCCTTTAGCTTGTTGGACGTAAGTGACGTGAACGAATTCCAGTCAAATACGGGCAGCTTGGAGTCTCCAATAATCTGATCCATAGTTGGATCGCTGCCAAATCCTTCAAAGGTGAGATTGGAAGTAACCGTTCGGCCCTTTCGCTCAAACGTTCGAGTAAATTCAACAGTGTGAGTGCCCCAGTCCGAAGCGCCGAGCTCAACCGTAACTTCAATCCTGTTGCCGTTGGCGTGCTCCATAATAGCTGCGTTGCTTTTTGCAGTACCGGGAATGTATCCTAGCAGGCAAAGCTGTATGGCGTTCAGCACCGTGGACTTACCCGCTCCGTTGGGTCCGTGCAAGTACACAAGCTGCGACAGCTCGTACTTCCTGTACTTAACGTTTCGCATTCCTTCGATAGTTACTGATTTAATGTACACAGCGCTCTCCTTACTTACATGCGTACTTTTACAAGCTCATAAGCCACTCGGGCTTTACGTCCCTAGTTGTTGTTTCGCCTTGTCCTATAACTTTGATTGTGTACGGAGCTTTGTTATCGGATATTGCAGTGACGTACCAAAGCTTTCCATCGCTCTCGCCTCGATACGTTTTACCCACTTCAATGGGCGTTCCGTGCTTTGTTACGTATTGCTTGCACGCGTATTGTTTGCATACGCTTTGCAGCTCGTCCTGCAAGCCTGTGCAGTCATGCCACTGCTTCAAAAACTTGTACACAGTAGCGTCGTTAACGTCAACGCACCTTAGCGCCTTCATCCAGGACACAACCGCGGAGCATCGAAAGTTTAAGTTTTCAATAGCTTTTTTCGTGCTGTAGGAGCTGTACGTGCCTTCGGGCTGCTGCATTGCCATAGCGGAGCATGCGGACGCAAGCCTTGAAGCTTCCACGCTAAGCCTTAGAAGCATGTCGTGCTCGCTTACGTTGTCGCTAATTTCCTTAACAATGTCGTCGTTGCTAACAACAGTCATGTAGTCCTCCTTACGTTGCTTACTGACTGATATAACGATTACGCAGCTGTGCAATAGCCTTCATACGCGTAAGCTGCTACGAGAAGTATGCATCCCGCTGCAAACGCTATGCAAAGCACAAACAGCCAAAAGTCAAATGGATCGTCAAAGTCCTTAGCGAGTTTATTCCTGTATGTACGAATAGGCTGCTTGCAGCGCTTCCTGTCTAGTCTCATACCCTGTGCAATTTCCTACTTTAATGTAATAAGTTGCTCCAAATGTTAAAGGTCGTATATGGTTTTGACCTACATACGGGAACCACCTGTCGCAGTACACTATTTTGTCGTTGTCAAAGTCGATATACTTTACAACTCGCTCCTTGCATACATATCCTTGCTCCTTGTACGCGTTGTCAGGGTTGTAAAACTCTGCATATCCTTTTTGCACGTTTTCAAGCGTAAACATGTGAAACATCCTCTTTGCGCACTGCTGGTTACTGATGCATAAGTTCGTCAATAAGCTCAGCGCACTTTGACTCTATGTCGCTGAGAGGAAGTTCGCGTTCCTGAGCAGTAACTTGCTTCATCAGGTAGTTTATGCCTTTTTGGCATTCCATTGTGTATTGAATAGCAACAAGAGCTTTGTACATTCTGTTAACTTCGTAGCAGTAATTCTCTTGACGAGTTCCTTCTTTAGGGCAGTGCTCTCGTGCGTCAGCATATACTGCGTTCAGCTTGTCAAGGCTGTTAAGGACAACAGATGACACATATGGCTTTGTAAAATATGCATTGCATAAAATGTCGTTGTTAATCATCGAGCCTAGTACTTTTTCAGGCAGCTTGCATGCATTTTTCCTTCTAACGCATATGCCTATATCCCCATATGTCCACAAGTATCCGTGCTTGGAGTAAAGCTTAACGCCGTCATGCCAATCCTCGTCGGCATACGTGCTAGCTTCGCGGTATTTATCCTCCTCGAAGTCATTAACGTTAAACCAAAACTCAAACGTGCCGTCCGCAAGATACGAATCATGCAGGACGCGGCTACATTTGTGATAGTAGTCGCTGCTAGCGCGGTTAACTACCCATGCTCCAATCCTGACATCCGTCATACAGTCATTGATGTACTTGCATGCTTTGTCGTAGCCGTAGCTCTTGTCAATCTGGTACGTGTCCTGCATGACAATGGACCCTTTGTCGTCCACAAGACATGGGATGGCAATTCGATACGCCTGCTGATATCCCCACACATCTCCGTGCACTTTGAAAATGTCTCCAGGAACAATATCGGATATGCAAGTTACAGTTCTAGTCACTGCAAGCTCCTTTCCTTAAAAAGAAAGATACTGTATAACTTTCATTATACAGTATCTTATAGAGCATACAAATGTCAAGTTTGTTTTACACGTCAAATCGTCTAATGCGATCGCACATCTTAGCTAAGCGCTGGTCAATCTCGCGCTCATTTTGAAGAATCTCCTCCTTTGCTGTTTCCTTGTTTTCCAGCAGGATTATGATACTTGTAACAACGTCCATCATTTCATCGTACAGGTTTTGCTTTACCTGCCAAGCAGTGTACTTGTGCTCGTTAAGAGGATATGCGTCCTCGTTTTCAAGTCTAACGCACTTTAAGCAGGCTTGAGCAAGCTCGGAGCACTCCTCGGCAAGCATCTCAAGTTGCGACCTGCACGAAACTGCTGTTCTAATGTACTTAACCTTGTCGTTAATGGACGTACTTTTGTCACCCATGGCTACTCCTTTGCAGTGATTAGATATCCGTTGAAGTAATTAGATATTGAGCGTACGGAAGGGTTTCGCATACTTTGCAGAACTGCCGCCACTCGTCAAGCTTGTGATTCTTCCTAGCCTGATACATGTTGTTAAGCACTTCGTAATTCAGCATTACTGTGCGCTTTTGGTTATATGAGCTAGGCAGAAGCTGAATCATTTGCCACCAGATATCTTTTTTGGAAAATTCAGCTTTGTATTCGTCCGTTTGCTTGTCGTAATTATTATAAATATCTCTATAGATATTCAATTCATTGATAACAGCTTCCAACAGACAAGTATCAATCAAATGCTCATGACTAAAATCATCAAGTGTGAACTCTTTAGCCTGAATCTTGTGCATAGTGCTGCAAGAGTTTGCGACAGTGCCTACCTTGTACGTGTCAAAACCTTTCCACCAGTACAACGGAGCTGTAATGTCCATGTACACAGGAATCATCCTAAGGTACTTTCTGTGATCTACGCCTGCATTGCGTAGACGCTTCATCAGGTTAAGGTCGTTTTCTCCTATGTACATGTCCGCGTAAGGATCGCAGCTTGACGAACACGGGCACGTATGAGGCCATTTAGCTAGCTTCGGAATAACGCCGTCCTGCTTGTACTCGTCAAAGTCCTCGTCACAAAGGCAAGGGTGGTCATAAGCACTCCAGCTGTCCATTAAGTCCCAGCTGTTCATCGGGTTTCGCATGCCTCTAATAGCTTCAGTCCATCCGTACGTTCTAATCTTTTCAATTGTGATCATGCTACCTCTTCCTTGTTTTGGACGCTCTACGAGAGTACCAGTTGCTACATAGCGATACTATAGCAGCTACAGCAAGGACAAGCATAACAGCTGCAAGAGCTGCAATAGCGCACAGCTGAACGTTTTTGCAGACGTACCAGCATATGCAAAAAGCAGTAGCAAACAAGCAAAAGCTGTAGCATAGAACTAATGAGCTTTTAAATGTAAGATTAAATGATGTTCGTTTCATTGCTTTCCTTGTCGTTAGCAATGTGCCATGCTTTGATGTCGTTCCTACGCTCAATCATTACGCCTATGGACAGCATAACTATTGACACTGCAAACGAGAACACGCATATGCCATATAGAAATTGAATGTCAATGCCTTGGCTTGCAGTAACTAAAAACATAACAGTTAGGATCATGGATGCGTTAATAAAGCTTATAACTGCAACGCACAACGCATCAGCAAAGCTGAATATCTTTAACGGACATTCACTCCTGCTTGCTTTTGCTGCTTTCATTGATTCCCTCCTTCTTCTTCCTTTCAGCTTTCCACTTAAAGTATTCAATCATGTCGTCGCTTTGTCCAGTAGCTTTTCGCTTAATCCAGTAAAACGCGTACTTCCAGACAATCAAAATGCATCCAATTGCTCCTGCGCTTGCAGGCAGAAACAACGGAGGACAAATTGCTGCAACTGCTTGAAGAACAAAGCACCCAACAAAGCAAAGAGCAACAGTTGTTGGGTTGTTTACTCCGAGCTTGCTTTCGATTGAAATCATGGAAAACTTTGCAAACTTGAACAAGTACCAAAACAAAGCAAACGTAACTGCTACTGCGAAGATGAAAATCATGACTACTCCTTACTGATGTTAAGATCCCGGTACAGTTCCGCTATGAGCTGTTCCGTTTTTCTGTTTTCCGCAATGAAGTTGCACATGCGAAACGCTATGTGCAAAGCGTCGTTAAGCGTTAGCAGGTTAACGTGCTTTTCAAAATCCACGCCTCCAGTGCGAAGCGTGTCGACGCCTACAAATGTTCCGGGTATGCCGTACTCGTACAAGCTTCCGACGTACGTAATTCCTCCGTACACAGTAGCAAGCGTGGAGTGAAGCTTTTTCGAGTCCTTGTACTCAGGGCATTCAGCGTACACGCAAAACCAGTAGTCGCACTCGACGATAACAGCGTTTACGTCATTGTACGTAAACTGCATCCTAATCTTCGGCAGCAGCTTAATTTTAGTTTCCATGACATCCTTCCTTGAAAGCAAGCTGAAAGGAAGGGAAGGCTAAGCAGCCTTCCCGTACCAGCTATCCGACACGCTAAAGCACTTGCAGCGCGTAAGCTTAGTCTGCTTAACGCCCCTGTACTCCGTGTGAGCGGAAACAGTGCCCTTAATGGAAACGCGAGATCCAGGGCAAGCTACGCGACGGCACACTGCGTTGCTAGTGTCGGACTCAATGTCGCAGCCGAGTGTGCTGTTGGTCTTCCAAGTAAACGCGTTGCCGTTGTCGTCGGCAAGCGTGTAGATAGTGTACGCGCCGTAGTCGCTGTATCCGCGATACTCGGAAACAACAGTAAGCTCAAGCTCAACGCGGTCCTTTACGCTGAACTGGTACTCGCTGCTGGAAAGATCAGGAAGCTGGTCGCACCGCTTGTCCACGTTTACAAGCGTGTACTGACGGCCGTAGTCGAACTGATGCTCGAATAGCTCAACGCTGTACTTGCCAATGAAACCCTTGTACGTGACGTTGTTGTTCTTGAAAACGCTGCAGAAGTTCTCGTCGCTTTCCTGCTCGCGAAGCTGCTGAACGATGACGCCAAACTGCTTAGTGCTGATGTTGCGGTCCTCGCAGTGTCCGTTCTCGTCCACGATGCTGTCGAGGATAGTTTCGGCGAAGTTAGTCATTTGCTGTACCCGCTTCCTGCTGGCGTTTGCTCTACGTAGTTATTATATAACAACAGTTATATAATTTACAACTAACATTAGGAAGTTAGCAGGAAAAGAAGTCATGGTAGCTGTACGACCCGTCGGTGAAAATTTTACTGCGAGGAGCGCACACAGCGTCTAGGCAGGATTCCCATGCGTAGCAGTTGTGACCGTACTTGTACAAGCTCCACATATTTACTTTAATCATGTCCTTGTGCTTTTCCAGCACAGCTTTCATCGCTTCGGCCATGTCCATAAACATTACTTCGCCGTTGTGAACGTACGCTGGATGAACGCCGCTGTCGTAAAACAGACCCCAACCCATCTTGTCCCATACAAGAACGTTGTCGTTTTCGTGCTGCTGCTTAAACGCAGCAAGAGCATCCATAGCTTCCTGCGTCGAGTTGCACAGCACGTCAAACGTGCACGGCATTTCAAACGTGTGCAGCTCGCTCGGTTCAACGTTCGCTAGCGCTTTTGCGTTAACGTTGTGATCAGCCAAGTACTCAGCCTGCTTGCCGCTGTACAGCATAACCACGAAATTGCAGACGTCCTTGAAGTTTTCATCCTTAAACGTGTCGTTGACTACGTACTGGTCGGAGCTGTTGCGAATTACCAAATACGTCTTTGCGTTAGTCATGATGTCTAGCCCTTCTCTAAGCTGTACTGCAATTTAAGTATATACTAATTGCTATACAGTTATTAGGCTGATTGGTAAAATACGATTAAGTTTTTTCTAGCACGCGTGCAAGCTGTGTACAGCAGGTTCTCGTTTTCCTCGTTCTTAATCTTAAACGCGTTTCCGTTTACGTTAGCTACTGCAACGCTGTCGTATTCAAGTCCTTTTACTGAGTGAATTGTTCCAACGTGAACGGAGCTTTCAGGACTTGACTGCACTTTGTTTTTAAGATATGCAAGCAGCTGCTCGTTTGCTTCGAATTCGTTGTCAGGGAGCGGGACGTCAAACATGTCGCAAAGCATAAACGTTGCGTCCCTAACGCTGTAGCTTTCCAGTACGGACGCAACGGACGCAATATCGGACAACAGCACGGAAGTACTAGGGAAGTACATGCACTTGCTCTCAAAGATTTCATCGTCCTGCATACCCTGTAGCTTGAGCTTTCGGTACAGCGCGTACTCCCTGTCCGACATGTTAGCAGCTGCCCATCTGTACTTAACTGCATCGCTGTCGCATGCTTCCAGGACGTTTACAGCGTACTCGGAGTCAACGTTGCGGGAAAAGTTTACGCCTAGGCGCTTAAACGCGTCGGCAACTGATTGCACTTCCTTGTTTGTTCTGCACAGCACTGCAACTGATCCCGATTTTGAGCAAATTTTGCAGTACTTAGCAAGTGCGCTGTACGTATCATCTTCGTCCATGTCAAAGCACTCTCGAACGCAAGGTCCTTTGCGAGATGACTTTAACTCAACCCTGTACTTCTTTGACCTAAACTTTTCACTCATGCTGTTTACGTATGAGCAAATGTTAAACGAGGATCGGTAGTTAACGGGCAGCGTGTACGTAACCCATGAGTCGCTTTCAAGTAGCTGCTTTAGAGGCTTGTTTGAGCAGCCTCTAAACTGATATATGTTTTGAAGAGCATCTCCGCAAAGCACTCTGTTGCAGTGCTGCATTGACTTAACAAAGTTGAACTGGTACTCATCCGTGTCCTGGAACTCGTCAACAAACACATATAAGTATCTTTCCTTAACGGGTACTACGCACTCGTGGTCGTCAACAAACAGCTGACACACTTTCTCGTTTAGCGTGTCGTAGTCGATGACGTTAGCTCTTTTAAGCAGCTGAGACAAGCGCTTGCAGTAGTTCTCGTACATTCTCAAGTTCTTGCCGTGCAGCGTCCAGGGTCTGCTTATTTGCTTAAAAGACAGCGTGCAGGACGTGTCGTCCTTTGCTTGCAGCTTGTAGCGCTGCATGTCCATGTCGCTTGCAACGTCAGGAACTGCGTTAAATCCCAAAGCTTGCGCAACGCCGGGATACTCCGATAGAACTTTGTAGCAGAATGCGTGGAACGTGTTAAAGTCGGGAACGGCGTCGTATTGAGAGTCCTGTACTTTAAGGTACTTGTCTCTCATATGCTCCGCTGCAACTCTTGTAAACGTAAGAACTAGTATGCGTTCAGGGTCAACGTTGCAGTACGTTACAAGTCTGTGAATGCGGGACAGGAGCGTAAACGTCTTTCCGGATCCTGCGCCCGCTTGCACGACTATGTCCTTTGCTGCTGACTGTATTACAGCGCTTTGATATGCATCAGGTACAATATCCGCCATTAGTGCACTGCCTTTGCGTTGTACTTTGGAATAAGAACGTCCTCAATGTCCACTGTGTGACGAAGCCAAGGAATGACGTCTACAGCTCGCTTGTACGCGTCAGGAGCTTCGTCCATTGTTTCCTGGCAAACGGATGTGGAGTATATTCCTTCCATCTGCTGCTTAAACGCTTCGACGTCAAGTTCCTTAAAAGCTTCGTGTCGACTCATAACGCGACCAGCTCCATGAGGAGCGGACCAGTTCCAGTCCTTGTTTCCTTTTCCGCGACCTATAATGCAGCCGTCTCTCATATTCAGCGGAATAATAACCCATTCATTTTTCAACGCGCTAATAGCTCCTTTTCGCACAGTGCCGTAATCGTCAATGTAGTTGTGCACTGTGTGCCAGCTCCAGCGCTTGTCAAATTGAAGTCCGAATTTACCTGCGATAGCGTCGGCAATGCGCTCTCGATTTGCGCGAGCGAACTTTTGCGCTTGCTTCATGTCGTGTAAGTAGTCGGCTCGGTCCGCATCGCAAAGATATGCAAGATCCTTCAGGTCCTTGTCAGCGCATCGCTTTTCAGCAAGTCGTTGATAAATGTTGCACACTTGCAGGCCAAGGTTTCGGCTTCCTGTGTGAATAACAAGGTACTGACTTCCGTCCTGCGCTTCGTCCACTTCGATAAAGTGGTTTCCTCCGCCAAGAGTTCCAAGCGACTGCTCAATTCTGCTTCTGTTTTTCAGCTTGCTATAGCACAGGAAGTCGTAGTCCTTTGATAAGCTAAACATGTACCCGTCGTTTACTTCAAATCCCATAGGGACTACTTCGCGAACCGCTTTATCGAACTTCTCAAAGTCCGTAATTTTGTCAGCAAGCTTTGTAACGTACATGCCACAGCCGATGTCTACTCCAACCAGGTTGGGCACAGCTTTTGACATATAGTCAGCTGTGAATCCGATAACGCAGCCCTTGCCGGAATGACAGTCGGGCATAATGCGAATCCTTGCGCCCATGAACGCTTTGCAGTTAGCTACTTCCTGGATTTGATCAAGACAACTCTGCTCAACATGCGATGCAAAAATCTTAACGTCTGCAGTCATGAACATACCCTTCCGTGTTTGCTCTGTGCGTACAAGGAAAAGTATATACTATTTGATTTACATTTATGTAAGCAATTTAAAGACTCTTAAGTCTGTTTGCGTGCGTAGTGTACGTTTGACCCGTTTCCAGGTGCAAAACTTCGCAGCATTTGCTGTCTCCATACACGTACTGCACTTTGACGGGCTCGTCGTTGCTTTTTAAAAGGTACGTGCATCCTTTAACAACTACTGTGCCGTCCTCGGTTGTTAAGGACAAAGTTTGACCTGCTTTGTCCATAAGACTGGATATCTCGGAAGTAACTTTGCTTTGGCAGTCCTCGTAGTTGTCCTCTGAAAAGTAGTGAACTCTATCGCATTCATCTATGTCTCGTCCGTCAAGCCCTAATCGCCACGATATGTCGTTCAGCATGTCGCGGAGATTTTCGTTTTCACGTTCGAGTTCAGCGTTGCGTGCTTTAAGCTTGTCGTTCTGCTCCTCGAAGTACTGCTTTTTCGTAACTACTTGAGCTGTAACCATTATGCTACCTCGTAAGCCACTCGCCGTTGCTTGATATCAACTTGTTCACGTCCTCGCTCTTAGCGATAAACATGCATTCCTTGTCGTCGTACTCGCCGTCGCATACGCAGTACGTTTGATATCCGTCCTGCGCAAGCTCCTTGCACAGCTCGCTAGTCGACATTAAAGCAACTTTGTCAACTCCGTACAGATCAATTGCAAACTGCCTAAGCTTTCTTTGCTGACCAATGTAACATCCGCTGTTAACAGTCATAGCACAGTCCTTTTCTATGTCCTACTCTAGTAGGAAGTATAGCAGCTCCGCACTGCGGGCAGTTTACAAATGCTCGAACGTTTATTTTATTCGATGTTACTGTGTAATGGCAGGAGGAGCATTCAAAACCGTTTTGGTGCATAGCGTATCGAGGACGATCAGGATTTACGTAGTAGACGTTTGTAGCAGTATTCACAGTATTCTCCTTTGCTGCATTGATGTTAGTTGGCACAGATCTATATAGTAAGGTTTATATGCTTAACTAACAACACATGAAACAAAGCACACACAAGCAATAAGAGCAAGCATGCAAACTAGGGATACTGCTACGTACGCAATAGAATAAGCTAGCGTTCTATCGGAGTTGCTAGCGTTATTCATACAGCATCGTTATTCCGTACTGCTTGGCTACTTCGTGCTCCACTTTGCAGCCTCTGGCAGCTCTCCATCCTTTGCAGAAGTATACAGTGTCGCATCTGCTCATTTGATCAAGGCTTTTTGCTAAGTACCACACAGGAGTATTGGCAACGCCCACAGCGGCAAGCTTGTCTTCGCTTACGTCATCAAACAGCGTGTTTACTACAACGTATCCAAGGGATTCCAAGTACTCCTTAACGTCCAAGTACTTTCTAGCTACCTCCTCGTCGCTTAATCCGTTCATGGGCATTGAAATCATAGCGTTGCGAGTTTTCACGTACACACCAAGTCCAATCGTTGAAAGTCTACAGTACTGCTATGCAAGCAGCGACAACTGCGTAGCACAGTATTTTAATTATATACGACAGCACTGCTAAAGTTGCTATGTTTAACGTTGCAAGAGCTAAGCAGCCAACTGCAACACCTGAAATTTTCACGTCCGTCTCCTTTGATATTTAGTTTTACTTGGAACTAATGTACAGCCATATTGCGGTAGCGACAACGCAGCACGCTAAAACTTTTACAAGATCGAAAACTGTGTCGTTCATGAATATTCTCCAACGTGAAAGCAAAGCAGCAAAGCGCTTTATAGCGTACTTTGCTGCTTGCTGTGCGTAACGTTACTGCTTGCTTTAGTATGCAGTTGCGCTATGCTTGCTTGCCAAAGTCCTTGTCTCGAACTATCCATTTAAGCGTCTGCTTAGTCTGCTCGTGGCAGCAAGGGCATTCGCCTTCGATGGACTGTACGTCCGTATCGGACTCAGTCATAGCTGAAATGAAAATGTCGTGGCAGCGATCGCACTCGGCTACGTAGTGATTTTCAATGTTGTTTTCGATGTCCATGATAGTGTCAGCAGGAGCATCGGAAATGTCGTCCACAGCGTCCTGTAAATCGTCTATAGCGTCCGATGCGTCATCAGCTGCGTCTCGTACGCTTTGAGCGTCCTCAAGGTCGTCAAAGTCGAATTCAGCAGCCATAACAGGCTTAAACGTTCCTAAGGTTTTCTTCATGTTGCATCCCTTCGCACAGCTGTTTAACACGTAAAATTCAAGCAGCTTTAACTATTTATTTAAGGCTCGCTAACTTGCTGAACAACAGGAATGCTTGACGGCTTGCACTGCATTGACTCAACGCTGTAGGGAACTTCGTCCAGGTTAAGCTGTCTGCGCAAGCTGTTGTTTTCGCACTCAAGATGCGCAAGGGCTTTAAGCACACTCATGTTTTCGTACTGCTTAATTATCCTGTCCCTGTTAAGCACTTTGCTGTTAAGCAAGCTAACTCTTTCCCTAAGCTCGCTGTTTTGCATCATAAGCTTGTCCATGTGAAGCTTAATTCGCTTGTTAGCTGCTGCTCTTGAACTTGTTTCCTGGGTATGCTGCTCAAGAGCTTTGGAAGCAACGTACAGCCTGTTTACCAAATGCCCTGCGCTATCTCCCAGCTGCGGCACAACAGCTTCAGGAGCTTTGGGCCATCCGTTGTTGTCGCTAATGTACTTTTTAACCGCGCTGTCGGATGACACGCAGTCGTACCAAGGAACGCCGTTCGCGCACTCCGTGTCCAAAACAGTGCCGTCGTCAAATGTTTCAGGGTACTTTTCGACGAGCATTTTCAAGATTTGAGCGCATATTCTGCGTCTTTCAGCTTTAGCGTAAGCGTCACCTGATTCGTCGTGCACAAGATCGTCAACCAGCACTGTTATGTCGTTCCTAAGCTGCTTATATGCTGTAGCCATTGATAACCTCCTGTTTCTGTGCACGTTAAGTATAAAGCAAAAGCGCCCAGCTGCTACACTGGACGCTTTTAAAAATTTACTCGCTCATAAAGCTAAGAATCTTAGGCTTAACCATTGTGCCGCCCACCAGCTTGCTAAAGCGCTGATCCTTGTACTCAAGCTCGTTCTTGCGTACAGGAACGTCGTGGCTTACGTAGTCGTAGTAGGAGTTAACAAGAGCAAAGCAAGTGCCGAAGTCCGAGTTAGTTGGCGAGTTGTAGTACTTGTTAATGTACAAAGCACGCTTCTCGTCTACGTTGTCCCTGCTGTACTCGTAGCGAGGCGAGTTAGGATCCGTGTTAGTGTACGGATACATGTACTCGACAACTTCTTCGATGCTGTGCTTAGCTTTGCGATCCTTCAGCTGCTCAATGTACATGCCAAAGTCGGACTTGTAGTCGCCGAACATAGCGTAAGCAGCCTTCATAGCGTCAAGCTTTCCGCCAATGTTCAAGCTGTGGCGGAATCGAGCTACGTTGTCCGTGTTGTGCATGAGCTGACGATACATGTTCTGGCAAATAATGCGAACGGGGCTGCAAATAAGCGAAGCGGGGAACTGTCCGTTAAAGCTGTTAGTTGCCATAACGTTCAGCGTGTACGCGTCTCCGCCGAAGTTAGCGTCCTCCATAGTGACAACCATAAAGCACAGCCCTTGAGCAGTGACGCCGCCGACAGTTACTTTGCCGCCCGCTTCAATGAACGGCTCAAGCATGCTGAAGATTTCCTCGTTCTGAACAAGCTGGTACGTGTTGCTAACGCAGCCCATAAGGGCGTGGCTGTCGCTGCGCACGTTGGCAACCAGACCGGGCACGTTTCCGTAGTACACCAGATCAGGATTGGAGTCGTCCTCGTACTGGAACTTAAGGTCCTTCGTTTCGACGGTGAAGTCCAAGCCGCACATGTGCATGGCCTCGTCAACCGTGCTCCACTCGCCCTGCGTTCCCACGTCAATCCACGGAGCCTTGGGCTTGTCGTTCATCAAAGTTGCTATTGCGTTCGTCATTTTGGGTCCTCCTGCTTGGACGTATTCCGGCAACACACTTAGTATTATACGAAGTTTATCGGAAAAAGTAAATAACTTTTACTATTTAATTTAAATTGCTTGCTTAGCATCGCTTAGCTGACGCTGCTTTAGCGCTTTTATCTCTTTGTCCGTTTGCAGTCTAACTAAATCCCACTGCCTTGAAAGCTCAAGCTGTTCGTACACGTTCCTAAGAACGTATTCAAGCAAGTCCTGATCATTATCCTTGTACTTCTTGCAGCTAAAGTACGTAACAGCTTCAAAGAACGCGCAATTGGACATTCCTATGCAGACGTACACTTGAACTCGAACTACATCGTAGCTGCCCTTGTACTTGAAGTTCATGTGATCCATTTGCAGATCTGCTTCATTTACGTCTTTAAAGTACTTGCTGGGCTTTCTGTACTTCTTTATGTCGTTTGCAGCTTGCTCAGCATAGCGTTCGCAAAGCTGCTCCAGTGCACTTTCCAGCAAGCTGTTTCTGTACGTTCCGCTAACGTTAAACTTCATCGTCGATTCCTGTAACGTTAGGGTCCGCTTGAAACGCCTCTTCAATGGACTCGTACACGTCAAACGCAGGCTCGAAAAAGCGCAACTCGTCAAGCGGATCGTTTGCAAGAACAGGCATGTCAACGTTGTATTCGTCAAGCGATCTAGTCTGATTAAGCTTTCGCCATTGCCTGCGCCTGCGCTGCGTCCTAACTGCGTCAATAACGCACAGATCCTCGTACCACTCCTCATACATGTGATACGCTACGGACTTAAAGCTGCTGTCGTACGTGCAGTCATCCGGAATAAAGCAAGTAGCGTACACGCTTGTCTGTACAAAGTCGGACATAAAAATAGCAGTAGCAGTTACAAATGTGTAGTTCTGAGGTACTGTTTCGGTGCACTTTTCGTCACCCAGTCTGTACGCTCTAACGTACACGTTAGTATGGAAGCTGCGACAAGGCATTACCTCTTGAATAACGCTTTCGTTGTCCTTTGCAAACTGACGTGCTGCTGTGCGACAGATGTAATCGAGTTGCTCTTTTGTGTACTGCGACATTGTTACCTCCTGCTTGCTAGCTACTACTGCTGCATAAATGTATATCTAACATTATACAGTTGTAGAATTAAAAATAAAGCGTCCAGCTTCGATCTTTGCCACAATCAAAGCTGGACGCACACAGAAGGGAGGAGAGCACCCAAATGTAATAAAGGTAGCGTGCTACTTGCTAACCATAGCGTTGACAAGCTTGCGATACAGCTCGTCCGTAAGGTCGGCTTTCATTTGCGAAACGCTAAGAGTTTCGGACTTGTACATGTCAACGTACGCCATAGTGTCATACTTGTTGCCTGAAGCTTCAACGTAAATTCGAACTAAATCGTCGTTGTCGTCCTGATCGTCGGGCGCATAGTAGCCTTCGGCATTGTAGTACAGATCAGTAATGCTAAAGGTGTCATCAAACTGCTTGTCCAGTTGCTTTAGCACGCGTTCAACAACGGGTCGAATGTTTTGATCGTTAAAGATAGCGTCCTCGGCTTTATTGGATTCGCTGAAGTCGAGCACTGCTACGTAGCGTCCGGAAGTTTCGGCGTCAAAGTACGCGTTCTTGTCAACGCTTTGCACAGCAGCGTCAAGCTGCTGCTCAATGGATGAAAACTCGTCATATGAAAGTTCAGCTGCAAGGGTAATGCGCTTTTCCTTGTCGCTTACGGAGTCGAGGCTGACGTTAAAGCTGCTTCGAGCTTCGCTGCGAGAATATCCCTTCTGCATAAACATGTTTTCGACAATGCTTGAAACTTCGCTAGCGCACTCGGCTGCAAGTTCCATGTTAGGGTCAATGCTTTTAATCATTCGCTTCATTGCTGTTTACTCTCCTTGTACTTTGCCAATATCATAAAGAACAGGGCGCACACTTTAACAGTGTCGTCAATCGTGTACTCGGAGCCAACAACGTTTAAGCAGCAAGCGCTAGCGTAGTCGTTTATGTGATCCTCTGTAAACGACATGCTCCATGGGCTTACTTCCGAGTCCCACGAAACTGACGACGAAAATCTAACTTTGCCGTTTCCAAGCTCGGAGTTTACGTACACGTCAAAGCTGCACTGCGTTCCATCTGAAAACTGTATGTCCAAAGGTGATGACATGCTTACGCGACTTCCACAGTTACGCTGTCAACGTAGCAGCCGTCCGGCTCAATGGACTCGGGTACAACGTTGTCGTAGGAATCCATGTCGAAGTAGTAGTCAGCGTGGCACTTAGCAGTAACGTTGAATACTGTGTTGGGCTGCACCTTGCCTTCGTACTTTGTTTGCATGTCAGCGATAATGTCGTTTAGCAAGCTCTCGTCGTCAGTTGCAACGTCAACGCCGTAGCACATGTCCGCAATCTCGTCATGATCGATTACGTGATTGTCATAGAAAAAGTCGTCCAAGGACTCGGATGTAAAGTATCCTTTTTCGTCAGTAGCTACCATTCCTCTAACAATGAAGTCAACGCAGCTGAAGTCCTGATTGGGCTCGTCCTCAGGATACATCCAGTCCTTGTCCTCAAGACCGAATGACGACTTAATATATCTCTTCATGTTTAGCACCTTTCAGCAAAGTCATTAAATTCAATTATATAGTAAGGTAAAGTACAAACGTTTGGAATTTGACGCAATGCTGCTGCTCACCATCTTCCGTGCGCTTTCATCCATTTAACTTGGCAGCTGTACTTGCAAAACCACAGAAGTCGGCTGTTGCTTGTTGACGAAGGGTCGCGTACTTTGTACTGATGTTCGGGCATGCGAATGAACTGCTTTCCGCACGTTGCGCACGTTTGCCGGTATTGCGAAAACAGCTGCTTTTCGTAGTCAGTTGCTTTGTTTGACAGTTCCAGTTCCATAGTTAAACCCTACTCAGGCTGTAAGTAACAAACCCATACAAGGTAGAAAACAAAAGCAGCTGCCTTGAAAGCAGCTGCCTTTGGTCCAATTTTGCTTAAAGCATAAGCTGATCGCGCATACGGGATTTAGCGGATATGCGAGCAGCCCTTTCAGCCTTCCAAACTTCGACGGAGTCGTTAAGCTGAGCAGTAACAGCAGCTTTGACGTACGAGTCGAACTCCTCCTCGCTTTCAAATATAGCGCATTTAGCAAAGAACACTTTGCCTTTGGAAACTAAGGAGCTTTCCGGTCCGTAGAACTTTACAACAACGTCGGCAACGTCATATGCGCAGCTGTACGTGACGTTGTAAACGTCGAAGTGCACTTCCGCGTGAACTGATGTGCGAACGTACTCATCTTCTGCAAGCTTGCAAATCAGCTTGCTGTAGTCCTTGCGGAACTTATAGGCAGCAGCTTTGCAGGCGCTTCGAATGGCGTTGGGCTCAACGTATCCGTACTTCATTGCAGTCTCCTTTGCAGCAAGTGTTAACTTACAAATACTATAATAACTATTATAGTATTAAATGTAAACACTAAATTAGAAAGAAGCTGCGAACAGTGCACGCTGCTTGCTTAGTGCCCTAAAGCTTTTCAAAGTGTTTATCCGTGCCATACGCTACTTTTCCGGATCTTATACTCTTTCCAATGTACTGACTGCATACGCTGTAGTACTGCGCAGCTTCATCGCAGCTTGAGAATTCCAAGTTGTCCTCTATGCATCTTATGTGCACTGGAACACTTGAATTACGCGATTGTTCCAGGTGTGTTGCCCATCTCAAATTTGAAGGTACGTTGTTAGCAGGATTTCTGTCTATATGATCCACGGAAGGCTTATTTTCAGGATTGGGAACAAATGTAGCAGCTACGAGTCTGTGTACGGGTACGTTTTTATATTTGTTGTCCTTCCAAAGCATTACTTTTCGATAGTTTCGGTACTTACCCGTAGGGTACTGACGCAGTATGCATCCTTTCTGTACTTGTATTCGTCCCATCTTGTCGTATGCATATCTGGGTATGCTTCGAATTCTGCCCAGGGTGCTTGCTTGGTACACGCCCTTGTACTCGGGAATATCCTTCCAGCATTCTCCGTCGAGCGTTTGCGCGTTAAGATGCTCCCACATGGATGCAAAGTCAATATCCTGCAAATTAGTATTCCGTGGGAACACTAAGCTGTAGCTGTGTCCCATGTTTGCTAATAAGCAGTAATTGACATGCGATCGGCAGTTTGAAGCAGCAGCACAAGCGGGCTGCGGTCTCGGGCTTCTTGCAAGTCCGACATCTCGTTTTCGCAGCAGTTGTATTCTCCCATATGCCAGCGAATAGCTAAAGCTTCATCTCGCGAAAGCCTGAAGAACTGATTTGCAATGTACATGGAAGTTACTCCGTGGCCAAACGGGTACTGAGGCTTGTCGTACTTAAACGCTTGAACTTGTTCCCATTTGCCCGTCACATCGTTTTTGACGTTTCGAAAATAAGGATCATACAGTCCGATTTTGCAAAAGTCGTGAACAAGAGCTACCAGGTAAGCGCTGCTTGGATTTACTTTTTCAAACTTAGGAAGCTTTAGCAAGTCAACAGTTTCGTTGTAAACGTCCAAGTGATGTTCAACTAGACCTCCTGCAAACGATCCGTGAAAGCGAGTGGACGCGGGCGCTGAAAAGAAGTCAGTTTTGGAGATCCAGTCCATGAACCTGCGCCACGACTTTTCGGCTGCAACTTCGCTTGACGCCCTTCCGTACGTAATTTCCTTCATAATATCAAGGTAGTTCTGCACGGGATTTTCAGCGCTAGCTACCTTTTGACCCAAAATGCTGTCATTGCCCATAGTTTCCTCCTGTGTTAAAGCAAAAGCAGCTGCCGGTTAGCAGCTGCTTACTTATAACGATTTTACATCAAGCTAATTAGGTACTTTGCAAGTTCCGGACAGCGCGTTTGATTTCCATACATGTCGTTAAACAAATCGCATCCGTGCGCAAGGTTGTACACTACTTGATCCTCCTGGTCTAAGCAGTAGCACGTTTCGCCATCGCATGCGACAATGTATCCAGTAACTTCAAACATTGTGCAGCTTTTAAAGGATAACGGAATGCTGTTCATTGCGTCGATGTACCAGAGCTTGTCGCGGTCGCTAAATCGAACGCTGTCGTCCAGCATCCACTTCATGCCTTCGTGCTTCTTAATATAGTTGATAACGTGATTAACGCATCCGTCATATGCGCTGTTTTCCGCGTTTGCAAACTTCTCAAGTCCAATGCTGCGAACGTACGGGTCGTTAGCTGCCCATTCCTCGATAGCGTAAACTTTTCCAGTTTGCGGACTTACGTACTTCATAGCTGCTGCCTTCCTACCCAGCATTAACACTACAACAGTTATTATACACTTTATTTAACTGTAATTTGAAGTATTTAGCTAAACTAAAAAAGCAGTAGCGCACAACGTGCACGCTACTGCTGTACAGCAAGTTTTGCTAGTTCATTAAGCTTATCAAGTACTTTGCAAGCTCAGGGCAAGCTGTACCCTTTTTCATTTCGTCAGTTCCGTAGCCTTCTGCAAGGTTGTACACTACTTCAGGATCCTCTTCATACTCCAAGCAGTAGCATGTTTCGCTGTCACAAGCTACAACGTAGCTAGCTGTATAGTCCGGAACTTCGAATATTGTGCAGGAACTTGCATCAAGCGGAATGCTGTTAACAGCGTCCAAGTACCACATGTTAGCTTCCTGCGTATAGCTGTGCGCATCCAGGAAGCTGTGCAAGCTGCTGTACTGCTTCACTTTGCCCTTAATGTGATCCACGCAACCCATAAAAATACCTTCAAACTTCTGTGTTGCTACATTAGGGTCGTGTGCAATAACACCCAGCTTGCAAGCGTCCAAGTACCAGTCCTCAACAGTGTACGTTTTGCCGTTGCTAGTGTTTACGTACTGCATTGCTTTTGCCTTTCTACTTTGCAGTAATTACTACAACAGGTATTATACACTTTATTTTACAGCTGCACGCTGAATTGTCTTATTTATTTAATTTAAGAAGTTCCAGCAGATCGCCTGTGTAGTCAAGCATAATCTTTCTGCTTGGAACAGTGGGTACTTCCACGTACGGAATCTTCCACTTGTATATTTTAGTGACGTTAATTGACTTTTTGCCCGCTTTTACGGAAGCGTCTATATCCTGTATGTTTAGGATAAACGCTCTTTTGTGCGAAGCAAACAGAACAATCACAAGGCCAAAGCAGTTTTGTATTTTGGACTTTTTGAGCAGCCCTGCGTACTGGCAGTCCGACAGCATGGAAAAGTCAAAGCGATCGTGTTCAGTTTCCTTTGACTCTATGTAAAACATGTAAGGGCTTTTGAAGCACGTAAAGTCGCATATGTTCGTGCTGCCGTAAAAACCGGAAGTCTGATCCGGTATTCTGTCAAAGCTGTAGCCCAAGTCAGGTCTGTCAAGCCACAAGCGTACTTTGTGCTCAGCTTTCTTTCCGTAGGATTCAGCCACAGCGCACCTCTTTACTCCGTTGCGCTGTTGACTAAAATCACAGGATACAAGTCATAGTAAAACTGTTCAAACGAAAACAAGGATAGTTGGCAAAATATGGAATCGCATGCAAGCTGCAAGTCCAAGTCATGCTCCGTTGTTACAACGTCCTTCGGCAAAACGTCCGCCCATGACTCGCTGCCCGTAAACTCAGGACTGTAGCTTTCATCCAACGGTATGTCGTACGAAAGCTTTCGCATAACGCTTAGCGTTCTTCCGACTTGTATGCGCAAGTCAATGTCAATAAGAACGCTGCTGTAGGGTACTTTGTCGTTTGCTTTTGCAAAGTAAGGAGCAACTGATATGCTGTCCACAATCAGCTGCTCCTGTTCCTTTGAAACGCTGCACATGTGCACTAGGTCAGCAATGAACGCTTTCAGCTTGTGAACTGTAAACGTAACTCTGTTTATTGCATCATCTTCCAAGGTCTTCATATGCAGCTCTTGTCTTTATTCATCGTATGAATCGTAAAACTCGTCCTCGTAGTCAAACGATCCGTCCTCGTACATGTCCTCTTCGTCGTAAGCGCTGTACCAGTCACTGTCAGTGTTCTGGTAGTCATCAAATGAATCAAACTCGGATTCTTCCATAGCTAGTTTCCTTTCGAAGTGCGCTACTGTAAGGAATTATACTACCTTACCTTATGAAGATATGCCTCTCCGCTTTCAAAGCAGGCCATTAAATCGGGATGACGTTCAATAAACTGCCTAGCTTCCTTCCTAGACGCAAAGTTGTAGTAAGCGTCATCTCCTTGATACGGATCAGCCCACACTACTTGCCAGGGAAGATATTCCTCGGAATCCTGAGCGCCTTGGTTGTTCTTCAAGTCCTGTGCAGCTAGCTCAAAGTAGGAGCTGTCGCAAAACTCGTCAACAAGCTTATCCTGATCTTCCGTACTTAAAGACCAAAAGTTAGGGTATGAAGGCAAGCTGTCGGAAAACACGGACGATTTAATGTATCGCTTCATAGCGTTCTACAGCTCCACGATAGTTGCGTAGCCGTTTTCAATGTCCTCCTGGACAACAGGGAACTCGTCGAGGAACTCCTCAAGCTCGTACCACTCCTTGAAGTTGAAGAATGTGCAACCTGCCTGCGGAGCGCCAAAGCTTTCCTGAATTTGGTACTGATACTTCGGTCCAGGATTCTCAGGGCCCTCAAGTTCGTTGAGCTTCTCAACTTGCTCCTGAGTCATGTTTCCGTAGAACTCAGTCTCTTCCTCGTCCTCTCCCATAATGGAAGTTGCAGCTTCAAGCTCCTGCTCCTTTTTGCGGAAAGCGTTCAGCATGTCCATACAGCTGCCCTTGGAAGCTTTAACAGTGCTGCTCTTAATGTATCTGTACATTGTTGTTCTCCTAATGTAAATAAATACTACCTGCGTAGCTGAAAGCGCTACACAAGTAGTAGAGGTTAGCTAAGCTTTTCGATTCTAAGATTGGATATGTTGCTGTCCTCAAACTCAACGGATTCCGTGTCAACGTCATCCTCGTTTAGACGCATAAGCAAGTCGTCAATATCGTCATCGTAGTAGTCATCGTCATCAATATCGTACTGATCGCAGCTGTACATCAGGTTAAACGTACCGGCAAGTTCGTACTTACCCGGATCCTTGTTTGCCAAAGCTTGGTACATGCACTTTTCGAATTCCTCGATTGCAACTTGCTCGTCGCATACGTAAATGCCAAGCTGCGGCATGTACACATCGTCGTAGCCGATTACTTTGTCAGCAACTTGATCGACGTTAGGAATAGTGCCTTCGGGAGTTAACGTGAGTTCCACTCGAAACGCGCACATTACTTTCTTAATTACTCTATCGGGTATAAGCATGATATGTCCTAAGATTAAAGATCAAGCACGTCAACGATGTTAAGAGGTCGTACTACGTTGTCTGCAAACTTCTCCTTGCTAATGCGCTTTTCTTTGGACACCATGCGCACCTCATCATCAGGGTATACAGCAAGCTCGTTAACAACTACGCTCTTTTGATTTACCTTAACGATCTGATAGTAGATAGTATTCTTTTGATAGGACTTGTAGTTGTAAGTGTACTCCTCAGTTTCAACTGCTTGGTCAGTGCCTGCTAAAGCGGCTACTTTGCGCCAGAAAAAGCTGCTGTTGTCAACGCGCTGAGGCTCCGAACCCAGCTCCGTAACAAAATCAGGTACTGTTGCATTTACTTTGCTGCGAAGCTTGATAAAGTCGCTGTCAGGAATAGCAGCAAGCTTTTCCATTACGCTTACGCTTTCCTGAAGTTCCTTCAAGTTGTCCTTTGTAACTGCGTTCAGTCCGGAATAGCTGTTCGTGCTGTGCTTAACGCTGGAGGCATGCACTTCGATGTCCCACGTCCACTTAAGAGCTACGTTGTCGTTGTCGCCGTAGCCATGCTGGCCTTCGTGCTTAACGCGAATTTCAAGCATTCCGTCCTCGTGATCTTCCACGGAATACTGATCGACGTTAACAGTAATGTCAGTGTCCTTCATAAACTGAGCGGAGCACCACGTGAAAATGCGGTCCTCGACCCAGCGTTGCACAGCGTCCTTAACTTGCTTTCTTTTGCCGTAAAAGACTTTGCGCTTGCTTTCGTACGCTTCCATGTCCTTGTCGTACTGGGCAATAGCGCTGTCGTAGTCCTTTTGGATGTCCTCAAGGCTCTCAGCTGCGTTTACGCTATTCCTCATTCGAATCAAACTCCTTATGACCGGTTGCGATTGCTTCGTTTACGCACTGCGCCACGTAGTCAATAACGGGAAGCGCCTGCTCCGCGTTTCCTTCTCGGTTCATCTTGTCAAATGTGTCCATTAAGTAACTAAAGTCGTCCTTAAGATTAGACATGCTGTCGTCAAAACGCGTATCCTGCTCATCGCTGGAAGCAGCTTTTATGCAACGATACATGTGCACCTCCTGTGCTAAGCAATAGTATAGATAGCACAATATAATAGGCTTGCAGCCTTGTCAGCTGCAAGCCCATAGCGTGCTATCTGTTTTCCATGCGATTGCGGCGAGCTTCGCGACGACGCTGCATGTCATTGTCCCGCTGCTCGCACATGTGCTGCTGATCATTAAAGTACTTGCACATGTATGCCGAAGTTGCAGCAATGAACGCTGTCATCAAAACGCAACTCCAGAACATGTTGTCGCTCATGGACTCGTTAATTACAGCCAACATAACTAGCGGCGAAGCAGCGCAAAGGACTGCACAAACAATCTTTGCAACCCTGTAAAACTTGGTGTTAAGCATTTTGACGTCTCCGTTTCTTGATGTTTGCTTATCAACAAGTTAATTATATAACTAAATTTATATAATTACAATAGGAAGTTAATCTGCATTGAAAATTATGTATGTCAGGTACTCCCTGCATACGTCACCGTGTTTGCACCTGGGCATCTACTTCACTACCTTCCATACATTTGCTTCAATCCGCTTCACGAGGTTGTACATTGCGTTATCGTCCGCAGCAACGTTCTCTATCTTCTTGAATAGCCCTGCGCGAACCCATGCGCTCACGCCAAAGCCGTTTATGTTCGGAACGTAATGAACGCTACGAACACGTCCTTTTGGATCGATTAACCTCATTCGCTCACCACTTCGTATACGTTGCAGTTAGTGAAGTCGATGCGGTACGTCTTGCCGTCCTTGTCACGACACAGCTCGCAGTCCTTGTACGCTTTCGTCCACCATGCAGTGTCGTTGCAGCCCTTCCATCTGAGGAGTATCCATACGATACTGCCGTTATCGTCCGTAGCAGGGTTGCCGTCATCGTCAAGGACTATGTCCCTGTACTTCCAGAACAGGTCGTTGCCACGCTTGTATTGCCTGGCCTTGCCGATGTACTTCTCAGTCATTCCTTGACAACTCTCGCTCCGCAGCTGAGGCAAAATCTCATTGAATGGTAGTCAGTGGTGTTGCCGGCGGTATAATATCCTCCGTTTACGCACGCATGGCACGATGAACAGTACAGCCAGGTTCCCTGCACTTCGATATGACATGTGCGCTCGGCTATGATGTTCCACGCTTTGACAGCTTCGGCTTCGGTGTCGAATGCATACGTGCTGCACTCGATATTCTCACGGCAATCGCCGTTGTCACAACATACCCAATAGCCTTGCGGAGATCCACTCACCAGTGCAGCGTACTTGACGCTTGCTTCGCTGCCGCAGAAAGGGCAAGATAACAGCTTATCGCTCATTAGTTCGCCATCCTCTGGATGCGCTTCCTTGTGCTTGCGAGCAAGATACTCCTTGTACTTCATCTCGTAGTTAAGCCAATAGCTTGCAGGAACATCGGGCATAACTTTCTCAAGCTTCACAGCCATGTCCGCTGTAAACCCAGCTTTTCCGTTCACAAGTCGGGAGAGATGACGTTCGCTTACACCTGTACGCTTTGAGACTTCCTTCTGGATTATACCTCGCGCGTCAAGGTACTCCTTAATGATCTTGCCCGGTGCGACAATGTATTCATCCATCGCTGTGCTCTCCTTTCAAGCTACGCCTTGCTATTTCAAGCATCCTTGTCCATACGACGTCCAGGAAGGCCAACATGGCGCGTGTTCCGGACTTTCATAGCTGCAATGCAGGCGTTGTATTCGTCCTCGCCATTGATAATCGATTTGCGCTAAGGGCTGTCAATTTGCACGGTACTTATGCTTCGACATCGCTTGAATCCTTAGGAGTCGGAGGTACACTGAAAGCATGTGCGCGTGCATTCCACACCTTAGCGACATCGCAATCCGCAGCAATGGAGAAGTCCGCGATGACGCAGCATTTCAGACATCCTACGTGTCGCGTCCAACGTCCCGAACGCGTAGTAGCGTAGTCCATCAATTCCATTCGCACCGCTTCGCCGCCGCAAAACGGACAGGGTTTTAGCTTCTCGCTCATTGCTCCACAATCCTTGCTCCGCAGTTAGGACAGTAGCACCATCCATACCCGTCAATGTTGATTCCAAATTGAACGATGTGCTTCATTGTCATTCCTTCCTATAGTATCAATACATGTCCTTGCGCGTGTTGTTAGTCGACATGTTGCTCGTTAGCCCTTTGGTTCCATTCTTTGATAACTGTGTTCTGCATTTCGAGTGTTTCCTCCTTGTTGAGGATAAGTAAGCAGTAGCGCTCGACGGATGCTCCGCACTTGGAGCACTTGACTCTGTAGCAAATGCTGTCGCAGGTTAGCTTGGCTTCGCCGCCGCAAATGCAAGGCCTCAACTTGGGCTCGGCTGCGCTCATTCCTTAATCACCTTCGCTCCGCAGTGTTCACAGTATACAGCGCTGCTGTTGATCGGATGCTCGCACTCGGAGCAGAAGCCGCCTACGAAGCCCTGTACGTTCTTCAGACCGCGCATGATGCGGCGGCACGTTCGTTTCGATGTTGCAAGCTTTGCCATGTCAGCTATTCTGTCGATAGCCTGTGACGGCGTGTGCCCGTCCCACTTGGGAGCCTTTTCCAGCTCGTAACAGTTGAACATATCCCAGTACGGCTCAATGTTGTAGTGATACGCGGCCTGGCCCTGCGGCGTGTTAATTCCCACAATGAACATGCCTTCGTACATAGTTCCGTCGCTATGCAGCTTTGACTTCCACGCTATATCTCGAAACGCCGATACAACCACCGAAAACAGCTTTGCTCTATGGTCATAGAGCTCATTGAACGTGTGGTACCCATCGCTTGTGCTTCCGGTTATTTCCTGTGGCTGTATAAGGTCAGCGAGATGCAGCACGCCCTCGGCCCTGTACCATGCCCCATCCTCAGTCACAAGGCCGAGCGTATCCTCAACCTCGCCGCAGTCGATGAACTCTTCGTCGTCAAACTCAGCGATGCCCAGCCCGCGCAGCATTGCTGCTACCTTGCGGCGATCCGTATCAGAGGGTTTCATGTGTCACCTTCGTTTCACCTGAAGGGCAGTAGCACAGGGTGCCGACTGTGGGCACCAAAACGCCGCAAGCGTCGAACATAGGAGCAGGTTCGCGCATGGCCTGGTTTGCTGCTTCGTCCGGCAACACACGGCACGTGCGCTCAGGCTTCGACTCTACGTCCCTTAGGTTCCATGCTTCCATTACTTCGTCTCGCGTGTTAAGGGTATCAGGGTCATCGTTCCGGTTAATTGGGAGCCTGATGGCTGCTCCACACGTGCTGCACTCGACCACCCAGGAGCCTTTGTATTTGGCCATCTTAGCCTCGCCGCCGCAAAACGGGCAGACATTCAGCTTGAATCTCATTACTCCACTGCCTTTCTAAGGTTACGTCCGCAAACGGGACAGAAGTTAATATCGATGAACAGGGCGTTGTTTGTTCCGTATTGATATACAGCTATGTACGGGTACGTGCCGTTTGTTGCGTATATTCTTGCATACAGCTCCTCTCCGTACGTGCTGTCATCGTGTCCTGGCAATTCATCGTTGCAAGGGCTTGCCGTAAGGTGCTGGCAGTATTCACATGTCATGAGAAGAAGCCTTTCCGCCAGAGCAGCACGAGACTAAGCAGGGCGCCTATCAATGTCAGACAATAGCATTCTCTTGCCGAAAGACACGTATTCCGCGGACCGTAGTGAATGGCAACGTAGCCCACGCACCAAACGACGCATGCAAAGACGGCAGCCTTCCACGCCTGAGGGTTGACGCTAATGTTCATCGTTCTCCTTACTCGACAACTTTGTCTCCGCAGCAAGGGCAATAGTTTGGCTTGCGCATCGCAAATCCTAATCCATTGACCAGCAGAGCTGTTTTCCAAAGATCACCCTGTTTTCCTTCGAACACACGCCTTCGATACCGCAGCGCACCGGAAGGAAAGGGGGTATAAACAACAGCCGATACAGCAACTTGAGCATAGCATTTGCCGCAAATCCACAATTTCGTATAATTAGCAGCGTCCGACACCTACTCCGCCACCTTCGCTCCACATCCCATGCAAAATTGCGGTTCGTCGTCATAGTCGTGTCGTCTGTCGCACTTCGAGCAGCAAAGCTCTACGCCGTTGTCAACCATATGGCAAGTGCGCTCGTGCTGCGACTCCATAAGGTCCGCAAGGTGGAAGATGCTTTCGCTTGTATATGCGGAACGCACGAAATAATTCTGATCGTAAACAAGCCCTAAGCATCTTTCGACAAGAAACCGCTGCGAACCATATGGGTCCTTAGCCAACCTTCGCAGCCTTGATGCTACCTTGCAACGCTCGCTGTAAGCCGGCAAGCTGTCCATCTCGATCTTGCTGTTCACGGCCGTTCCTTCCTTCGAGGTTTGCGAAATGTGCTTCAATACGTGTACATGTTAAACGATGCTTGCTGCATTTTATGAAAGAAGATACTCAAGCATTTCAGGATGCTCCTTTAAGTTAAGCTGATTGTCCACAACGTAATCGGACACTGTGCCCTTTTTAGTCATAATGTCGTGAACGCGCTCGTCCACTGTGTCTCGAGTAATAATCTCGTACACGTTTACCGTTTTTGTTGACGTAGCGCGATAGCAGCGATCCTCGGCTTGCTCCTGCGTTGCCATGTTCCAGCTGGAGTCCAGGAAGATTACGTTTGACGCTACAGTAAGAGTGTGACTAGTTCCAAGTGCTCCAATAGTGCCCAGTATTACTTGGCAGCTTGGGTCGCTAACGAATCTGTGCTTGTTTTCCTCTCGCTCCGCTTGGTCCATTTGGCCTGTGTAGCTTGCTACGTCAAATCCTGCTTTTTTCAAGCACCGGTAAGCGGACCTAAGCGGCGCTACCCAGTTTGAAAACACAACTGCTTTTTCTCCATTGCTGCAAATGTCCTGAACAAGCTCAACAAGCCTTTTCATTTTGGCGTTTACGGACAAGTACGAGCTTGACGCAGGGTTAATACTGTCGTCTATAAGCTCCGGACATCCGTTTACTTGACGAAGTCTTAAAAACTTCGCAAGAGGGTTGGACGCTTGCCTGACTTCGTCCATGTTTTCAAGCATTTCGCTTTTAACTTGCGAGTACAAAGCTTGCTGAACTTTTGAGTTTTCAACGTATTCCACGTTGTGAATTTTGGGCGGCAAGTTAAGCACTTGCTCCTTTGTTCTGCGAAGCATGTTGGGTTCAAGTATTGACTTCAACTCGGGGATGTTTTTATATCCCATAATGTTGTGTCCGCCGTACCCGCCGTAAATGCAGTAGCGCTGATTCCATCTCCAGTATGAGTCGTCCTGATGCGCACCGATAAGATACATTGGCAGAAAAACGTCCGTGGGCTTGTTTACAACGGGCGTGCCTGTCATTGGAATCCACTCAACGCGATTGCCCGTTAGCTTTTTAATCTTAATAAGCTCCTTACCTTGTGCTGACTGCGGGGAAGCGTTGCGATGAATTTCGTCCACAGCAATCATTGAAATGTACCCGTTCATGCAAAGCTCCGCAATTTTAAGCGACAGCACGTCCTGACTTCGTCTTTTTTGGGACCTGTCCGTTGTTCTTAAAGCTTCTATGTTAAGAATTAGAAAGAACGGAAGAGGCTTTGCTTCCTTTTCGTCGGAGTACATGTACCCTGTTTCGAGGTCCTGTAGCTTTTCCTTTCCGGGCCCTTCGTACCTGATTGTTCCTTTTCTTTTTTGCTTTCTGCTTCCTAGGATGTAGCCCTCGTACTCTCCGTTTGTGTGCAGCTTAATGTCCTCAACCCAGTTGTACTTAGCGGAGTTGACGCAGCAAATTACTAAGCAGTGCTTAGCTTCCTCGTACTGCTTTTTGAACATTGCTAAGTTAATAACTTCCAGCGTCTTTCCGCAGTTGTGAACTACTACGCCGTTGCAGACAAAGTTGTGAACAAGGGGATGGTCAATGCCAACGTCGAACACGTGAGTTGAGCTGCTGTAGGGCCTAACGCACGTTACTTGCTTGTACTTGCAAAGCTCGCAGCTGTAGTCCTTGACAACGTTTTCTCCTGTTGTAAGGTACTGAGCTTCCACCCAGCCCACGTCAGTCAGGAACTCATGATCCGGAGTGCACACAACAAATGACTTGTCCGAAAACGTTACTTTTACGGTCTTTTTGAAACCCTTGTCAAGTACGCATCTAATAGGAAGGTACGCAAACGCGCCCTTTGCTTTTTCGTAGTGCGTCTTAATAAGGTATTCGTCGCCGTCGTCCTTTAGGCTGTACATGTCGCAAAGCGCTGAAAGCGTTACGTTCCTGTGCTTTCCGTTTACAGCAATTTGAACAACGCTGTCCTTATCGCAACAGCCCATTTCGTCGGCTAGCAGAAACCCGCCAAAGTTACCCTTTTCCTTGCGTCCAATGGAGTACCTTAAGCAGTCCAGCTGATGATCAAACAGCTTGCTTCCTTGCTTTACAACTGTGTGAACATCGCTAACGTCTATGTCCGGTATGTCCGCTTGCTTTGTTTCCTCTATGCGCTTGTTCACGTTAAAGTTCTCGCTTGACTTAACATTTACGCTGTTCTCGTAGGACGTACCCTCAAGCTGCTTAATGAAAAACCCGACTTTGTCCTTAGGAACAGTCCAGCACTTGTCCTCCTTGTGCCACAGCCTGCCGGGGACGTTTTTAACGTACGCAACAAGCACAGGATCGTACGGAAACTTGATTTCATACTCCGGGCCCTGCTGGGTAATTGAGATCATCGCTGAAACCTTTCACAAGCTATGCTTACACGTAAAAAAGCACCCGCTGTCAGCTTACTGACTTTAGGTGCTTTTAGTATACAACAAGTTATACAGTTTTATTCTAAAATTTACTTCTGCTTGGGCTTTACATATCCTCTAACTGTGCCAAAGCCATGCTTTACGTACTCAACTTGAACAAATCCGTTAACTTCGCAAATCGGCGTAAACACTCCGTAAAGCTTTTTAACGTACGATCCGTCATACGGCGCTTCATGTACAAGCAGTGTTCCTTTAAAGCTGCCATTTGACGCTACAGAGGATTCCTGGACGGTATTTTCGCTTTCGCTGCTGTGTTCCACGTCACTGTCAGCTGCATCGCTTGTGCTTTCAGCTGTAACGGAACTCATAATGCGGTCCTTGTCGATTTCAAGCGTTTCGACAGGACATTCCTTTTTGGGCTCAACGTCTTCGCTGTGCTGCTCCGCTTGCGCTTTTGCTGCATTGTCCGCTTCAATTTGAGCTTTAGTGCGGCGCTTTCTGCGCGGCTTTTCCACAGGCTTTTCGGCGGCGCCGGGCGCAGCTTGCACGTTCTCTTCTTCCATTACTGTTCCTTTCGGTTAAACCAGCACATGCGAGTAAGCACACGCACTCTTGCCTTTTTTCCTTGGCTTATTTTAACAGGGTAGTAAAAAGTAATAGCGCCAATGCGAACGGATTGAGCGTACGACTCCTCCACGCAGTCAAGTATATCGGAGTCCTCTACGTATGAAAGTATTTGATTTATCCTTGCGCTTCTTGGCACTGTTAAATTCATATGCTGCCGAATCCTTGTCCTTATACGACCTGGTTTTTCTCCAGTAAGAGCCCAGTTTACTGCTTCGCTTTCCATGATGGAGTCGTCGGTAAGCTTTACAAGAACGTCAGCAACTTTAGCAATTGCGTTGGAGGCTTGATATACGTTTCCTTTGCACGCTTTAACGTATGCTTGAACCCCTTGCTGCCGCTGGCTGTAGCTTGCCATGTAACCTCCTGTTTGCTTCACTTAATTGTACAGCATTTGCAGGAGTTAAACAAAAAGCCAAGCACCCGACATGATGGTCAAGCACTTGGCTTTAAAGTTAGTAAGCGTACAGCTTATTAGCGACGACGCACAGGGCGCTTGCGAAGCTTGGAAGCAGCACTTACGCGCTTCTTGCCCATGATGCGAGTGGAAGCCTCAAGCAGCTCCTCCTCGCCGTCGGGAGCAACAGTGTACTCCTCGTCAGCAACGGTAAACACAATCTCGTCAGTGTCGTCGTCAACGTCAACAGTGACGTCCTCGTCCGTAACCTCGGCGAGCAGCTGAGCAACGTCCTCAGTCTCGAACAGAAGCTCGGTAGCTTCAGGAGCAACCTCGGCCTCAGGAGCCTCAGGAGCCTCAGGAGCCTCGACGTCCTCGTCAGCCTTGACGGCCTTTAAGGGCTTGCGAGTAACGCAGGAAGCCTTCACGGACTTCTTGTTAGCCTTCTTTACAATGTGCATAGTAAAATCCTTTCGCTAGTCCAGAATAACTAGTCGGTTTGTTTTTGACTCCATCTCGGCTCTAATTGCTTCAAGCTGCGAGTTTGCTTCGCTTAGCAAAGTGTCCCCGTCAAGTGAAACGTTTGAGCCTTGAATGGTGTACTTCGAACGAGATCTGCCCAAAGCAAGCTTCATGTAAGCTTCCGACAGTCTAATTATAATGTCAGTCCATGATTTGTTTTTCACTTCGCTGACATCTTTGTAGTCAGGAACGTAGTCTATCGTAATCTGAGTGGGTCTTGGAGCTTTGCACGTTATGTACAAAACGTCGTTGTCCACGTCATGGCGCCAGTTTAAGTCCGTTGAAAGTGTGTTTGACGCTTGCGCCATTGCAAGCTGGTTTACGATAGGGTCCAAATTTGACGTTGTGCTGTTTATCATAGCTCCTGCGTTAACAGCAGCAGCAAGCTGAAAAACGTTGCCTCCGTCCACGTTGGACAGGTTAAGTCCAACTTTAGGGTAAGCGGAGTACACGCCTCTAACGCACGTTGTTACAATTCCTGCTTTTTCAAGCTGTATTCTTGTTGAAAACGGAACTGTTTTAAGCGCAGGAGTTCGCATGTACCGCTTTGCTTCACGGAAAGCAATAAGCACTGCTTGGCGAACGTCAAGTTCCTCCACGTTGCTGTTAGCAGGAATGCCCAGCATAAAGCTGACTTGCATAGCCATTTCGTCCATAGTCATATGCTGAGCACCTCCTTAAAAGTCCAAGCTTGCGTAAGCTTAGGCTTCCTTCCACTCAAACTTGAAGCCTTCGGCAGCAAGAGCGGTGTTAAGCTCGAGAACCATAGTCTTCATGCTAGGATCGAGAGTTTCCATCTCGAACGAGCCGTCCTTAGCAGCTTGCTTCATAGCAGCAACAAGGCCCGGGTGGCTAACTTGCATAGCAAGGAAGTCGTCAAGCTCGGAGCCGAAGCCATAGCCCTGAATGTTTGTGTCGTAGTAGGTTCCATCAAAAGCATCCATGTCGCAAGCCGCGGAAGTGGGCATGAACAGGGCGCAAATGGAAGCTACATCATGTTGCTCCTGCTTAGCGGGAGCTTTGTACGTAATAGCAATCTTGTAAGCCATTTGCCTATTCCTCCTCGAAGTACGTACAACTGTACAGCTGGATTCGCGAACTCCGATGACCAGGCGTAGCCCGCAATCACTTTAAAGCTAAGGTTCAGGTGACTGTATAGAAAAGCTGCTATATTTTAAGCGGACAGCCACATTTCGCTCCTGTGCTTGCATCTAACTCTAGTGTCGCACTGTATTTTTGCGCCCGCTTCAGCAGCTTTCCAGCAAAAGTAGTTGTCCTCGGACAGCGTTGCTCCGTCATCGTACTCAACGTATCTAAAGTACGGATACTCAAGCTTTTTAAACAGGGAAGTCTTAATGCAAGCGCATCCCATGCCGCCGCCCTTTACGTCTATTCGAGTGTCGCTGGGAATGTCGTTTAAGTTTAAGTTGTTGCTATCGTAAAAGTTGTAGCTTGTGTCCAGAAACACTTCCGTCTGACCGCATGACGTGTTTCTTCTAGGATATATGCCAACGCAAATGTCGCAGTCGTATTCAAGCAAGCAGTTAAGCGCGTTGCTTGGAAGTATAACGTCGGAGTCCACAAACATTAAGTAGTCAACTCCGTATTCAAGCGCTTCCTTTGCTGCCTTGTTTCTAGCCTGTGCGCACCCATACCCTTTTACAAAGTCAAACAAGGGTCTTCCGTGAACTGCGTTGTCCTCTTGGTCGTAAACGGACTTAAACGTTTCCGCTGCTACGCTTTCGTACGTGGGTATGCATATTAAAACAGACACAGCTTATTCCTTTCAAAAGTAAGAAGCACTGCTGCTTGTATTTTAGCAGCAGTGCTGTGCTTTTTAACATAATGAACTGTATGCAAGTTTACGCTACGTCAAAGCCCACTACGTACACGTTTACCGCTTTAACAATAGGGTTAGTAACGTTTTCAGCTGAATCGGTGTGAATGTCAACGTGAACGTTTCCAGTTGTTACCTTAACGTCATACGAGAACGGAAGCATAGTTAATCCTTCCTCGTCGGGCATTTGAAGCGTGGACCCTTCGAGCACAAGCTCGCTTTGCGTTACAGCAAGCGGCCCAATTACGCTAAACTCCTTAGCAGTGCCCTTGAAGTCATAGGCAGCGTCAATTCGCACGCTGCCTGCCATTACAGCAGTTTTTGCAAGGTCGATGTCAAAGCTAAAGTCCTTGGAAGCGTTTGTAGCGTCGAAGTTTGCGTCAGCCTTGGACACGTTCTCCTGCTTCTTTACCAGGAACTTGTTAGCGTCAGCGCCCGGAGCGCCTGCGTCGCCCTTGGGTCCTGTTTCGCCCTTAGGTCCAGTCTCACCCTTGGGACCTTGTTCTCCTTGTGGGCCTGCAACTCCTTGCTCGCCCTTAGGGCCCTGCTCACCCTTAGGACCCTGCTCACCGCGTGCGCCTGTTTCACCCATAGGACCGATCTCGCCTGCCACGCCTTGAATGCCCTGCTCGCCTTGGATGCCCTGGATGCCTTGAGCGCCTGTTTCGCCCTTAGGACCCTGAATGCCAGCTGCGCCGGACAGATCGCAAACAAAGGAGTACGCTTCCTTGCCCTTTACGTACATGCGGGCGTCGTCGGCGTCCTCAACGTTGCCAGTGTTAATAAGGACAAACTGCCCTTCCTTAACGTCCTGGTCGTTAAAGGACGCGTTCATTTCAGCTACTGACGCAAACATGCGCGCAATTGAAAACGCTTCGCCCTTTTCGCCCTTTTCGCCAGTAGGGCCCTGAGGGCCGACAGGGCCCACTTCGCCCTGTGCGCCCTGTACGCCCTGAGGACCCATGGGACCCATCGGACCCACAGGACCTTGCGGTCCGGTAGGAGCAGTTGCGTACTCCCACGTGCCCTTGCTGGACAGGAACTTTAAATCCTTCTTGTCCTCGGAAGTAGGAACTACTGCTTGAGCTCCGTTTTTTGAAAGCAGTGACCAAAAGCGGTTAATGCTTTTTTGAATCGTTGAAATTGCCATGCTTGTTTCTTTCATAGCTACGGTACATACGTTACTTGTCGTAAGTTACGATTAAGTGTCCTGCGCTGTTAATGGCCATGTTAGTAATTCCACGTCCAGATGCACCGGTTGCTCCTTGACCGCCTTGGGGGCCTCTAGGACCGGTCGGACCTTGAGGACCTGTTGGTCCTTGAGGTCCCGTCGGACCCGTAGCGCCTGTTTTGCCTTGTGGTCCTTGAGGTCCCGTCGGACCCGTAGCGCCTTGAGGTCCCTGCGGGCCTTGCGGACCTGTTTTTCCTTGCGGCCCTTGTGGTCCTTGCGGACCAGTAGGACCTGTAGCGCCCTTATTGCCATTAGCGCCGTTTGATCCGCTTCTTGCTACTGAGTAAAACGGACTTGAGCTTGTGCCATTTGTGTAGTTTACGACAAGTCGCGTCCAGAGGTACTGCCCAGCGCCGACAGCAGGTACAGAAGTGTTCCAGGTTGACGTAGGAGCTGTGGTAGCGCTTGTTCCGATCTGGTACGTTGTTGACACGGAGCTAATTCCGTTGCCGGTGGGTCCAGTGTTTCCTTGCTTGCCCTGAGGTCCCTGCGGTCCTGTTGGACCAGTAGCGCCTGCGTTTCCTTGCACGCCTTGCGGACCTTTCGGTCCTGTCGGACCTTGTGGACCCGCGGGTCCTGTATTTCCTTGAACGCCCTGCTCGCCTTGAGGGCCTGCCTTGCCCTGCGGACCCGTTGCGCCCTGCGGAAGGGAAATGTTAAGCACAGCAGCGTTTGCAGTGCCGGCGTTGGTAACAGTTGCAGCGTCTCCAGGGTTTCCAGTTGAAACGGTTCCGATTTTAACAGTTGCAGCTGTGCCAGCAGCGCCTTGAGGGCCTCGCTCGCCCGTTGCGCCTTTTTCGCCTGGGTTGCCCTTTGGGCCTTGGGCTCCTTCAGGAATAGTAAAGTTAAGCACAGCAGCGCTTGTCGTGCCCGCGTTAGTCACTGACGCCTGCGTGCCAGCAGCTCCTGTTGTAACTGTGCCCACTTTTACGCTTGCAGCTGCACCGGCAGCACCCGTTGCACCCTTTTCGCCTTGAGGACCCTTCGGACCGGTAGGGCCTACAGGACCCGTGTTGCCTTGCGGACCCTGTGCGCCCGTTTTGCCTTGAGCGCCAGTGTCTCCCTTGGGCACTCCGAAGTTTAAGACAGGATTGTACTTATCAGAGCTTGAATTCGTGACGGTTGCTTGCTTGCCCGCGTCCAGTGTGGTAACAGTTCCAACTGTAACATTTGTGGGCATGCCCACTTTCTGGGTAATGCTTCCAGCCAATTCGCTTGCACCTGCTTTCGTGTCTATTCAAACGCTCAATATGAGCGATTTTCTACTTAGATCAACGATATTGAAGGTGCAAGATGCGAGGCTACTTTAAGCTTATTATTAAAGCAAGAGCAGCTAAAGCGCACGCTAAAGCAGCGGCGCATATTGCAGTTTCAAATGAAACTTTTGGCGTGCGCTGCTTTTTGCAGTACGCTGAATTTTTAGCTAAGTTTATATTTAGATAATATGACTTGTCGTTTACATGCTTTGACAGCTTGTACTTTGTCATGCTTACAATATCTTGCTAGCTACAAAGTCGTTTAAAAGCATAAAGCACTGCACTGCTTTGTCGCGAGAGGTTTTGCACCACGACAAGTTAAGCTTGTTGCACAAGGAGTTAAACTCGTCCCAGTCAAACTTCGGGTTTCTAAGCGAGTTCTTGTCCTCGTGATATAAAGCTAGGAAGTAGTATCTAAGCGCAAGGCAAGCTTTGTACACTTCATCGCTTGTGTACTTTGCCGAAATTTCGGAAGGAGTTTCGCTTACGCTTGCGTTTTTGCCGCTAATGATTAGAGCAATTTGAGTGACCACGTCAATGTACGCTTTGCACGCTGACTTTCCGCTGCCCTCCTGCTCTATATTCCAGTACACGCAGGACGCAAGAAGCTGAACAAACTCAGTGTAGTTGCAGTTTAAAGCGGAGTAGCAAATGTTTTCATCCCATGCGCCAGGCCAGTACACTCTGTGAGCAAGATTTAAAAGCCAGTTGCTAAAAGCGCTTGCGTCCCCTTTAAAGAAGCTTGCAAGAGCGGAAGCAGCGCAGCAGCCCAAAGCAGGATCGTCGTACAGGATTTCGGTTTGCCAGTCCTCCTGCACAGTTATAGCTTTCTTCTGCTCGCTTTCAGCGCTTGCAAGTTCGGCTTTTCGCTTGTACTCCCACGGAAACACAACCCACTCTCCACGCTTTTGGAACATCCAAATATCAGGCTCAAAGGAGGACGTTTCCTCGCTGTAAAACATGGAAGCAATAAAGTAGCCCTCGCTGTGCTTCTTTTGCAGGGCTGCTCCGGAATCGACAATGTCGTCAACGATTAAGCAGTTCTTGCAAGGAGCCATAAGCATGGGAATGCCCAGAGCGTGGCTAACCATAACTGCAAGAGTTAGTCCGCCTCTGGGCATTCCGTACACGCCCGTAAAGCTTTTTCCTATAACGTCAATGCGCTCGCACGTGTACTCAATAAACTCGTCAACTTGCTTCCACTTTACATTTAACACTGCTGTACGCTCCTCATTATTGCAAAATTACTTGTTTTGCACGTTAAGGAACAGTATACAGCAATTTACTTACCCGGTTTAAGGTACAAGTACATCCCATAGGTTGAATTTGTGTCAATGCCCATAGCGCTTGCGCTTGTCACGTTCATCATTATTTCCGTTTTGGAACTCATGGAAAGCTCAACGCGTGCTAAGTTAAGCATAGTGGACGACGCGTTTGTAATCATTCCAAAGTTAACAAAGCAGTCAGCTAGCAGATTAACATTAAGTATGTCGTTTACATAAATATGCTGACATTGCGAAATGGTAAACACTTGTCGCTTTGTAGGTGTACTCGAATTGCCTATTGTTTCGAATATAATAGCTTCCGGAATAAATGTCCAATCTTTAATGTACGTACTCACAAGATTGTATGTCCAACTGCTTATGGATATGTTTGAAAATCCTGCAAACGTCTTGTTAGCGTCAAGCGCTGCTGTAGATGTTTTCACGTTGCTGCATAGCTTAATAATTTTAGGAGTGTTGTGAGTAATGAACGACATGTTAACAGCGTCTAAAGGGTCTGAAGGTGTGTCAACGAAGGATATACGCCTTCGTCGCGTGTCGCTGCCTACACTTACTTGGTTTTTGTCAATTACTTCGGACCCTGCCCCTAAAGCAACGGAGTTTTCAAAACTGCACTTAGCGTTGCTTCCTATTGCAACTGCGTAATTCGAAGTAGTTTTAGCGCTGTTTCCTAGTGAAACGCTGTCAGTAGCATCTGCAGCTGCGCCGTATCCTATAGATATACTTGATACGTTAGTTACGTGGGCCGTGTTGCCTATAGCTATTGAATCCTGTGCAGTATCTGCACAGGCTGCCTGGGTTCCTATTGCGATGTTGTCGCCGGATACGTATTGTAAATTTTGAGCAGTTGTCTCAGCTCCTAGGCCTATTGCAATGTCCTGCTTACTTGCAGCGTTAGCGCCGTCTCCAATGGCTAAAGCAAGTTCAGCAGCTTGTGCATCTGCATGATCAGCCGTTAGCGGTGACATAATATCTAAAAGGCAGACAAGCTCATAGTCGTTAATTGCTAAAGGTGCGCTACCTATCCTATTAAACGGCTTGTTTTGAATATCGTTCCAGTTTGTAGTACCTGCGGGCCCAGTTTTACCTGTAGGTCCTGTATCGCCCTTAGGACCTTGAATTCCTTGTGGACCTTGAGGTCCTATTACGTTTCCCAAGTCAACAGTTGTAGCCATACTGCACAGCCTTTCATATACACATACTTCGTAAGCTAAAAGCTGCGCAAGCTTGTACATGGCATGAGTTCAATTTGAAATCTTACGCAGCTTGAAGCTCAAAAATAATATAGAAGTAGTTATACGAAAATGTGCTGAGCTATTTATATTTTGAGACAAAAAAATGACACGCTGTGCGCATGTCATTTTGCTTGGTTTATTTTATTTGTAAGCTACTGCACTTGCTGTTGCTTGCATATGCAAAAGCTAACGCTTGCCAACACAATATGCAATAACTGCATTATGCTATTTTGTAAAACGTTACGCTGGAAGTGCCTTGAGCTCTTGTTACTTTAGCAGTGTTATCATCAGTTATAAATAAGTCACACGGATAAAAGCTAACAGCATCTGGTAACATTGCTATACCATACGTTATACTGGTTACGCTTTTGTGCTCACTAAAGCTGTTAACTTCATTAGCAAGTTTAACAATAATTTGTTCTCTTCCAGATACATTTGTTTGAACTGCATACATACCTGAAGGCAACGTTACGGAGTTGTTGCTGGAGTTAACAACGTATTTAGTAATGTAGCTGTCTCCTTGTGGTCCCTGTGGACCTTGTGGTCCCTGTGGACCTTGTGGACCTTGTGGACCCTGAGCGCCCGTTACTTTTCCTAAATCAACCGTTGTTGCCACAAAAACCACCTTGTCCTATGTTGCTGTTGCAGTAAGCAGCTGCTAACTTGCCGAAACAGCGTACATGGCTACAGCTGTGGAATGTTGAATTTGAAATGTAATCAGCAAGTTAGCAGCTTAAAAACAATATAGGACAAGGTATACAAATTAGTTAGGCTGCAACTTGCAAATTTTTACAACAATGCTGTTTGGATATTGTGGGTTCGAAATATCCGCTTACATGGATTTTAGTTTATTCCGTTTGCAAGCTTTGCTTTTTTATCCCCAGTAAGCTTGCGGTACTTAAACTTGTTTCTAATGTACTCCCAGAAGTAGTGTCCTTTGCTGGGCGCGGACAGGAATCTTCTCCAAAACTTTAAGGGCACTGCAAAGTACTCATAAGCGTCGCCAGGTCCTCCGTTTTTAGCTTTAAACTGAACGTACAAGTTTCCAATGTTTTCTCCAAGCTGTATGTCGTAGCCGTAGGCCCACACGTTGGAGCTTCTAACTCTAACCAGATTGTCAGTCATTTTCCTGGAGGACTTGCGGTCGGACTTTGCAAGCACGTACGTACTTGCTGAAACAACTTGAAACTTGCTGCCGTCGAACTTAACGTACTCGGTTTTAGCGTTTTCATGCTGTAGGCGCAGTATTCCCTGAGTTAAGTTAGCAAACGAAGGAAAGCAGGAAACGCTACAGGAGTTTGTTGCACAGCTAACAAGCATGTACTTGCTGCTTGTTTTCCTAACATATGAGTTGCAACCAGGCAAGCTGCACGAAAAGACGTCATTGCTGTTGTCAGCAAAGTATCCAAGCTGCTTCAATGACTCAACTTGATATGTATTCATACAGCTGCACTCGTTTCCTGCGTTATTGTTTTACATTCTACCTATAGAAGGTACTTTCCAGCAGCTACGCAAGAGGATACAAGCATCCGTACATTATGAGCTTTAGCTTTACGTAGTTTGTACCAGATTCAAGGAATGACACACCTGCTCGAGTTGCTATATTTTCACAATGATACGTAACGGTTATTTTGCTATTTGATATATACACGTCCACGGGAACTGTTTTTACTCCGGTGAAAGACGTTATAGAAGTTGAAAAGTACTCTTTAACGCTTGCAACACTGTAAAATGAAAATGAGCAGCCGGCAGATAAAGTAGTGCCGTACATACCTCCTGATGAAACACACGAATACTTTGAGTTATCCAAGTATGACATTTGCATGCCTATGCAGTATAGATTTTTTGAAGCAATAGCGTTCCATTGCGTATTTGAAAGGGAAATTGTTTTTTCAAACTTAGCTACTTCGTCCACGTTTGTTGTTTTACCCTGCAAGTTAACTTCCAAGCTGTACAATCCATGAGGTACAACTTCGCCGTTGCTTTTGCAGTGTATGCCTGTGCTTGCTAAATTTGAAGTGCACAGCACGCTTCCTATTTTACTTGCTGTTGCAATAACATTTGGTCCTGTGTCACCTTTTACGCCTTGAATTCCTTGTGTACCTTGAGGTCCTGTAGCACCCTTAACGCCTTGAGGTCCTTGTGGTCCTTGCGGACCTGTGTCGCCTTTTGGACCTTGCAGCCCTTGCTGTCCTTGTGGGCCTTGAGGTCCTACAACTTTTCCTAAGTCAACAGTAGTTGCAGCCATATAAACACCCTTCTAGCTTTTGCAGTACGAAAAATAATATAGAAAGATGTTTACAGTTTCCGGTAAACTATTTAAGCGTAGGCAAGTTTTTATAGTTAGGCATTTTCAACGTGCTTGGAACATAGCTAGGATGCTGTGCGCATACTTTGCTATCAAATTGGCCTTCAAAGTATGCCTCTGTCATGGACTGGCACTCCTTATCCCTGTACTGCCATTTAATGCCGTCGAATAAATGCATTTCGTAATTCCATTCATAACAGCACATTTGATAATTTGTGTACTTTGGAAGCTGTGCGGAACGGCTGCTTAAAAAGTGACATAGCAGCTTTTTGTCCTGCGAGTTTATTTTCCACAGACCTTTACCGTCATCGTTTGTATGCAAAACGTATTCGCACTCGTCCAATTGTATGCGAATAAATTCCGAACAGTTTTTATAACCGCTGTTATTGCAGTATTTAAAATATACAGTACCCTCTCGGTTGTCATCAGGATTAACATATACGCTAAAAGCATGCTTTCCTTTAGGCTTTCCTGTTCCGATAAAAGCCATGCACTCTATGTATTCTTTTCCTTCCGTGCTTTGCGTTCCAACAATTAAGCGTTTCATGTTGCACTTCCTTTCTACGTATATTTATTATATAACAACTCTTATATAAAACAAAAGCAGCACCTATCAAATAGGTGCTGCTGCGTTCAATTCGTTATGCTATATTGTGTAAATAGCTATGAAGTTGTAACTCTTAACCATTTAATAGTTACTGTTTTTATTTGAAAACTTGTACCTTCAACTGCTTTTGTATAATATGCGTTAAGCGTACTTGTTGTATCGTCTAAAGTTATTCGACATGCAAAAGTATCTGTGGCAGCAATCGTTTTCCATATTGGACCGATACGTGTTTCGAATGTAGGCGTGCACTCATATGTTAGTGGCACTGGGTTACCCGTACTTCCTATACCTGATATACTTACATCTGCTTGTACACTTATCACTTTTCCGGTACCTAACCCAAGTGCGCTTAAGTTTAAAGAGGTGTTAGATGTATTTATTTGTTTGTTAAGCGTATACGTAGTGCCGGTAAACCCTGTAGGGCCTGTAGGACCTTGCGGTCCTCGAGGACCAGTAGGGCCTTGTGAACCTGTGTTTCCCTTAGGGCCCTGAGGTCCAGTCGGTCCTGTTTTTCCAACAGGTCCCTGCGGTCCTGTTGGACCAGTAGCGCCTGCGTTTCCTTGCACGCCTTGCGGACCTTTCGGTCCTGTCGGACCTTGTGGACCGGTCGGGCCAATAGGACCCTGTGCGCCTTGAGGTCCTTGCGCACCTACTACTTTGCCTAAATCAACAGTCGTAGCCATGTACTGCTTCCTAACGCTAATAAGTTCAAATTCAACATTAAAACATAAGGTGAATTTGAAGCAAGCTTGCTGCTACACGACAATACAGCAGACGCATAAGCCCTTAATGTACGTTATGTTTGCTGATTCTATTTTCCATTGCAGCACGTCACTATCCAGCTCCGACAGCGTTTCGAACGGAGTTTTAACAACGTTCTCGTATTCTCTGTTTACGTGAAGCACAATGCTGTACTGATACAAGCAGCTTCTTCCGTACTTGCTGCGAAGCGTTTCGTTAAGGCTTGTAAACGCTTCCTGTACAGTAACTTTATACTGATTGTCAGCAAGCTGCGCAGTGTAGCATTTCACGTTGTTAACGTCCTTCAAATCACTGCTGCTTAAATCAACTCTCTTTGACAATTCTCTGCGCATGTACATGTTCGCTTCAGGACAAGGGTAAAAGTTAAACAGCATGTGTTACCTCAAATAAATTTTGTACAGATGGTACGTAGGGTATTCGTACAGCGTTCCGTATTCGCATATCTCGTTTCGTATGTCGTAGGCAACAAGCATAGGAGAATAAGGAGGTTGAACTAAAAACTTATTCGAGTCCGCTTTCTTGCAAAATAGCGTGCTGTTTTGTACGTTTTCAATCCAAAATCCTGCGTTGTTGCAAGTAACGCCGTACAAGTCGTTGCCGTACACGGCTTTTACATCAGCTTCCACTCCTTTTGAGTACTCAGCCATGTCATGAAGTGCTTCCTGTAGCGTAAAGCAGTCAAATTTTACGCAGTACACTTTGTCGTTATAGTACTGTATGTCCTCTAATTGCAATTCCATCATTTTGCTTCCTTGCTGCCGTACTTAGCAAGCCTAGCCTTGTTTGCTTTTTCCGGCTTCCTGTGCTGCACTGACTCCAAGCATTCCTCTGATCCACAGCAGCACGGAACGGGCTTGCTTGTGCACCTGTATTGAAACACTTTGTGACATTCGCTGCAAACTGCAATTTTCATCTTGTAGCAGTATTTTTGCACAGCGCTTGTAGTGTCAAACGTGCTTCCGCACCTTGCGCAAGTTCGAGTGTACAGCTTTGTGGGCTTGGTGTACTTGCGCTTTGGCTTGATTTTTTTACTTTCAGCATCGTTGCATTCGCTTTCCTTGCTTGCAGCTTCATCATCGCTGCTGGGCTTGCAAGCGTTTTCGTTATATGTAACTGCAAAGCCAGCAAAGCGATGCAGGTTTTGCAAGTATTTAGCTGTTGCGGACATGCACTTGCTTGTTTCAACGTCGCTGTTTGTGTGCAAGTACACGTAGTAGCTGCTTCGCTGAGCATCGTGAGGAAACTTGCACAGCATAGCGTCAAATGCGCTTACGTGATAGCAGCAGTTTTGGCACTGTCCGTTGCACTTGTGTCCATCCTTCGCAATGCATTCGTTGCAAGCGTATGAAGCAATGTTGCAGCTTAACTTCTCAACTGCAATGCACCCTTGCTGCACCTTTGCAGTTGAATGCAGCGACACTGCTTTTGCAATGTCGGAGTACAGATTTCCGATGCTCATAGTTAACTCAGTCTCCTATGTAACGCGTGCAAGCAATTTCGCACTAGTTGCTGTTTTATAAAACAGTATAACACTAATTATTTAATTTATAATACAGTGTTTATTCCTAGTTCTCTTTAGTGATGTGCTTTGGCAAGGATTGAATTACGTCAAGGTTTCCTTCAGCTAAGCTGCCCAGCATTCTTGCAACAAACGCGCAAAGCTGTAAAGCTGTTTCCTTTGTTATTCCTGCAACGTCAAACCACCTAGCAACTGTGTACGTATACTGTCCGTCTTTGTACTTAACAGTTTTAGCATCGGGTTTCGTAATGCCCTTGTTTGCTTTGTGCGTTGCTATTCGCAAAACTATTGTTACGATAACAGTTACGTCGTCCTCCTGCATTTTTGGTAATTCAAATCGTATATACCTTGCGTCAGTTGATCTTTTTGATCCAGGTTGTTGAGTTGTAATAAGCTTAAAGCCGTACGCAAGCACGTTTTCCTTTATATCCTCGTATATGCCGTCAATAAGCGATTCAGGAGTAACGTTGTAGTTCGTACTTGAAGCTGCAACGCTTTCCTGCACGTACTCCCAATACAGCGTAATAGGAACTGTATACTCCAAAATATGCTTTTGCTTTACATAGCGCTTCATGTTAGCCTTCCTTCGGTTAAACTTAATAATTAGTATAACACTAGCTATTTAATTTATAGTGCTTTTTGTACTGATAAACGCACTCTCGAGCAATAGCTTTAATGTTAGCTTGCGCTTGCCTGTAGCAGTCCCACTTTTCACACTTAGCTATATCAGTCTCAAACGCGTCCGCAACGTAAATTTCGTACTCGCGCCTGGACCACTCCTGCCACATAATAATTTTTTCGATCTCGTAAACAAGCGCTGTAAATCCTGTTGACTTGTCGTAGCTTTCCTGAAGTTTTGGCTTGTAGTTTTCCTGCTGCTTTACGTATGCCTTTACTTCCTTTTCAACTGCTTCGTTAACTAGCCTGTTTCTAAACAAGTTAAACATTTCAACTTTTTGCGTAACTGCATTAAAGTTAAGCACGTAGAATTCGAACTGCATAATAAATACCTACTCTCCTTTAATGCGAATGTTGCCGTTATCGTCCGTATAAGCTTTTATGTGCTTAGCAATTTTAGCCATGCACTGCAAATTGCCGCTGTTTAAAGGTTTATAAATGTTATTAACAATATATGCAATGAACTCACCATAGTCCTGTTCAATATCTATTCCGCCAATGTTAAAATCACGAAGGAACATGCCTCCGTTATCAGGTGTTGCAGCAAATTTATGCTTTTGTTCATGTACAGCATACCTAAATCTAAACGTTACTGTATCGTTGTTCGCAAGTTTAAACGTAACGTACCATGCTTCCGAACGCTTGCTTTGATAGGTATTGCTTTCGTCCAATTTAAGATTGCTAAAGCGATACATGTTATCAACAACATCGCCTACAATGACATCCATTTGATTTAAAATATCATCAGTAAGCGTGTACTTCGATCCTCGCTTTTTTGTTTCAATAATATATCCTGCTGCTACAATTGTTTGCTCCTTAAACTCGAAGGTAGCAACAATGTCAATGACGTAATGCTGCGAACTGTCGTTTGCTTTAACATATCGTTTCATGGTAGCTCCTTATAAACTATACTTACAACTAATTAAATTATATAGTAGTTATTATTTAATAACAACAACGTATTCCTTTGCCTTGGAAAAATGAGAGCTGTTGTGAAGCGTTTCAGTTACGTACTGCTTGTACTTTTCCGTGCTGTCCACAACAAACACGTAGGCTTTGCATGAAAATCTCTGCGTGCACTCGTCAATCCACTCGTCGCAGCTCTTAAACACCGTTTCGCTTCCGTACGTTTCCTTGCTGCTGTAGGGCGGACACGTAAGCAGGCATTTATGTGCTCCGCTGCTTTGCAGCACGTCCTTGCAGGACACGCTACAGCAGCTTTGTAGAGACAGAAACTCAACAATGCTGCTGCTTTCCTGTACATGAGCGCTGCTTATGTCCTGTCCGCAATACTGCTTTCCTGTGGACGCTACGCCCAGCAGCCTTCCGGAAAAGCCGGAAAACGGGTCAAATACTTCCTTGTACTCGGACAAGTACTTCAACGTCAAGTACCTAGCAAGCACAGGATTAAACAGCGACACAGTGGGCGCAATCTTGCTAATGTTAAATCCTTGCAGCACTTTGTTCGGGTCAACAGTGTTTTGATATATAAGCCTGTTAGCAATTACTTTCTTTAGCTTTGCGTCATCATGCCAAGCTTCCTTTGTGCTTATGCTGCTTCCAACTCTAGCATCGTATATGCTCGGATGAAAGTTTTTAACAATGGACATGCCAAGCTTGCACTGAGGTACGTACTTGCTGGTTTCATAGCTGCACAGCATATCCCAATCATGCAGCATGCGTTCATCCGAGTACTTCGGATACGGAAAGTCAATTGAACGGCACCACTTAAACAGCTCCGTGTCGTAGCTAAACACGTCCGCGTCAATGGACTTAATAACGTCGTACACGTGCTTTATTGCTTTTTCCTCCTGACCCTCAACAGCTAAAATAAATATATGATCCTCAGGCACAAGGTACATGCGAACTTCGTCATAGTCGTCTCGCACTTGCTTTCCGTCAGGATCTGATATGTACGAATGATAGTAAACGCCGTCCGCATCCAAAAGTATTTTGTACTTGGGAATGTAAAAGTCAAATGCGTGAGTATGTTCTCCTTTTGAAACAACAAACTGCGTTACATAGTCGATGCCGTACTGATCAAGCAAGTTTGCTACTCTAATTTCAAGTTTTGACGTTCTGGCGTTAGCTACTTGCTTGCGCCTAATTTCGGGTACTTTTGAAGGATGTTCAGCGCCATAGCGCTCTAGCATAGTCCTGCGAGATTTTGCTTGTACTTGCTTGCTTTGTAAGGGCCAGTCAGTTCCTAATTTTTTGTTGTTTGTTTCAACTACTTTTTGCTTAACTTCGTAGCTTTGAAGCGGATGTTGAACTCCGAAGTGATCATTTGTTGTATTGTTTGCCTTGTTCTGTAGCTCTTCATTCTGTAAAGGATGTTCAACACCGTACTTATTTAGCATAGTGTTCTTTGCTTTTTGCTTTACAGCATCGCTTTGCATAGGATAATCAACACCAAGTTTAGCGTTGTTAGTCTTAACTACCTTGCGTTTTACATTATCGCTTTGCGTATAGTGCTCAACACCGTATTTGCTTAAACTTGTTTGCTTTACCTTTTCGCTGTACTCCGCAGTGTTGCGGTACCAATCGCCGTAGCGTTCAATCATTGTATTTTTGGATTTAACTTTAACTGAAGTTGCCTGGCTTGCATGCTTAACGCCGTATCTTTTTAAACAAGTTTGCTGCTGCTTTTTCTTAACATCCGCATTTTGCATAGCATATTTGCAGCCATACTTTTCTATGTTTGTTTTAGCCGCTTTTTGCTTAAATTCATCTGACTGAAAAACAGTCTCAGCATTGTATCGTTGCAAGCACGTTTGCTTTGATTTCTGTTTACTTGAGTCCAACTTAGCTACGTTGTCAACTCCATACTTTTCAAGTATGGATTGCTTAACTTTATCTTTGCACGACTGCGTTTTAGCTGCGTTGTCAACTCCGTATTTTTGCAAACACGTGCTTTTAGCTTTATCTGATATGGACTTTTTTCTGTCTGAACTCCAACTGCTCTTTGTTTGCTTCATTTTATCGGAGTTGTTGTAGTTGCTATCGCCATATCGGTTAAGCTTAGTTTGCTTACATTTTGCTGCTCTTTGCTTTCTCTGTTCTGCTGTTTGCTTGGAGTTGCCCCATTTCATTGAACAGCTTCTTGAGCAGCAAACACCGTTATCCTTGTTTTCGTAATAATAGTATATTCGCCTGTCCACTTGAAATAGCTTACCGCATACTGGACACGTTGCATAATGTGGTCCAGGACAGAATTTGGATCTGCCGTTCTTTGCTTCAAACTGCTTGCCGCATATAACGCACGTCTTAATCATATACAAGCCTTTCAACTACAATGTATTTAACATTATAACGCTATAGCTGCTTGTATTACGTTAAGTTATTAAGTTTTTGCAATTTGACAAAATAAAAGAGGACGCTGCGTAAACGCAACGCCCTCCTTAAAGTTCCAGCAGTTGGTCAGGCTGTTTGAAACTATATCAGTTGTAAATTAGAACGTTCCCAGGATGTGTCCGGAAATGATAGTGCCCGGGTTGACAACCTTGATGTCGTACATAGTGCAGAAGCCCTGCTGAGTGGACATGTCGCCCAGGGTCAGCGGATCAGTAGCAGTAAGCGGCATGTAGCTACCGTACAGAATGCCGTTGCGGCGCAGGTCCTGAGACTTAGCCGTCATAACCCACAGGTTCGGATCGTAGTTCGGGTTGCAGTAAACGTCGAACTGATCCAGCTTGCCTGCGCGATACGGACCCACAGCGTCGTCGTGGTTCTCGGCCTGGAAGCCGTTTACCATGCTGAGGTAGGACGCAACAGTGGTGCCAACGACCAGCTTGTTCGGCTGAGCAAGTCGAGTCTCCTGGTAGCAAGCATTTGCGGCCTGGTTCAGCTTCAGCTTGAACATGTTCAGGTAGTCTGACGGAACAACGGAGCCGCTCAGAACGGGCGAAGCGTCCCAGTCAAACTGCGGCTTGTGAGAAGCAGCGCGTGCGATAACGTCGAATGCCTGAGTGTTTATCTCAGCGGTAAGCTCGGCAAATGCAGCTTCCTTGCTCAGGTCAGCAATGTTAGCGCCGTACTCCTGGTTAGCTGCAAACGCGCTGTAAATGCTCCAATAGCTTGCAAGCTCGTGAGCCTTAGCAACAAGATTGATTTCATCGAGCTGAAGGTCAACTTTGCCAAACTTAGCGCCGTACTGACCGGAAGCATCCGGACCAACGGTCTCGTTGTCGTACTGATACGTAGCAACAAGGTCGCCGTCAAGGCCCTCAACGATGCCAGTAGCGTAGTCGACGGTAGCGCCATCCTTCGGGTTGCCGGAAGCGTCAACGAAGTTGCCGTTGCCGTCGTCAACAAAGCGCTCGGCGCCGGCAGTTACGGTAACGCTGTACGGAAGGACAGGAACGAACTGAAGTGTGCTGCCCTCAACGGCTTCGTCACGAACAACGCGGCCGGTGAAGTCAGGATCAACGCCGTTGCGGTTGACGAACGGAGAGCTAAGCAGAGTGCCCTTAGCAGTGCGGCCCTTAGCGTTCTCAGTCTTAACCTTGAAGTAAGGAACGAGCTGCTGACGGGAGTTCATTGCAATGGTGCCGGCGACTTCGGGTACAAGCAGGTTCTGCGTAAACAGCGGAAGGAGCTCAATGAAGTCCGGACGTGCTGCAATGTTGCTAGTGTTAGTAGCAGCCATGACGTTGCTAGCGTGACGCATGTTGCTCATGATCTGACGAGTGAAAGCTCGCTTCTCAGGAGACATGGCGTTCATGGCTTTGGTGGCAGCAGTGATGCCCTGAGGTGCGCGTGCGCTGCGAAGGCGAGCGTTAGCAGTAACGTTAGTGCCTGCGCTGATAGTGCGCTTGCGCGGAGATGAAGTAATGCGCATTTGCGTATCCTTTCAATTGCATAAACAAGCTATGCGCTTTTAACGCATTGCTTTAAAGTGAAACTAAGTTGTCAAGGCTGTTCGACGTACCGGAGTAGATTTCGCCCTCATTTTCTGTTTCGCAGTCATCAGCATAGCTATCGCTGGGCGAACATGATGCTGCTTTTCCATATATGAACGATCTAAGCTCGTCCACAGTAGTGGAAGCAGTAACCGGAATATCGGGTACAGCGACTCCAGCAGCATATGCGCAGTTGTCGGCATAAGCTTTTTGGTAGTCAAAGATAATGCTCTCGCTAGCGCTTACCTTGCTTGAAAGCTCATCGATCTCCGCTTCAAGGTTTGAAACGCGCTTTTTCAGGTTCGTGTTTGCCGCAACGGTTTTGCTGACCTTGTCCTGTAAAGCTCGTATCGACTCTTCTTTGTCGGCAAGAAGCTTTTGATTTGCTTCTATCTTCCTATTAGATACTAGGTTAGCGCTTGTTATAGCTTTTTGAGCACTTTCCGCGTCGGTTTTGCTTTGCTGCTTTAGTCGGTTTGATGCTAAAACAAGCTTTGTGTTGTCGGACTTTAGCTTGGAGATGATGTCCTGTGCTTCCTTTAGCTTAGCGCTTGCTTGAACGGCTCTAGCTTTAAGCTTTTTGTTTTCGCGCTCAAGTTCGCTTATTCTGCTTTTTGCTGCTGCGTTTTGGCTGTCAACAATGCTTTTCATTCGAGAGTTTTTAACTTGTTGAGAGCAAAGCACGTTTTGGTTTCTGTCCTCAAGGCGCTGTATTTGCCTTGTAAGGTCAGCGCATCTTTGCACCTTTTCGGCATACAGCTGCGTTAAGGATTTTACTTTTTGCTTTAACACGGAAACGTCAAAGCAGTCAATTTCAGTGTCGCTGTCGTCCTCAACAATATCGGACTCCTGCTGCAACTCAGTAGCTCTGTCAGCAAGCATGCTGTACTCGTCGGAATGCGCGTTAAACTGATCCTGCATTACCTCAATTGCTTCGCATGACGTAACGTCCTGCAGGTTTGTTTTAACAGCTGCACATACCTGCTTGTACTTGCTTTGCTTGTCCGCGTCGGTTGATGCAGCAATAGCTTGAAACTCCGGAACGCAGTCGTTGTACGCAGGGAACGTAACTAAGTCAAAGCCTCTGAACACAAAGGTATCAGGGTCAACAGTGCCGTCCACTGCTACGTCGCCCGCGCCGCGGATGGAGATGCCAAACTTTACGCCCGCGTCAGTGAATGCCTTTACAATGCGGCCAACAGGAGTGTCAATAAGGTCGAAAGATCGGAAGAGCACAC